ATGTGCTTCAATATGCTCTGCGTCCCCCGGCGGTAATTATAGTACAAAAAGATATGACGCTATCATACCCCTCACACGTACCTTCCACCCGCTTCCCGACAGGGACCGTTCTCGCATTGCTAGCGGCCTTTAGGTTCAAAGACTACCACCCGTAGTTGTCACACTACTTCTCATCGTGCGGGTCACACTATCCGAAGACACTCGGAACGTTCTTTTATAAATACAGTATGGAACTACAAAACTGTATTGATGTTGTTGAAAAGTTGTTGCGTCAAAACAAACGTAATTACAAAGATAGCCACGAACAGTTATTATATGAACGGGGTTACCTCACTGGATTGCTTGCTCGTATGATGAGTGATGATCCTAGTATCTTACATCAAATCATAAACAAAACAAATAATCGCTGATTGGTGGAGACGGTGAGATTCGAACTCACGGTACGTGTTGCCACATACGACAGGTTAGCAACCTGCTGCCTTCGGCCACTCGGCCACGTCTCCTAATACTTGGTGCCTCCACCTGGACTCGAACCAGGAACCAACGGATTATGAGTCCGCTGCGCTAACCAATTGCGCTATAGAGGCATCATTCTTTGGTGCGAGTGGGCGGGGTCGAACCGCCATGCCTTGCGACGCCAGATTTTAAGTCTGGAGAGTATACCGATTTCTCCACACTCGCATTATTGTTAACATTATATATCATACAATGATTGTTGTCAAATAATTTGGCGCACCGTAGGGGACTTGAACCCCTGGCCTCATGCGTGACAGGCATGCGATCTAACCAACTGATCTAACGGTGCAAATATGAAACAGGACACCCCTTTGGCCTAGGTCATTTAAGAGTACGCCTGCCCAGCGACTCTCCTATATTCTTGGTGGAGATTACCGGGATCGAACCAGTCGTGCTATAAAGCGGCGGATTTACAGTCCACTGCATCACCATTGATGCTTCATCTCCAAGGGGAGAGCCACGGTTGCAGGACCTAGTGCTTTGTTACCAAAGGAAGTATCCAGGCGATGTGGCTCTCAAAACTCAGTATAATATAGATGTATACAACAAGCCTATTATTGTACATATCTATGTTATGTATTAGTATAAGCTACTTGTTTCCACACAAGCCCTTAATTGAGCGGTTACTCTGTCCATCTCCATTTATTCAAAGTCTGTGTGCAGTTGAGATTCTGCCTATCAGAGCCTGCGAGGGTATTGTTAATCCTCACGCTAACGGTTTTCTGCCACCGGAACTCTATCGCTATTCAAACGCTACTTTAAGGAAAGTAGTAACCGGATTCTTTGGAAGAGCATAGGAGAATCGAACTCCTCTTCTTAGGATGAAAACCTAATGTCCTAACCGATAGACGAATGCTCCATGTTATTAGTTTTGCTGACGCACTATTTGCTATGCTCAACGGAATTATTTGCAAATTTACCGTTTATATACATAGTTAGTTAGAGTTGACGTTTACTCAGGCGCTTACATCAGCAAAACTAATAACACACTATATGAAAACACACTACCTCGCTATTTGCGGGCGAGACACCGACTGTATAGTGTGTTTACATATAGTCCCTGTAACTTAAACAGGGCTATATGATAACTCAGAATTTTAAAGAACTTTGTTGATTAGTACGATGACTTTCTCAACTCATGCTATGATTGTATCATAACTACCATTTATTGTCAAATTCTTCTGTTTCACTGTTTCCCGAGAACTTGTTCAATCAATCTATGAATAGAGTATATCAGATTGAGGATTTATTGTCAAATTTTATCATTTTAGTACTTTATACTACATAAAATACTTGATGATAAATATTGTTATGACAACCTCCCTATATGATGATTTAGAATTACCAAAAACTTGCACCTCTGAAGAAATCAAACAAAAATACAGAATCTTAGCACAACTACATCATCCTGACAAGGGAGGGGATGTGGAAAAGTTCAAACGGATGAAATTGGCATACGAAGTGTTAAGTGACCCTATCAAACGTGAACACTATGATTCGACCGGTGATCATTATAATGATATTAACCTTGACAGTGAGGTTATGGGCAGATTAGCTGTTATGGTTTCACAGTTTGTTCAACATATTAATCCAGAGTTTGATGATTTAATACTAAAAATGAAAATTGAGATTCGTGCATTACAACAACTGACAACAAATGCTATTGTAGAATGTAATGATTTAATTGCCAAATTTAACATTATTTCTAAAAAGATTAGATTAAAAAAAGAAGGCGAGAACTTGTTAAAGTTGGTAGTTGACAAAAAAGTATTAGGGCTTCATAATGAAGTAATTAACCACAAAAGAGGTTTAATTGTTTTTGCTAGGATGTTAGAAGTATTAGACGATTATCACTACAGTAGTGATGAATGGCGATTACTACTAGAAAACGTTGATGGTCCGGCGTAGAGGAATCGAACCTCTATTGACGGCTTAGAAGGCCGCTGTATGATCCATTATACTAACGCCAGAAGTTTTAAGTTGTTTGGCTCCACGGCTAGGACTCGAACCTAGCTAGCTTTCGCACAGATTAACAGTCTGCTGCCACACCCGGCGGCTCCCGTGGAATAATTTTGGTGCCCCCACCATGAATCGAACACGGGACAACCTGATTACAAATCAGGTGCTCTACCAACTGAGCTACAAGGGCGACTTTTATTTAATAGTATTATACACTAACTTAATAATATTCTACTATGTTTTGGAACTCCTGCTAACAAATATTCCATTTGATCAGCAAGAATTGTTCTATGTTGTAATATCATATTTTCGTAGTGGTTTGGGATGTATGGTAAGTATAGTAATTCCATACGCACTTCTTTTAAACTCTTATGTCCTTTTTTGCTGTTACAATCTTTACATGCTGTAACAACATTCATCCAAGTATTTTCACCACCTTTGCTTCTAGGGACAATGTGGTCACGACTTAACAGATGATAGTTTGGAAACTGTTCACCGCAATAAGCACATACATGTCTATCACGACCAAACAATGTTTTATTAGTTAGTGCAACACATGAATGCTTGTATGGATTGAATCCATGACCTTTAATAGCAATAATGCTACTAGCTTCTAGGTAACTTAATGTACCGTCATTTTGTATACCACCACGATATTTAGCTACAATATTACCCATTGACCAAGCGATGGCATCTTTTGCTTTATAGGTAATTGCGTCATCATTTGATATCCATTGCCGGGGAACTCCCGAGATATCTAGTGCTAGAACAGCCATAGTGTACTCCTTTTCTGTTATTATCACTATATGTATTTAATGCCTAATGGCGGGTCCTGCAGGAATCGAACCCACATCTCCAAGTTCGAAGCATGGCATTCTATCCATTGAACTAAGGACCCTTAATATATCATAACATAAACTATGTTTGTTGTCAACTATTGGTGCCCCCACTGAGATTCGAACTCAGATTTCCTTTAAGATACTCCCTTTTGAGGAGAGTGACTTTGCCAATTTGTCTATGGGGGCATGTTTGGTGCAACCTTGTGGGATCGAACCACGTTCAACGGTTCTTCAGACCGCCGCTATGACTACATCAGCTAAAGTTGCATAAATATATAATGTCTTATATAAAAAGATTTATCATTCTTTTCCCCACTCCATTGTTTATGATTATGGGGTTTTTTAATCTGTTTCACGTTAATCCACATATGTGCGGTGGACATGATGGTCAATCATTTGAAATGACTTTAATGTGGTTTGCTATGTCGATTGCACATTGTAGACCATGGCTTGATTATATAGATTAATATTTGGGGTGAAGGATGGGACTCGAACCCACAACCAACGGAATCACAATCCGTTGCTCTACCATTGAGCTACCAACACCATAAAAAGATGGGAGCCTAGCTATCTTATTGTTAATAAGCCTCGCTAGATTGTCTCGTATAGGCAAGTTTATACACCCATCAATCATACTATAGTGTCATCACAGTTAACCCCACTGTGATTAGATTGACAGGGACTCGAACCTATCGTCTATCCCATAACTTTGTAAAATTAATTTGTTAAATAACAGTTGAATAATTGCAATGCAGTATTCCAATCTACCCATTCATTATTAATTGTCTTTAATTTTAAATTAACACACCATCTTTCATTTATTTGATTAGTGACATTGTGTGGCACAGCACCTTGAAATAAACAGGTGCCATTAATATTTCTAGATTCTATGATTCTTAATTTAGTATTGTTGTATTTTCTTATAGTTGTAAACGGTGTTTTTATTACCTCGCCATTATATCCATCAACAGGTTTATACCAAAATACTTTACTATTTGTACCACCAATAACCAAATTCAAATTAGTTTGATCGTACACATCATCGTCATCAATATGTATACGTGAAGGTTCATACGTTGCGGCGTAATACAGTACAATACAATTAACTATTTTAATTTTTCCCGATGATTCAACTAAGTTGAATAATTCAGGATTTAAAATAATATGTGGATTAATTTTAATTATCTGTTTAACACTTGTTAAATCAAATTCCGTGTTAAGAAATGGAATCGGTAAATTTAATTTTTGAAAATTTCTAGACATTTTGTATTTATATACAATTGTGTTCTGTGGGCAGAACTGATAGTCTATACTATAAACTGGCACCCCCTCAAGGATTTGAACCTCGGAGTGTCGGAATCAAAATCCGATGCCTTAGACCAACTTGGCGAAGGGGGTATAAATGGTAGCTTCACTGTGACTCGAACACAGGACCCCCGCCTTATCAAGACGGTGCTCTAACCAACTGAGCTATGAAGCTGAAACTGGTGGATGTAAGTAGATTTGAACTACTGACCTACTCCGTATGAAGGAGTTGCACTACCGCTGTGCTATACATCCATGGGGTGCTTGATGGGATTCGAACCCACGTATATCGGAATCACAATCCGAGGTCTTAACCGCTTGACGACAAGCACCATGGTAGAAACGGTGAGATTTGAACTCACGGACCCTTTCGGACCGACAGTTTTCAAGACTGTTGCAATAAACCAAACTCTGCCACGTTTCCATAATATGGTGGGACCAGGGCGGTTCGAACGCCCGACCAATGGATTAAAAGTCCACTGCTCTACCGACTGAGCTATGGTCCCATATATTGGTGCGACCGGAAGGACTTGAACCTCCGACTCCCTATTTCGTAGACAGGTACTCTAATCCACTGAGTTACGGTCGCATTCTAAAACACACATAGTACACCCTAGTCAACAGGGTTGCCGCACAGGCCATACTGTTCAACTATGTATGCTTTAGAATGCCCAGTATCACTACCGGACATGATAGGGTCAATACCCTACCCAGTAGTCTTACTAACATGTTGTCTCCATGCTTTCATATATACTGTCCGCCCATTCTATACATTTAACGCTGTATTACGGCTCTCGTTGCCTATTCACGCTATCTATTCAATCAGTATAAGTTAGTTGGTTAACTTTCTTAGTAGCCTCATGATGGACTTTAGCACGTTGAAATTTATCCTCTATCAACTGTGCTACTTGCTCCTTAGTCAAAACATGATTGCTAAACCAATCTTGTTTGTTTTCAGAAGTTTTGTATTCTATCTGTTCATCCATTTATTGTCAAATCCTCTCTGTAAAAGCAAAAACCCCTGAGACTTTTTAGTTCCCAGGGGTTAGATAAATGTGTTATGATGTTAACTTGTTACCTAGTCCCCGGGGTTCTCTCTTGGTTATCATTTGAACCGCGAATACTTGTTGGATATGCTGGTACAAAGGATACACTGGCTAACGTTAGCCACTGTCCGGTATGCTTCAGCATGTTACAAGTTTTATTCATCATAGTCTCTTATTTAGTCCTGGGTGTAAAAATTACACCTTTTTTCAATTCATGCTGAAGTATAGCACAAGTAGGCATTAATGTCAACACTTTTTTCATTTATTTACCCAAAAATTAGTCAAACTTGTTGGTGTCAATATCTACTATAATATGAATGCGATCATCATTGCTGTTATTTTCTACTCCGTGCAGTTGTCTATTCATTAATTGGCATAGGATTCCTTTCGGCATATGTATCGGCTTATTATCAGCCGGACCTATAAACAATACCTGACTATTAGTTGTTATCGGTACATGAAATCTGTGATATCTTTGAAAGTACAATCCAGTGTCTATATGTGGTATAACTCTACCACCCGGTAATAATTTAACTACCATAATGCGTCCCAACTCTTTTCCATTAACTACAGAATAGCACCATTCAATCATGCTATTTATTTGAGGGTACATATATCTTACACTACTATCCTTACATTCAATAATGTCTGATACAGCTTCACGTGTTCTTGGTGTATTTTGTTCTAATTTGTGTGTCCGAAGATGTGTTGTAATAGATGTTGCAAATACCGGATCACGTTTTCTAAAATCCGAGATTACAGTGGTAGAATCCCAATTAATATTGTCAATTTCATTTTTAGTAGAATTGAATAATTCTGTTGGCACTGATTCTATTAAACGAACATGATTTTCTTTTATAAACATTGAGAACTATTTATATTAATATAAATACTATATATATTTGTGTACAAAGGAGTTACAAAATGAGCGTAATTACATTTTTTGCGGCCGCACCAGAATCTACCGTAAGTCAATCAGTTACTGAGGTTAATTCTATAGATTGGGATGGATCACCCATCGATGGTATTGAAATTGATAGTAATGATAACATCAAGGTTATGATGTTGTCACAACTGAACGATCTAGGTGATACTGTTGAAGAAATAAATAATACTGTAATATTTAATCAACTTACCCCTTTACTTTATCCAGGAATTTATTCTTTAATAGATTGGCTAAAGAGTACAGTCGGAGCATCCTACATTGGAAAAACAAGAATTGTGGCATTATTACCGGGAAAAGGTATACCGGATCACATTAATAATAGTTCATATTACTCTAAGTATACCCGATATCATATTCCTCTAGTAACTCATTCTGATGTTAAAATTATAGAAACACTCACATCTACAGAAGAAAACATGTTAGTTGGTAACGTTTATACGTTATCTAATACAATAAGCCACAGTTTTAAAAATAATTCTAATATTACTAGGATACATCTTATAGTAGATTTGGCATGAAATACAATTTTCTTTTTAAAAAAATACTAGATGTAGATGATAGTGTTTTAGATGTATTAGAGGATTATGCAATGTCAGTTGAGTATGGGGATAATCTTGGTTTTTATAAGGGTAAAGGAATCAGAACACACATGATAGAAAACGTGTTAAACGTTCAACCGGCAATAGAAGCACTTTCAAATATTGTTAACCCTAACGGTTATTTAAATTCTTATATTAATATATTGCCAGCAAATCATTATATTTTTGAACATAGTGACGTGGGTGAGGGAAAATTCTTCAGTGATAATTTAACTATACACAAAATACATATTCCATTAATAACCAATCAATCATCTGGTCATATGTGGAAATGTTTTTATGAAGAAAATAAACAGGTTGCCGTTAATTTTGAACGCGGTGCATCATATTTATTCAACAATATTGACATACATTCAGCCGTAAATTTTTCTTCTAGTGAAGATCGATATCATTTAATTCTGAGATATCGACAGGATTCTATTGCAGAATCTTTTTACAGTTAATCTATCAAATTTCCCATATAATAATAACTAGAATCAATAGACGGAAATTGTCCGTTTTTCATTACTACATTTGTAGTATCTAGTTTATTTAAATAAGAACTCCAATGATATCTCCATCCCTTTTTTATTTTCATAATTTCAGGATGTGTTTCTACTATAATATCAAATTGGCTCATATCATCTATTTCTCCTACAATAGGTTTTCTAACTTGAAATTTAGATATATCCCAGTCCGGGTATATTATGGGTTTTATTAATTCACTATACTTATCCCATCGTTCTGTATGTCGACCAATCCATTTTGGTTTATATAATAAGTCTTGATATTGCGGATTTCTTTTAAACCATAAAAATACTTGATATGCTCTTTCTAATGCAAGTTCAGGAAAGTCAGGAGTCCAGAAAAAATATTCAGTACCATATGGATTAGTTACAGTTGGTGGGATAAGTACCATTGGTTTGTCAGGAAAAGTAGTGTATGCCTTATTGTCCTTAGCTAAGAGTACGGGCTTTTCTACTCCATTGATAACTCCGACCTTTTTCCCACGTTCTATTAATTTTATTTCTATATCATTATTACTATGTTCCGGATGCTTTAGAATATATGACATAAAATACAATCCTCTATGTGATTGAAATTTGTCATCACCGAAACTATTTGCTGTTATGCCATCAAGCCAATCGATTAATTTGATTTCTATTTCCGGATGGTATGTTGATATGTACTCAAGATCAGGTTTAATAATATAATCCCATTCTGACAATTGATTTTTAGCTGATGTATCTATTAAATTTGGGTTATGTATTTTTTGATTAATCAAATTAAACGGTTGTTTAACCATTATCTGATCAAGTTTGATATTATTTTGTAGAAACGCCTGTAAAATACAATGACTATCACTACCACCGCTATATTGTAAAATTAGATAATCATATGAATCTCGTAGCATCTGGGCACGTTGTTTATATAATTCTTTAAGAGCCGTTCTACCTAATAGAGATTTATCAAAGTTTCTCCAAATATTATCATAGTAATGCCATTTAATGGGTAAACCTGTTTTAGATTTTTCTAAAAAGGCAAGCATTGAATTAGTAATTATTTTATCACCGACAGTATAATGTCCATACTTACTCACTTAAAAATCCCTTCAAGCCTTTCTTTATTTGCCATCATATTATCAAGTCTTTTATTAATTGCCGGGATAGATAAATCAGAATTATTAAAATATATCTGATTCTGTGTCCATATTTCTTTCGCTTCGGGTGTTGACATAATTGTACTTAATTGCAAATTATATTGTGCAATTACTGATTTTGGTGTGCCTGCAGGAACCATTAATGCAATTGTACTATCAATAAATGATCCAAATCCTTTAAAGGTTTCTGCCACCGTAGGGATATCCGGTAACTCGTTAAGTCGGTTGTTATTAACTACTGCAATGATTTTTATACGATCATTCTTATGCAACATTCTAGCTGTACTTCCATTTAATATAGCAAATTCAACGTGTCCACCTGCTATATCAGTGCCCAACTGACCGGCCGATTTATAAGGAACTACCGTAACTTGTTTGCTTCCCAAGTTTTCTGCTAGCTCGGTAGTCCAAGCTTTTACAATACCCGACATACTACCCAACGAAATGTTTTCTCCTGCATCAATTCTTTTTTGGATATCAGAAATAGTAGACGATTTGCTATTTGGAGCCGCTACTACCATAGATACTGCACGGCCAAGACTTATTACCATTTCGAAATCCTGTCTTGTGTATGTCTTGTTTGATTTATACAATACATCTGATAGTACAAATGTGCTAGCAAGACCGCATAACATGAATGTGTTATTTTCACCATGTTGTTTATAATAGTTTGCCGCAATTACTCCGTCAGCGCCAGGTTTACGGTTGAAAATTAAAGTAGTGTCTGGCATTTTCGAAAATAGGTATCGCATTATATTAGTAGAAGAACCTCCCTCTCCTATAGCTGTAGTTACTGTAATTACTTCAGCCTGTGCTATACCTATTAAGGATAGTAGTATAATAGTAAATATTTTTTTCATGTAAATCATCCATCTATTTATTAAAGGATTTTGTCTACTATAAATATATGTAACATTGAAGTGAGAAATATGTTTTGTAAAACTATCTGGAATGGGATTTATATTTTACCGTACGGTGATATTCGGCTGTGTTCTATTGGAAACAATTCCGATGCATCATTAGATATGAATACTGCTAGGGATGAGAACGGTGTTGCTATGAATATTCTTACTCATAGCATCAAGGAAATTGTTAATTCTAAAAAACATCTTGAGGTAAGAAAACTAAACATAGATGATCCAACGGCGTGGAGCCAGCATTGTTCTTGCTGTGAGAATAGGGAAATGGTTACTAAAAATAATGTATTACACCCTAATTCAAGTAGAAGGTTATATTTAAAACAGGTTATAAAATCAAACGACATAGTTACTGAATCAAACTGTACAGAAAAAGCCAGCGCAGATGGTAATATCGACTGGTATCCGAGTAGTTTAGATATACGATTTGGAAATCTATGCAATCAAAAATGCGTAATGTGCAGTCCTATATATAGTAAACTATGGTATGATGAATATACTGAATACTATAAAACCAATCTATTTGGTAGCGGTACAAATAATAAGAAAATTTCTTTAGTTAAAAATAACAACGGTCAATGGCAACAACCCAAAGAAATGGAATGGTACGAAGATCCAAGGTGGTGGCCAAAGTTTAAAGAAATGATGCCATATCTACGACACATTTATGTGACCGGGGGTGAGCCAATGATTGTACCATCGCACGATACAATGTTAGATATACTAATAGAGAATGATTTAGCAAAGAACATAGTACTTGAGTATGATACAAATCTAACTGTCATTAATACAAAATTATTCCATCGTTGGAAACATTTTAATAAGGTGTTGATTCGTGTTAGTATGGATGCTATTAAAGAAAAATATAATTTAATTAGGTTTGGAGGTAACTGGGAAAAGTTTGTTGATAATATTGAAAAACTAAAAACATATGAAGAAGAATCCGAAGGACGAATTAAGATACAAGCAATCACCTCTTGTTTTCAAATCAGTACAGCATTGAATATTGTAGAATCAGAAGAATGGTGTAATACTATGAAGTTGCCATTTCATATTAGGTTTTTAGATGGCCCTGACAAACATGCTACTATGTCACTACCCATTTCTGCAAAAGAAGAATTAATAGATTTTTATTCAAATCATAATACAGAAAAATCAAAACTAATAGTAAATTATCTATCGGAGCACTTATATTCGACACGAGGATCAGTGGACGAGATACATTCATTTATTAATTTCATGGATTTCCTTGACAATAGCAGATCAACTAACTGGAGAGAGACTCTTTCGGATATCCACACTTTCCTTGAAAGGCATAAATGAATTATATACATTTAGGTAAGGCCCCGCAATCATTTATTGAAAAAATACAAAAATTAATTGAATTAAAGCACGATACCAATGCCACATATGAATGGATAATGTTTGATTACGGCATGCAAGAAATATTTAATTCTGTGTTTCCTATCCCTGAACTAAAAATACAATATTTACCTAATAATGTAATAAATCAAAAAGCGTTTTTTTCTAGCCCATTTAATGGTTTTAGACCACATAAAGATGGTATTGATTGTCAATGCGCTCTTAATATTGCCGTCTCATGTAATAAAGAAGATTGGGTAAGATGGTATGATGAAGATTATATTAATAATATTTCAAGCACACATAGAAACAATACAACAGAATCTCATAGACATAGTAGAAACACAGACCTGCATGAATATGAGGATATCCCATTTATTGACGAAATGAGACAAAATATAGGTGATGTTTATTTAGTTAATACTAATGTTTATCATAGTTTCAAATGCTATGGACCACTTAATCGTATAATTATACAGACTAAGCTTGAAGATAATCCTAATATTGTAGAAGTTTATGAAAATTTAAAATATTATTTTAAATAACTAAATCAATATTTGCCCTATAGAAATTGCGAATTTCGCCGGAATTCAGAATAAGTTTACTTCTATTATGAACAAAAGACCAATTATCATAAATTGCTATATCAAACGTGTCCCAAGTGTGATAGTAGGTACGATTTGGTATTTTTAATAATTCTTTAATATACGTTCCTATTAGAGAACAATCTGGTTGAAGTATATCATCAATTTTTACATTGCATATCCAAGCATCCTTACATACTCCGGGTATATTATAGAAATTCAATCTTAATGATTTTTCTTTAGTGACAGGATGTTCTTTTATGAAATCAAATTCTTGCAAATCTTGTAGTGGTTTATGCTCAGGCCCAGATACTTTATACCAACTCTGTTGAATAATTTTAACTCTTGGGATTAGTTTTAAGAGTTCTTCATTCATATCTGTTAACGGAAGATTTATATTTAAAAACCCAGTTATACCTGAAATTTCAGGATTTGGATTTTGTGTAATCCAAAGACTACGAAACGGAAACGGGTTCTCTCTCTTATTAGGAATATCAGCATGCCATGGCATTGGTTGAACATTAAGTCTAGGAGCATTTATATTATTGAACGGGCTTAATACATAGTCACCCATAGGTGTAGTTATTGTTTCAGTTTTTTCTTGACTATATGAATAATCAGTTTTATTCCACATATTACCAAACTGTGAGCAGAACAAGGCATAATCTTCAACTGAAAAATTCATTTTTTTGAACACAAGTAATTTTCTAGCATATATCAATGATCTCCAAAAAGAAAAATCTTTGTTAAAAAAGTCTTTTGGATTTTCAAATTCTATTGTTGAACCCCAAGATTCATGTATGTTCTTTATTTTCATATTGGTTATTTTATATAGATAAATATCCATATGCATATATTAAATTCGCACAGTGACATATGTTATCCTATTACACTGACTACAAACCTTAATAATTTAAATGAGTCAATATCAACACTATTTATTAGATTGGGTATTAGCAAAGAATTATTCTTTAAAGATTTAGAGAAAGCTTTGATAATTACACTAAATCTGTCTCATTTACCAACTTTGCAAGGAGCTGATAGGTGGAAAAAACATGCAGGAAATCACCCATCGGTTAAAGCTGAATCAGTTTCTGAGATTGATTTTACACAGTTTCTTACTGAGATGGATGATCTTTATATTAAAAAAGTAATAGATGATATATTCACATACCATGAACTTAAATTTGGAAAGAAATTTCAAGGTAGGTGTCAATTGATTGCTAGTCGAGCACCTCAATGTTATAAAATACATAGAGATTTACATACTACCCATAGATATCATATACCGTTAGAAACTGATGAAAGATTTTTATGGTTATTTGAAGATGATAATAAGGATATTACATTACTTCATATGCCAGCTGACGGTAGAATATGGTATCTAAATCCAGTAACTGCTAAACATACAGTGATTCACGTAGGCTCATCAATTCGTTTTCATATTCTATTAACTAGCAGTGTTTAGTAGCAACTAAGTTATTTTAAGAAAGGTAGAAAAATTCTGCAAGGATCAAATTCCCACCATTTGCCACTAATATTAGTTCCGAAGTCATATGACTTAGGGTCATGATGATGATTATTATGCCAACCTTGTCCCCATCCTAAATAGCCTAAAACAAAATTATTCTGACTCATATCGGTGGTGTCAAAATTTCGATATCCAATTATAGATTTCCAATGTCCAAACAAATTAGTAAGATTGTCTTGAACCAGTGTAATTGCAATGGGTAGACATAATAATGACAAACTCAATTTCCAATTGATCAATGCAACCAATATTGGTATTCCCCATAATATTTTAAATTGATTATTATGAAACCAAATGTGATTCTCTTTACGTAACAGATTGGCTGCATATCGCATGTTTATAGGATTAGCTTCAGTAATCTTAGTTGTCCACGTGAATACTGAATGAATTTTGCCGTGTATTGGACTATGCAAATCTTTAGGAGTGTCACTGTATCTATGATGATACCCTCTATGAATTGCTACCCAAGAAATACTTGATCCTTCACCACTAAGTATTCCAAAAAACAATATAAGATTTTCTTTCCATTTTGGAAGATTTGGATGAGTGTTGTGTGAAAAAATTCTATGGAATCCTACTGCTACTCCTAGACCGGCAATACATACCCAGCCCAAGAATGTAAACCAAAGATACCATAATGGTATAGCACTATTAATAAACAATATAATAGTAAATATACCTAATGTTATAAATGGTATAAAGCTGAACCAGGAATATCTAGAAATATTTTTGAACATCATGTATTTATAATCTTCCTGCGTTTGACCAATTAGTGCGATATGCGTTTTTTAAAAATGTGCAACGAACTACAGTATCAATTGGTATCAAAGTACGATTATATAATATTTGCCAATGTAAATTATACTTGCATTGATGTTTTAAAGGTATCATATACTCATCGAAATAATCATATCTTTCATTAGCCCATTCACTGAAGGTAAATCTTCTTAATAACTTTGCATGTTTAGCAGACCATAATGTATAAAACTTTAATCTACCTCGTTCTTCATTGTGCTTGATTGCAGTATCTAGTAATAATTGTGCTACTTTTTTATCCCCTGAGTTTTTTATGTGTGTTCCGTACCAACTAGCATCATCTGTTGATTCATAGAATCCTATCAAACCCTGAACTATACCTCCGTCATCTATAGCACCATAGGCATGATAATTATTCAAATCTGACAAATATGTGTCGCTGAATGCAGTATGATAATATTCTACATAGTCTTGGTCAGTAGCAACAAAATAATTACTGTGAACCATGGAGCCCATATATTTTTTCTTTTCAAAAAGTCTACGTACACCTAATATATTAGATGAATCTAATTTAACAATTTTCATTCATTACCTTTTAACATATTAATAACTTTATTAAATTCTATTCCATCAACATTTGATTCTAATCTCATTATTTGTTCATATGTTAGCTGTCTATACGCTTCAAAATTAAAACCCAATAATTTTTCAAATCCATGTGTCTTTTTACGAACTCTAATTTCAGGTACTAGCTTTTTTAATATAGTATTTTTGCTACTTACTGATGATAGTTTATAATTATATTTGGTAGATACTAAATTAACAATATCAGGATCTTCTAAATAATAGAGTAACAATTCAGGAGTATAACTAAAATATTCATTAACCAATGGTATACCAAATTTTAAACTAAAACGCATTGCACTAGCATCTTCATTCTCACGTATACAGTAAAACCAAGTACTTGGATCAGTATTGATATTTCTTTTTAAAAATACTTCCCCACCCATTACTGCCGGCATTCCTATTTTTTTAATAGAATGATATACCATTAAATATGTAATCTGTGTACATTGCAATTCTCTACCAAACTCACTAGCCTCACCGCTGTATAGAAAATCTTTTACATCAAAATCTATGATGTTCAACTCTAAATCTAATTCTGTAGCTAAATCAATTGCTTCATTCACATCAAAAATATTATAGTCATCTTTAAATTTAATGACAAAACATTTGGGTTTTATACCAATATCTACAAAGTTTCTAGCAACAATTTCGCTATCTGTTCCGCCACTGAGAAACAATGCAATATCCGATTTGTAGTCTTGGTAAATCAAATCAGCCGTTCTATGTAATTCTTGCTTATAATTACTTTTTTTATAATGATCCTTATCAATTGATCCCAAAAAAATCTTGTAACGCTGTATTGGTGAGGTTCTGTATCCAAACTCTACCCCATCAATTGAATATTTTAAATGATTTTGATGAGTAAAATACATAGTATGTTATTTAGCAGTGAATTAGTCTGAGTATATTTTAACAACATCTTCAAAGTTTGGATTACCTGCAAATCTAATACTCATTAAGTATCTATAGTTTTTGTTTAACTTATTATCTATTCTATGCCAAACATCTGTATTAACTATAGATGGTGTTTCAATCAAACATCGGTGTGCCGGTGTGTACACACCGGCTGGTGTGTCTTCTATTCTATATGATGAATGATTTTTTTCAATTGTTGTTAATCTTACATTAGTGTATCCGGAAACAACTTTAAATTCATCAAATATATTTTCAAACCAATCCATAAATCCCTCATCACAATTAAGTAATGGTATATTTAATGCAGCTTTTCTATCAATGCCATCACGATGAACCATGCCGGTTGATTCCGGGGTAATAGCAAATATTTGAAATACTACCGGTTTTATTTTTAAACCAGCAAGCATCCAATCGGGAAAGTTATTTAGTTGTCTGTATATGATAGTATGACCGTCGCCGGTTTTTTCAGATAATATTTTTGCCCGATCATTATTAATAAATTGATTACCATATTCTTTTAATCTAAGAAAAAAGTCATTCCATTCTAAATGTGTTACTACATTATTCATTTTTTAATATCCAATATAGAAACTATACGAGGTTGTTCTACATTCATTTCTTCATAATCAACCCCGTGACTTAAATTACCATCATCAAACATAAAAGAATTATCCATTCCTTCTTCCCATTTCTTTTTATCTCCCTCAATGTTAAATGTAAATCCGGGATTTGTTTGAAAACATATATGGGCTCGCCAAGCATGATTACTAACTCCATAATGATATGATAAGTTTGCTTTGGGATATGCAATATTAAAGAAACATTGTTCCAGTGTGTCATCAAACGTGTTTATAAAATCCTGCCATCTTATCAATTTGTTATACACTTCAGGATATCTATTTTTAAATGGGTATCTATATAAACCATGTGTATCTGTCCATCTTGTTAATCTTAATTCATTTACATCTAATAAAGTTTTAGTAAGCTTAAATGCAACAACATCAATTCTACCATCATATAATAATTCTCCGGTGTTTCGTATGTATTTAGGTTTATCTGCCTTATTCATAGGCATCACGTGTTCAATAAATTCTGATTTTAACTCATCGTAATGAGTTGTATAATAATCAGCTATTTTTCCAATAAAAGGTAAAAAATGTGTCATTATTATTTCAATAAAAATTAATCTCTAGGGTGCTATATCTCATCTTTATACCTGATCATCTTATTTAATATATCAAACTTAGTACCAAATCCATATGTAATAAGATATCTAGGTATATCTAGTTTACCCTCGACTGCATGAATTTGATTAGTATTTAATAAGTACCCAAACCCTTCTTCAACTATATAGGAACTATGATTATTTTCAAAGTTTTCATAAACACCGTCATTACTTATTTTAGTGATTGCTGTAGAACTATTTTTAATCCCTATATTAATACATGAGTATCTCCCGGCTTCATCTCTATGAGGTATAATATTACCTAAGGTACGTATTAAATGAACTCTTTCTATAGTAGGTGGAGAATTATTTGGGAGAACAGTGGTCAATACTTCTATCACTTTGTTAACCATTTGAGATAATATCGGGTGCTTAAATGTATGCCGAGTAAATGCAATTGATCCTATTATAGATCCTTCATTTCTATATTCCATCCAGCACGGGTAGTCGGGTATTACAAAATCTCCACCATATTTATGAATAACAGTTTCTAGTTTTTCTGCTTCATCAACATATATTTGAAAATCGTTTGGATTAATTAATTTACCTAGAGGTATAATGTTCATTTTTGATACTCTGCCACGTATTGTTCTGTATAGTAGATTGTTTTCTTTCCAATTGGTTTAAAATTTCGATATATGTCAGGCCAATCATTAAATAATCCACCTGCTTTACCTTGTTCCACTCTAACAAACCATTCGTAAATCTTTTTATTGTATTCATTACATGTAAACCATATATGTTTGTAATCTTTTACTTCTGCTAAGGCTAATGGTAGAATATTATTAGCTATATGATAGTTCATTCTAAACTTGGGTATAGTATACATACGTGTTAACATTAATGCAATATTATTGTCTAAATCATATTCATTCCATCCTGCACTAGCAATATAATTACCATCTTCCTCTATAATATAGTATTTACCCTGCCCTAATTTATATCTTCCGGACTTTAATGTATTAAACAAATTACCCGGAGTACTTTCATAATCCGGGTGATAGTTAGTAACATAACTTTCTTTATCAATGTGTGATAAACCTTGTTTTAATAAAGTTATTACACGTTGATTATTTAGGCCATGTATTTCATGCACGATCATTTATAATGTTTCGTAGTCTACTTTAAAACCACCGCACTCTGGACAAGGAAAATCTTCTGGTAGATCATCCCATTTACCTTCTGTTTCTTCATCGTGAACATGTCCACAAATTACACATACATGATCCATTATTCTGCTCCCTTTGTTAATTCATCTAATTTAGCTTGATATGCTTCAGCATGGCGCTTCTCTACTTTAGCAAGAGCCGCAAAACGTTTTTCAGCTTTCTTTAGTATTTCTTGGAACTCACTAGCATGACGCTGTGATTCTTCAATCTGATGTTGTGCTTCTTTGGCTGCACCTAGATTACCTTCAAATTCAGCAATCTCACGGAACTCTGGGTACATAATCTGATACTCATAAGTCTCACCCTCAATAGCCATCTCTAAACATTGTTTAGTATCTGGTTTCTTAATAAGTAATTCTAAATGACCCCATGCATGTAATAATTCTTGGTCTGCTGTATGCTCAAAATGTTTTGCAATATCTTCATGCCCCTCAGCACGTGCAATTTTTGCAAAATATTTATATTTTACATGTGCCTGGCTTTCACCGGCTAGTGCCCCTTGTAGGCTAGTTATAGTTTCTGACATAGTTTCTCCTTTGTGTGTATATCATTCATCAGATGGTATTAAACCATTACTGTGTTTATCTGTTGTTTTTTCAACATCCTGAAACAAACGTTTCTCTTGTGCTGTTAATGTATCTTTATGTGATCTGCGTGGGTTACCGCATAAGGGACATTGTGGGTTACCACAATCCATAACATGATGTTTAGCTAACCGATGTGGTTCTTTTATTACTTTATCTTTGTTAGATAATCCGTGTGCTTTTGCTATCTTAACTTGTTTCTTAACTGCTAGTTCGTCACGATGACGGCGTTGTGAGTTTAAAAATTTTGCTAATTCATTGGCCATTATATCTCTTTCTATAATCTTCTACTGCGGCTTTGATGGCGTCTTCGGCGAGGATACTGCAGTGGATTTTGACTGGGGGGAGGCTGAGTTCGTCGGCAATATGGGAGTTTTTAATGGATGTTGCTTCATCCAATGTTTTACCCTTGACCCAGTCTGTGACAAGACTTGAAGAAGCAATTGCCGACCCACACCCATATGTTTTAAATTTGGCATCTGTTATAATTCCTGTTTCTTTATTTACTTTAATTTGTAATTTCATTACATCACCGCATGCAGGTGCGCCAACCATACCAGTACCAATACCAGTATCACTCTTATCAAAAGATCCGACATTCCTGGGATTTTCATAGTGGTCAATAACTTGTGCGCTATAAGCCATATATTAATCCTTTTTGAACATAGTCAAAATCTTTGCTTGTATATTCTTTGCAAACTGAGGCTGCGGGAAATTCCAACCAATAAATGCACCTAGTGCTAACCAAAATAACGTTTCTAACATAATATATTCTCCTTGTATGTTATTGTATTTAGTCGTTAGGATCATCTATTACAATCCAACCTAATTTTAACAAATCTTCTCGTATTTCAACTGTTACAACACTTTCTGGAACAAACTTCTTACATTGTATGTAATATTCTTGTTGTTCTTTAGTTAATGCTTGATATTCATCATCATCTAGTATCTTAGTATCTCTGATACCAGAGCAATACCAATCAATGTAGTCACCCTTCTCTTGCATATCAGCAACAATACCACCAGCATGTCTCCAACTACAACTCCACTTTTTCTCAGTTAGTATGGGCCATACATCATTTTTAGTAAAATCATTGTTACACATGGAAGCATAAAGATGTTGAGCATAAACATCATCAGCCTTAGTTTTATCAATTATCCATTGAGTACTACGTAAGTCATACTCCATGTTGTCTTTTTGCCACTCAGGATCTACTATGTTGGCTTCATCTTGTTCTTTGGCTGTTTTCCACATGTTAATGTAAGTTTCAGGAAGTTCTTTACCATCTTCTTCTGCACGTTTCTTTGCACCTTCAAGTTGGAATGTATGACGGTTTGGACTACTACTTATCATCTTCTACCTCTATCCAAGTGTGATCGCCTAACCATTTAACTCTACAAATATATTCGTACTGTTCAGGGGCAGTACCCGACCAATCATTGGGTCCATGAATACTTAATCTAGTAAACTGTTTCAATGTATCAAACAACAACCAATAGATATTACCATTTGCCAATTGAAAATCGTATTTTGCGGCATGAATCATATCAGTCAAATCTAATCTATGTTTAATCTGTTCTGCTTGTTTCTGTAATACAGTTACTAGTTCCATGATTCTATCATATTCTTGTTTAGCATGTAGTCTAGCAACATTAAGCATAATATCTTTATGCTTCTCTACAGGAACTAAATCAAACTTGGGTCCACTACTTTCTGTGGGATAAGGTGTTACATTACGATTAAAGAAATGTATCAATGATCCACTAGTGGTGGAATCATAACTGCTAACACCATTTGCTGAATTTGGTTTGTCTGACATTAGATATTATATATCATTTTCTGATTTAACTGTAATCTTTTGGGTAGGCTTTTTAGCCTTACTATAGAATATGTGATTGCCAATCTTTGCTACTTGTTTATAAGGCCATAATGGATCTACACTTAAATTGTGAAAAAATAATGTTGATTTTGGCACTACATCAGTATACGCATCATGTGCTAGTACATCATATGCTACCTGTTCTGCTTGTTTATATCTTGCGCTGTTTTTATTGGGATCATTTTTCCCCTCACATACCCAACTAAACTGACATAGTTTTACCTTTTGCATTTCATCGTCTATAATTTTATCTACATATGATGCTTGATATATTACAGCGCAGGGATCTTTGCCAAATCCATGTGCTATTCTATTCATTACCACACGTGCTACTGCCGCTTGCCCATTTAATGATTCACCACCTGCTTCATAAAATATATTCTTGGCCATACATGTTAATTGCTTTGGATCTACCGTTTTTGCAACTTTGGGTTCTTCTACAGGTTTAGGTTCTGTTGATGTTGTCAATTGGTCAAACGTTAGAACCACTGTTATAAGTATTAATACTATTAAAATTTTAATAGGTTGGATTAAATTCATAATTTATCCTTTCTGCTTATTTCTAAGCTATGAAATTTAGATGTTATCCCAGCAGTCGCAATTGCAACGAATTACTTCGTCTATTGCTTCTGGTACGGAATATGTTGCAGGTAACAGTATATCAGATGCATATATTACTGATAACTGAGGTGGTATTAGATTACGATACCTTGATCCTGCAAAACTGCCCGGCTCAACTGCTTCGCCGGTGTCTATTGCTACACCGTCACTATAATAACGGTCATCAACTGGATCATAATATCCTAGAGGAGTAGGTGATCCAATTTCGGTTGCTAATGTTGCTGGAATACTACCACCCAACGTTCCATTAGCTATTAACTCTGACTCTTGTTGTTTAGTTAATTTGTTATCTATGTTGTTGTCTACTGGTATACCCGCTTCTTGCAATCTAGCTTGATTGCGAGATTCACGTAACATTGCTACCAGACTTTGTCCGCCCACTGTATTGTAATTAGCAATAGCTTCTAATGTTTGTGAATACATATGTGGCTGTGTAAATGTAGCATAACGAGGTATAGTATCTACGAAAGCATACTGTGTTGCAGGAAATGTTGCTATTGTTGGTTCTCTTAAGTTATCCGGAGAACTATTGGGTACTCTAATTGACATACCTGTAAAAATTGCACGTTGTTCAGTTGACAGTATTGTTCCAGTTAACTCCCAATTAGTAATTAATCGTTGTGCAGTTGCTGGATTATTATTTTTAATTGATAGTATCTCTGCATTGGCAGCATCAATGTAACCTTGAACAATCGTATTATCAAAACTTGAACCGCCCGGGGGATATGCAATTGATATCGTAGGAACGGATGAAGTTGTTCCAGCTGTAAAGTTCAATGCAGTAACTTTACCAAAATTTGTAATGTCAGTGTCATCGGTTCCTATAGTAGCAGTAACAGTAGCGCCGTTAACTGTAACTACAGGTGCGGCTGCCCCCTCACGTCCATATCCACCACCTGGATCAGTAAGTGTTACACCTGTAGTAGTGTATGTGCTTATACCATCATATGTATATTGTATTGATGCGGTAGCACGTTCCCATGTTACTGCTAGATATAATTGCTTATAAATGTTAAGTAGTGTACTTGTTTGTAAATTCTTTGTTAGTCCGTCAATATCTATACCAAGATAAGGTAATCCACTCATACATCCTAAGAAATTACTCATAGTATATGTACCATACGGACCATTACCCAATGCAATTAATGCTAATCCTTGACTTGCTAGTGTAGTATCAGTTGGAACATTAGTGCCATTAACGTTCAAATTTTTAATTGTTTCTAAACTATTAACTACTTGTGCAAACTTTTCAATTGGTACACTAGAAATGTTTTTAATCTGTTGCATTGACACACTAAAGCAACCGGCAGCTTTAGCAATATCAGGTGGTAATATACCATCTAAATATGCACCAAACCCTTGTGGTATAGCTTGTATTGTTAATATATTAGATTGAGTACCTTCAGGCGTAATCTGTTCTGTACTAGATTGAGCAACATTTGTATTAGGACTAGTAGTTTCATATGCATTACTAGCAGGAGCATCCATATCATTGCGCTCTGATACTACTCTAAGATTTTGAAAGAAGCCAGCCATTATAATTAACTCCCTATACCGGTAGCTGATGTACCACCTAAAGCACGACCAACTGATTGACTAGTTGCTGTAGGTGATCTTAACTGACTATTCAACCCATCATTCACGTATATAGGATAATATATTTTACTATTAGCTGGTCCACCTACTGTATTATAAACCGGAACTGTTAATGATGCATAACTATTAGGGAACAACTTTATTGGACTTAATAAATCAGCTAATGATTCTAAACCAGCTGTCTTGCAATTCAATGATACTAACACATCTTTCAAATCTTGTCCTAATATAATACCAAATGCCCCGTATATTTTACGTTCTTGTTCTTTGGTTACTGATGATATATTACCCAGCATTTGTTCTAACTCTGTTACAGTAATGTTACTTGCAATTAATGCAAGACTTACTGAAGAAGTAATACAATTGTTTTTCTGTAATGTAGATAACAAGTTACTAGGTAAACCAAATGTTGCAATAGTTTGTAAATTTATCGCTTTGCCACTAGCAAGTAAATCTTGTCCAAATACAGTAGTTGCTACACTTACACCGGCAATATCACCTGTTATTAAATCGTTCATATTACTATATGTACCATCTAAAAATTCTTGTGAGTTATTTACTGCTAATATAGCATCATTACTAGATTCAATAAAACTATAAGATGACATAAAGCCTGATAAAAAGTCTTTGTATGCTCCACTATCGGCTGATAGTCCACTATTGTAATTAAATTCATTATATCCTTGTAATGCAAACAATCTTACATAACCCCAACGTGTTACTTCATTTGTATATGTATAGTTACTGGCCCAGTTAGGATATCCAGTCCAATCAAATGTTGATGGTGGACTATTACCTAATGCAGGAATACTACTTGCCCCAATAGATATTAAATTATTATAGGTTGTACTATTAACTTGTCCTCTACCGTACGCATCATTAATTGAATATGTAAGTAATCTTAAACAAGTTTCATTAACAATTTTACCTAATTGAGTAGCAGATGTTACACTGGTACTAGAGCCTGTAAAGGTTATCATAATAGGATTAATATTAAATCCAATATTTTGTAATAGTGAACTTAATGTATTAACACCTAACGGGCTTTGTTTTCCTGTATCGCTCATGGAACAAAAACGTCAGGACTACCTTGTACGATACTATGACCGCAACTGTTTCCTGACCCTACTCTGAGTACTGGCACACCTTCACAAAACACAGTTGGACTACCATCTGTAGTTGTTGCCGCTTTATGAGGTGGATGGGGTTTTCTAGCCCAAGGAGCGTGTGGGGTAATCTGACTAACATGTAGCCCTACTTTAATTCCATTAGCAAATACAGTATCGGCACCACGCATTATTGCGCCACCTTCTTGATTTGTATCACCTACACGACTTAGTTTTGCCATTTTATCCCAATACAATTTTTTTACTAGGTACCTTAATGCCAGTTGTTGCTTCTAGGTACTTGTCTTTGATGTTATCATCTGTCTCTGCATACATTGCAACACTAGTAGTATTTAGCTTAAATTCACCCTTCGGATTTGCGGTAAAGATACTTGGAATCATTTGCATACCCTGTTGACTTGGTGCAATAGATACTGGTTCTTCAATCTGAATAAACTCACTACCTGCTTGAATTACTTTTGCAATTAATTCCTCGCCGGAATTAAGCTTAAATGTGTACACTGTGTTTGGTTGTATTGATATTTGCATTACGCTGCCTTTGTTAAAAATTGTTTAAGTTCATTGAATCCACCGATTAATTGTCCATCAATTATAATCTGTGGTACTGTTCTAGCTGATGGAATTTCTTCTAATAGTTCTTCTTTTGTATATCCGTCTCCGATTTTCTTTTCTTCAAACGGTATCTCTCGTTGACCCAACAATGCTTTTGCTTGATCGCAGTAGGGACAATGGTACTTTGACCAAATAATTGCCTTCATTTTATTCTCCTTAAATATTTGGTAAGTCATCATAGTCTAATGATTCACTCATTACTCCTATAACGTAGTTTGTTGATTCAGTTTCCTGCAATGCAGATTGTTTCTTACTTGTGTCACTATGTTTATTGAACCAAGGAATAGGTGTACTCTTTGGCGATGGACTATTATATCGTATGCCAATTTCTTTTAATGCACCTACGGCCGTATAATCTACAAAGTCTTTTAATACTGTTGCATTTAATCCAATAACAGGGCCCATCTTAAATAGATAATCAGCCCAGTCTTTTTCTTCTTTAATAACATCTAGGTATAGTTGATAGACTTCAACTTCGGATTCTGATTTAACTTGTGCAAAACGACTATCTTCTTTTACAACTTGATTAATAAGGTAAGCAGTCCAGCCTTTATGTAACAATTCATCTTGGAGAATTAAACTGATAATGTTACCATTACCAATAAAGATTTTGTTCTCAACCATTGCTAAACTAGTAGCAAATGATACCATAAATCTAAATGCTTCCAATGCGTAACTAGCATGTAATGCCATGTAAATTGCTTTGATGTGTTCTTTCTCGTTTACATCTTGCCCTAACTCTTTGCGACAGTTAACTTTATGTAGTTCATCATAGTAAAGACCCACACTACTTGCCATGTCAACAATCTCTTTTGTATCATGTATTGTATTGAATACATCTTTGGGTACATTATATATGTTACGAATGATGTGACTGTATGACCTACTATGAATATTTGATTCAAAAAATCCCCAATTAAACATCAATGCTTCTAGTTCAGGTAAGGATACTACCGGAGTAAACACTTGAGTTGGACCTCTACCCTGTAAACTATCTAGTGCTGTTTGACGTAACAGATTACTAGTAAAGATATGTTTAACCGCATCTGATGCATCTTTGAAATCATTGGCATCTTTGGTTAATGAAATCTCTTCTGGAACCCAGAAGAAACCACGTGCCGTTGTTTCAAAGTCTGCAATCTTTTTATATTTCACCTCCTCAAACCTTTGAATGGTTACGGGACCTTCCGGGTCCAAAAACATTTTTCTATTCAAATAATCTGTCTTAGTGTGTAAGTTGTATTGTTGTTTTGACATTGTTTTTCCTTAAAGCTTACAAGCTTCGCAATCTTCTTCATCCATATCATTAAAGCCACTTGGCAAATCTAATACAGTTTCATCTTGACTCTTACTACCTGCTTTGTTAATCAAGCTATAGTAGAATGTTTTTAATCCCCACACATGTGCCTGCATCAAGTTCTTAGCAATCAATGTTGTTGGGACTTTTCTCTCAGGGAAATGTGCTGGATTATAAAACGTATTAGTACTTATGCTTTGATCAACATAGGCTGCAATCACAGCCGCTGTCTTTAAGTACCCGTCACAATCTTTTTGATCCCACATCAATTGATATTTGTTTTTCAACTTATGATATTCTGGGACAACTTGTACAAAACTTCCTGCTTTACTTTCTTTAACTGAAATTAAACTCATTGGCATTTCAATACCATTAGTGCTATTGATAACTACACTACTAGATTCTACAGGAGCCACTGCCATTTGTGTAGCATTACGGACACCATGACTACGCATCATAGCACGTAATCCTTCCCAATTCAATTCAGGTTCAAAGTTTGTTAATTCATTAACACCTTTAGCACGTAACTCCCAGGGAAATATACCTTGACCATAACGTGTTTTATCACTATGTTCACATCGTCCACGTTCTTGTGCTAGTTCTACACTTGCTTCAGTTAAGTAGAAGGATAAGTGTTCCATCCACGTCTTGACTTCAGCCAATGCGTCTTTTTCTCCGTACTTGAGACTTCGCTTGGCGTGCCAGTAGGCAAGATTAGTGATTCCAATTCCAAGAGGTCTGATTTCATCGTTTGATAATTTAGATTGAATGGATAGAAAGTCTTGATAGTCAAGAATGTTATTGAGGCTACGATGCAGTATGCGACAAGCACGGCGCATATCTTCTGGGTTACGGAACGCACCCCAATTAATACTGCCCAATGTGCAAAGAGCGATACGACCATCGCTGTCATCCAGACGTTTAAAGGATTTAGTAGGTAAAAGAATTTCACAGCATAAGTTACTCTGGTAAATTGTATGATATTCAGGATCAAATGGTCCCTGTTTCATTACGTTATCAACGAACACTAAGTAAATACGACCTGTATCTGTTCGTTCTTTTAATATGCCTGACTTGAATACTTCTTCAGCCGACATTGTTTTCTTTCTCAGGTCTTTACGTTTTTCATATTTAACGTATAATTCTTCAAACAATTCTGTATTACTATAGAATGCTTGATAAAGATCAGGTACTTCGTTTGGATCAAAGAATGTTATTTGTTCTTTGTTTTTGAATCTTCTCCAGAAGAATGCGCTAAGAACAACCCCATAGTCCATGAACCTGACTCTAGTTTCGTCTGTTCCTTGATTGTTTTTAAGTACGATAAGATCATCAAACTGATGATGCCATATAGGATAGAATACAGTAGCACTTGCATTGCGAATACCTCCTTGACTGCAACTACGTAAATCGCCGAACCATTTCTTTAAGAATGGTATCATGCCGGTGTGCATAATCTCGCCACCACGAATAGGACTACCTAATGGTCGTAGTCGTCCTATTTCTAAACCAATGCCAGCACGTTTGCTAGCATACTTTGCCATCATTTCTCCGCTAGCAAATATACTGTCCAGATCATCGTCACTGCGGATAAGTACGCAACTACTAAACTGTTTAGTAGGAGTCCCAAGACCAGCGAGAACAGGAGTAGCAAGAGTGAACAAGCCATCACTGGCTGCATTATAATATTCTTTAATATAACGCATGCGGGCACTATTAGGTTCTTCATTATGAAAGACTGTAGCGGCTGCAACCATGTATCTAACTTGAGGTGTTTCATATGTTTGTTTTGTTGATCTATTTTTTACTAGATATTTTTCAATCAATTGTTCAATGGCGGCATAACTATATTGTTCGTCCTTAGAATGGTCAAGCATGTCGTCCATCTTGTTCCAATCTTCTTCACTGTACCATTCTAGTAGCTCTGGAGTATATAATCCTGTAGCAACATTAGTTACTACAATATCATAAAGACGGGGAGGCTCATAGTTACCATACACATCTTTACGTAGCATTGATAATCTTTGTTTACCTGCTACATATTGATAGTTTGTATGACCTACGTCTGGATTGTTTTCTACATCTATTAAGTCTACAACCGCACGTAACGTAATTCCATCAATTTCTGTAGTTGAAATTCCATCATAGAAGTGTAATTGACTTTTAATCTCTACCATTGAAGGGCTAACATCAGCTATTCCTACACATATCTTTGCCACTTGCGCTTGCCATTTTTCTAACATTAATGGTTCTTTTGTCCCATTTCTCTTAGTGACGTATATTTTCATTTTTACCCTATCTTATTATTAATTGTTGTTATATCTAATTTGCTTACTATATTAAATTCTTGTAGATTATTACTTATCACCGTATCAGGCCAGTAATTAAGTATATATTTTGCGTTGTCTACCAATACTAATGGTACTTCATTGCTATCAATGTCCTTAGCCAAAACGTATTCTATGTCAGTAATATTCATTAATAATAGAGTATAACACATTCCTAGACCTCTTGCAAGTGGACAATAGGTGTTTTCTACCAAAAGTTCCCAAGGACCAGGCCAATTGGGTAAATCAGTTGGGTGAAGATAGTGATTGATTAATGGCGCACATTGCCACCATTTATCTATTTCCACACATTGTTGACTTAAATCAAAGTTTTTGATTTGATTGCGTAAATTATACCAAGATTGTAATCTATTGTCGTAAGACGATTGAAATGTATTCATTAGATAACTACTTATCTAAAATTAAAAGATAGCTAACTTTGTTACTTAAAAGAAAGAAGAAAAGTTACCTTGTACTACAGACGGTGCTGTAAAGTTCCATCCATTATTGTTACCAAGATCAGTAGAAGTTAAATTAGAAAAGAAAGCAGATGATACATTACTATCTTGTATGCTTAAGTAATTTACGTTAGCTGTGCCTGTAGGTTTAGTCAATGTAAATTGAGTACCCGAAACAGAGCTATTAATAGTTACAGGTGCACCGGATTCTCCTGTCATAGTGAAGTTAGTAATTGTAGTAGTAGAACCTGCTTCAAAGGTAATAGTTGTTGCGTATTGTGTCATGGGTTATTCCTTTAGAATATATCACCTGTATTTGTTGATGGGAATGCCCTACCACTACCCCATATAATACGTACTATTCCACCGCCACCGGTACCGCCGGCTGCTGATTGATATTGGAATGCGCCACCGCCGCCACCGCCGCCACCATAGTTACCACCATTAGCTCCGGGTAATACAGCTTGGAATTGAAACGGTGAGCCTGTTCCGCCTTGTGTGCCTTGAGAGCTAGGTGAAACATATGAGCCACCGCCACCACCTGTTATAAGTGCGTTAGATCCAGGAGCACCATTTGTGCCTTGACCAAATGAACCTACACCGCCACCACCAGCTCCGGCTGATGCATAAGATCCATTACTAACACCGGCTGTAGCACCACCACCGCCACCACCGCCACCTGATCCTGCGCCGGGTTCAGGTCCTAGTGTGCCTGAACCAGAGAATCCTGCGCCAGCACCGCCGTTGCCTGCGTAACCGCCTGCGCCACCACCACCTGATGCACCTGAACCCCAGCCACCACCAGTACCACCTATACCGCCATTGCCACCACCATCGCCCACGTATGTTCCACCGGCTCTATTCTGATATCCCATCATACCACCGCCACCTTTAACAGTTGCAGGACTGACAAAATAACTATCGCCCCCTGCTAAGTTGCTAGTGCCGCCTGCTCCTGCAACAACAGTATATGATTGTCCTGGTGTGACAGCTATGTTGTTTTTCCAACCTAATCCACCGCCACCGCCACCATCACCATTGTGATATGCTCCAGGGGGACCGTAACCAGCATAATCTCCTCCTCCGCCGCCTCCGATACATACTACACAGACATTCAATACACCAGCAGGTACTACCCATGAATACGTACCCGGAGTAGTAAATGCTGCTTGGAATAAGTCGTTATTTATCATGTTAGGACTTATTTGAATATCTTGGAACGTATTAGAACCAGTAATAGTTAAAGCACCTACACCTTCTTGTATCAAAGTACCATATGTGCCTCCGCCACCAGCAAATGTTTTTACATCAGGATTATACATGTTTATATTGTACCCAGAGCCAGTGAATCCAGCTCCCGAAGTTACTGTCCAAGCATAACCAACTGTAATTGTACCACCCGTACCTGTTATAGACCTAGATCCAGTGCCAGTTGAACTTACATAACCCAACGTTAATGTTCTTGCATTTAAATTTAAGTTACCTTCATTTAATGCATAGGTACAACTACTTATTAATGTCAAATTAGCTGACAGTACTAAATTGCCGCCCGTCTGTGTAAATGTAGTTAATGTGCTAAGATTTCCAGTATCATATGTAAATGTACCACCTGTTAAATTTAAGCTAGTAGATGTTACTGATGCGTTGGCACCAAATGTTAAATCTGCGCCTGTACTAAATGAAGAAGATGCTACAGTACCAACATTTAATAATGTACCAGTTGTAGAGCTAAAGGCACCTGAACATGTTAATGTATAATTAGCAAAATCTATTGTACCTGTAGTTTGTGTAAAAGTACTACATGTTAAATTACTACCTAATGTAGTTGTTCCCGGTGAGTTAGTAACAACGGCTGCTATAGTTTTTCCGTTACTAGTAACTGTACCTGTACCACGCATAGTAATTGATAATCCAGTATATGTTCCACTACTAGATAATGTTAATCCATTAAGATTTAGTGAGGTGGTTGCTAAAGTAAATGCAGTAGTACCAAAACTTAAATTATTAAAATAACTACCAGATGTAAGTGTTGCAATTGCAGTGCCTGTACCAGTTAGTGTTAAACTAGGTGCATTTGAATATGAACCGCCTGTAGTACCAAATGTAAATGTTCTAGTAACATTAGCTTCTGCAGTAAATCCGCCAGTACCAGTCACGGTACAATTAGTAGCATTTGCCATGTTAAGAACAGTTTGTCCTGCTGTAGAATGTGCTAATACAATATTACCAGTGCCAAAATCAATTGAGCGGGCAGTACTATTAGTTGAACTGAATATACCTGTTGTTAAATTAACACTGGTTAGTATTAAATTACCAGCATTGAATGTATATGTTCCGGTCGCAGTCATTGCATATGCTTTTGCAAATGTTACAGTACCGGCATTATGAGTAAAAGTAGGGGTAGCAGTAAATGTACCATCTGTAAAAGTAAATGATCCTGAATCAATCACAAAACTTGTACTTGCTGTTAGTGTTCCACTAGTTAACTCAAATGTTGCACCTAATGTAAATGTAGTGCAACTAAGAGTACCTATATTAGAATATATACCGGATGTGAAAGTAATGGTCCCTGTACTTGTTAAACTATTAGTAGCAAAGTTTATATCACCAGATGTTTGTGTTAATGATGAGCATCCGCCCGAACCAGTAAAAGTACTTGTACCGGAATGATTAATTGTTAATGGACCAATTGTTTTACCACCAAGATTAATGTTTCCTGTACCTAGTATATTAAAAGTTAAAAGATTGGTACTACTAAGACCACCCGATAGATATAAAGTATTACAATTTAAAGTAGTAGATGTTCCTATAGCAAAACTTGTACTACCAAAGTCTAAGATATTAAACCAACTTCCACTAGCCAATGATATTACACCACTCGTACCAGTAATAGTCAAATTGAGTGCAGTAGTAGAAGAACCACCGCCGCCGTTGGCCATAGTAACAGTACGTGATCTATCTGCGGGTACAGTAAATCCACCGGTACCAGTATATGTAAAGTTAGTAATATTAGACATATTTATTACATTACTACCACTAGTGCTATAATATGCATTAATTATACCAGTACCAAAATTAATAGTACGTACATTACTATTATTAGAACTAAATATACCTACGGATAAAGTAAACCCATCAACTGTTAGTGTACCTGAACTAAATGAATAAGTAGACAACGTATTCATAGAATATGATTTTAGAAAGGTAACCGTACCTGCAGTATGTGTGAAAGTTGTAAAAGTTGTACCTAACGAGCCTGATGCACCTAAAGTAAAGCTTCCTGAATTAATTACAATAGATGTAGTAGGATTTAAACTACCGCTGTTGACAGTAACACTGGTATCGTTGTTTACAGTGAAAGTAGTACATGCGGTAGTACCAAAATTAATTAAACTTCCTCCATTGACTGTAATTGCACCAGTTGTATTAAATATATAACCATTAAAATTTAATGTAGTATTAGCTATATGAGTGTATGGTTGAGCAGTATAGAAGTCCGCTTGTAATGTAATTGATGCACCTGTTGCTAGGTATAAATTATTAATAAGTTTTCCACTATTACTATTAGAAATGGTACCAGTACCATACATAGTAACATTAAAACTAGTAAATATTGGTCCAGTACCTAACTCTAATACTCTAACATAAGGACCGGCACCACCGGCTATAGGATCTCCAGTTGTACCTATAAAGCTTAATGTATCAAGCCAACTACCTGCACTTATAGTTGGATCATTCGTTCCTGCATTAAAATACAGTTTGATAGCATTAGAAGCAGATCCACCGCTACTATTACCAAAACTAACAGTACCGGTAGCGGCTTGTGTGCCTTTAAACCCCCCTGTACCTGTCCATGTAAAATTAGTAGCATCACTCATACTAATACTACCCTGTGTAGTTATAATGTATGATGTACCAAAATTAATACTTCTAACTAAATTAGAACTTGAGCTAAATGACCCAACTGTTAAATCTGCATTTAAGACTAATCCACAAGGATTAGATGTTGCAAAAGTACAAGTAGCGGACATTACAGTAGAACTTGTTATTGTAATATCACCACTAGTAGTTGGATTAATATTTAAAGAGCTAAATGTTCTGCCATTACCTGATATTGTTCCACCTGAGTCTACTATATTAAAACTCATAGCACTATGTGTAGCACTAGTACCTAGATTTAATGACCTAATATTTAAGTTTGTGCCTGTAATAGTAGCAGTAGATCCAGTAGTATCAATTGTATTAAACCAACTACCTGCTGAAATATCAGGTGAACTTGAACTACCAGTTAACACTAGTTTTGGGGCATTAGCGATTGAGGCACCTCCACCATTACCAAAAGTTATAACTCTAACTCGGTCAGTTTGTACAGTAAATCCACCGGTACCAGTATATGTAAAGTTAGTAATATTAGACATATCTAGTACCGTTAGTCCAGAAGTCAGTGGATAGGTTAAATTAACAGTTCCAGTACCAAATAATATAGATCGGGTATTTGTATTATTAGACGAAAAAGATGGTGTAGATAGTGTAATATCAGTTATATCTAATACACCTGTATTAAATAAATATTTACCATTTGAACTACCACTTAGCATAGTATATGATTTTCTTAAAATCATAGTACCTGCATTTTGTGTGATCAATGGAACCGAACCTAAAGTGCCGCCGGCTCCGGCAGCTAAAGTAAAAGATCCGGAATTGAGTGTGAAAGTACCAGAGGTAGAATTAAAAGTTATACTGCCGTTATCCAATACATAATTTGGACCAGTATGTACATAATTGTAACAAGCGATGGTGCCGCTATTTAAAGTTAATGTACCACCGGTATACGTAAACGTACCTGTTGGTAATGAGCATGTTAAAGTAAACCCTGCTAAATCTAATGTGTTGGCTGCATGAGTATATAATGTAACTGCTAATGCGCTAGTTAACGTTACTGTGCCGCCACTTGGTGCAGTAAAAGTATATAATTGTTTACCACTACCACTGACAGTACTAGTAGCACCGTAAAAATCTATTTGCAATCCTGTATAAGCTGTAGTAGCGCCAGCTGTACTAGATAAAATTACTGAATTTGCATATACTGATGATACTGAAGGGGCTGTAGCACCTACTGGTATAGTATTTTCTGAGCAATTTAATGTTTTAAACCAGCTACCACCTGACAATGATATCCTTCTAGATGCTGAACCTGAACCTGTTATAAACATATTAATTGCGTTATCAGCAGAGCCACCTGCACTATTACCATAACTAACAGTCTGACTGGCAGATGCATTGGGACAAATTCCACCTGTACCACTCCAAGTAAAATTTCTAACATCCGACATATTAAATCCGCCGGATGTTGAAACAATGTTAGTAGTTCCAAAATTTATACTGCGAACCAATGTACTAGAGGAATTGAACGTACCAGTGGTAAGAGTATATCCATTAAGTACTATTATAGAAGGGTTAGAAGTACCAAATGTAGTAGTACCACTAACAATTATATTACTAACAAGAGTACTAGTTCCATTGGATTGTATATCTAAAGTATTGATAGTTCTAGTACCCATATTTAAAGTACCGGTACCTCTTACATTAACAGTAAGTGGATATGTACTTGTACTGCTACCTAATATTATACTGTTAACATTATATGTTGCAGATGCGGGTGTAGATGAAGTACCTCCTAAATCTAGCATATTAAACCAACTACCACTACTAATACCATATACACTACTACCACTAGTTAAATATAAATTAGGAGCATTGGCTGAACTCATTCCGCCACCATTACCAAAACTAAATAGTCTAGTACGTGACATTACTGAACGGAATCCACCGGTACCTGTCCATGAAAAATTAGTCCCGTTTCCCATTTCAATATTAGTATTACTATTCGATGAAAATGCTACATCAATATACCCTGAACCAAATAATATCGCACGTGTATTTGAATTACTAGAATTAAATTTACCAGTTGATATTGTGAAACTAGCTAAATCTAATGTACCACTAGTGAATTCTATAGTACCTGCTACTTTAACATTCAATGCGCTTCCTAATGTCCAAGTACCTACGCCAGTAAATGTTAATGTATCGCAGTTCAATGTAATACCATTAGTAGTTACTGTATTAGTAGTACTTGAATTAAATGTCAGTGTACCTGTACCACTCCAAGTAGTACTACTTAATGACATACTGCCATATACTGTAAGTGCACCTGTTCCTGAAAACGTAGTGCTACTAGTTACAGTCATGTTCCTACAAACACCACCAGATAAAGTTACTGTACCACCAGATGGGAAAAATACATCATCAGCACTTGTAGGGGCACTGGCACCACCCGCACCACCTGAAGTAGCACTCCAACGTGTAGTGGTACTTGTATTCCAAGTTCCACTGCCGCCTATCCAATATCTGTCTGCCATATTTTATTCTTTAATTATTAAGGATTTTCGTCTGTAGGCACAGCATTAATCATATCATGCCAAGCAGTATATCTCTCTAGTTTAATTGCTTCAATTGTTTCAATTGATGTATTAGCATACTCTTCCTGAGTCATCCATATAGCATCTCTGTAAATTTGAGTACCTTCACCTTTTGTGAAGATTACTTGTACTTGTCCATTAATTTGATTTATAGTATCTTCCATGTATTATTCCTTAATTAAAATCCAAAGTTCTTAGAAATTACATTCCATTTTGATTGCGTTGAATTATAAATAAATCCCACGTAATCATATTTACTACTTCCAGATGATGTTGAAGGTAAATTCAAATCCGTTGATCCGTTAAATACTGCATTCCAACTAAATGTTTGTACATTAGTAGATTGTAATCTAAACATAAGTTTTTGTCCTTGATATGGTGTGCCTGATGGTGCTGCAATAGTTAATGTACCGGCCGTTTGTGTATTAGTTTGAATAGCTAGATCAGTAATATCCGCATTGATAGTAACTGTCGTACCGTCTGCAATAGTGTCAATTCTAGGTTTTATAGCAGCTGAAACTCCACTACTGCTTACAGTAACAACGTTTGCAACACCAGCAACACCCATTGTAATATTACCATCAACTGTGGCAATATTAACATTACTTGTACCATTACTAATAGATGCACCACCACCACCGCCACCACCTGATGCAATCCAACTTAATCCACCTGCGCCATTTGTGCTTAATACATAACCATTAGTACCGCCGGTGATAACAACATTTCCTACAGCACCTAAATTACTTTGCCCAGTTACATTTAATGTACCTGTAATATTTGCACCAGTAGTTGTTACAACTAATACATTTGCGGTTCCGCCTACACTTGTAGTTACGTTACCGCCTGATGTAGCTATATCGACAATGCTGGTACCATTACTAATAGATGCACCACCACCACCGCCACCACCTGATGCAATCCAACTTAATCCACCTGCGCCATTTGTGCTTAATACATAACCATTAGTACCGCCGGTAATTATTACATTAGCATTAGAACCTAAATTAGCAGTACTAGTAACAACAAAGTTATTAGCTGTTAATGTTGTTGTTGTTTTATTAAAAGTAAGACCGGCATTTCCGCCAAAAGCACTAGAATCATTAAATTGTACTTGAGTATCAGTTCCACCGGGTGATCCTCCACCTCCTGATTGTGCTACCCAACTTAATGTACTAGATCCATCTGTACTTAGTACATAGCCATTAGTACCACCTGATATATGTAAATTAGCTACTGCACCCAATGTTACATTAGCTGTAGTTGTAAAATCAACTACACCAGTTACATTGCTTACTGTTAATCCAGTCAATGATCCAACACTTGTAATGTTACCTTGTGCATTTCCTGTTACAAAACCAGAAAAGTTGGCATTAGCTACATTACCTGTAACATTACCACCTGCTACACTATTAGCAGTTCCAACTGTTATGTTCGCAACATTTGCGTCGGTTACAACAATGTTACCATTCATGCCTCCATGAATAGAACATTGATATTTGTAATTACCTACTATGCCATATGGAACCTTCCAGTACAATGTTCCTGCTATTTGTCCTTGGGCTGATGTAGTAGTTAATACCGTTCCTGCAGTATCAACATATTCTAAACCAGTACTATAATTTGCGCCACCACTTGTTTGAATTAAGAACGGATGACCCGATACATTCAAATTAAATGCTAATGTTTGACCACTAGTAATGTATATTGCAGGATTGAGTGTAGCGCCATATTGGTCAAATAGATATCCACTTGCTCCACTAGCAGTGACATTTAGTCGTGTTGTTGCTTGTAGATATAATTCGTCTGTAGTCAATCCGGCGGTACTAAAAGTTGTAATGTTACCAAAAGTTAATGCACTTAATTGACTGCCGTTACCAGTAAAGAAGTTAGCTGTTACTAGATTGCCTAAGTTAGCATTACCGCTTGTAGTATTACCAGTTACATCTAAACTAGTTAATGAACCAACTGAAGTTATGTTTGGTTGAGCATTTGTATATACAGTACCAGAAATTAATGCGTTAGCTACTTGACCAGTGATGTTACTAGCTGTTATATTACTTAAGTTATTACCAGCTCCACTAAAGAAATTAGCTATTGCTAGATTACCTAAATTAGCATTACCAGCAGATATATTACCAGTAGCAATAAATGTATTAGCACTGATAACATTTGCGTTAGTGATGTTACCACCTGAACCATTACCGGCAATGATATTACCTGCACTTAGATTACCGGTTATGTTTGCTGTGCCTGATATGTTTGCACCAGTTCCAGTAACTATCATAGTTGTATTACCAACAGCAGTTAAATTGATATTTCCATTTGCAGCCGGTATGTTTACATTACTATTGCCGTTACTAATACTTGCTCCACCACCTCCACCGCCTGATTGAGCTACCCAACTTAATGTGCCTGCACCATCTGTACTTAGTACGTATGCGTTTGTACCGCCACTGATATGTAAGTTACCAACAGCACCCAATGTTACGTTTGCTGTGGTTGTAAAATCAACTACACCAGTTACATTGCTTACTGTTAACCCAGTTAATGAGCCAACACTTGTAATGTTTGGTTGAGCATTTGTATATACAGTACTTGATATTAGTGCATTGGGTACTTGTCCTGATACATTACCACCTTGTATATTGCTTAAATTATTACCACTACCAGTAAAGAAGTTAGCTGTTACTGTATTACCTAATTGTGCGTTACCAGAACGAATGTTAGCTAAGGTATCATAAGTTACTACTTCTGATGATATACTTACATTAGACCCAAATGCTATTTCTGCATTACTTATATCCCAACCCATCCATGCAATCTTTGCGCTTGTATCATAGTAGTTTAATGCAGTACCAACATCTTTGCCACTATTAGCTACTGGGGCAGCTCCATTTGGTCCTGTTTGTAAATTAATGATTGGATCACTGATAGATAATGTAGTTGAATTTATGTACGTTAGTGTACCATTAACAGTTAAATTACCACCAAATACACCGTTTCCTGATACTGATATATCTGTTAATGTCCCTACACTTGTTATGTTTGGTTGAGCATTTGTATATATTGTGCCTGACACTAATGCGTTAGCTACTTGACCAGAGATATTAGCAGCCTGAATATTACTTAGATTATTACCGCTACCTGCAAAATAATTAGCTGTAGCTAGATTACCTAAATTAGCATTACTGGCTGTGATATTACCGCTAGCAATAAATGTATTAGCACTGATAACATTTGCATTAGTGATGTTGCCACCAGAGCCATTACCGGCAATAATATTTCCTGCAGTTAAATTACCTGTTACATTAGCTGTACCTGATATGTTAGCACCAGTTCCAGTGATAACAACTACGTTGGCATTACCAATAGCACTAAAGTTTATATTGCCATTTGCAGACGGAATATTTACATTACTATTGCCGTTACTAATACTTGCTCCGCCACCTCCACCGCCTGATTGAGCTACCCAAGATAGAGTACCTGCACCATCTGTACTTAGTACGTATGCGTTTGTACCACCACTAATATGTAGATTACCTACTGCTCCCAATGTAACATTAGCAGTAGTTGTAAAATCAACTACACCAGTTGCGTTACTTACTGTTAATCCTGTTAATGATCCAGTTGAAGTGATATTTGGTTGAGCATTTGTATATACAGTACCAGCAACTGTTGCATTAGATACTTGACCAGTAACATTACCACCTGTTATATTGCTTAAGTTATTACCGGCTCCACTAAAGAAATTAGCTATTGCTAGATTACCTAGATTAGCGTTATCTGTGGCAATATTGGCAAAGGTATAGTTAGCAGTGGTGTCTAGGTTAAACGGTTGTAACTTTGTAATTGCCATGTAGTAAATCTCTTATATGTTAGTCTATCTATGTATTTAATCCAATTTGACTACTAACATGTTACTAAGGTGTGATAATTTCAACCCAAGATGTTGTATCTTCATCCCAACTGTACATTTTACCGTCATCTGGCATTGGTGTAGGGGCTTCGTATAAGCATGTATCTTCATTTAATACCCAACTGTTAAATGGTTGTGGTGGTATAAATGCATCTCTAGTACTATCATATGTGTAACCTATACCAGCATAATTTTTACGTAATGGTGTGCCACCTTGTGTATGTACACCACCAGATGTATTATAGCTTGTTTGAATCCAGCTGTTTGGATCTCCAAATAGACCAGTATCTACTACATCCTGTTCTATTACGATTACTTGTGTTACGATGTTATTTTCATCTATTTGTGCGAAGTGACTCATTTTTATTTCCTTTAAGTTATTTATTTGTTTAATTGATTGGGAACGCAGTTGTTGGTGGAGTAAAGTTAGCAGTATAACGTGCATAACCTTTTGTAATGCGGAAATCATTAATATATCCTGTCATCGCATAACTTGTACCCGGAGTTGAATAGAACAAAGCAAGATATGCAAGTGCAGTTGTTACATTTTGTGAATCGGCTATTGAACTACCCGAAGTTGGCAAGATTCCATTTACATATACCTTGACAGTACCGGCTGATCTAACCAATGCTAAATATGTCCATGTGTTGGCAGTTATAGTAGATGAAGTGTTTGTAAAAGTATTACCAGCGTAATATTGAATTACCCCTGCTGAGGTTACACCAATTGCATAACCCGCATTAGTTCCCGCTATAGCAGTCGCATTGATATGAAAGAAACCTTGTGCGTAAGTTGGGCTTGTTGCGTAGAACCATCCTTCAATTGTAAAATCTCCAGTTCCCATTCCTAAACTAGTAGAGATGGGTGTTACCAACCAATCACCAGTACCATCAAAGTACATACTGCTTCCACCAAATTGACTTTGTGTAGTAGAAATCTGTGCATTACCAACTGTTTCTAAATTGTTCATCATTGCATTGTCAATGATACCAGCATTTGTCATATTAAGCAATAATGCGGTATTTGTTACTGCTGTTACTGGCTGTGATGGTGGTACAAAGTTACTGGTGTAGACTGCTGTACCTCTAACAAAACGATAGTTAGAAATATTACCAAACCAATCAGGACTAGTACCGTCTTGAGTTCTACCTATCTCAAACATATTAAATGTAGTAAAAGGTATACTTGAGGCAGCAGATGACGAATTTACTGTAATGTCTATCACACCATTTACATATACATAAAATACCCCTGCATTTCTAACCAAAGCAACATGCGTCCATGCATTGGGGGTTATAGTAGCCGCACCTTCAGAACCACTGCCTCCAAGCTCTGCACTGCCATTAGCTAGTAGGTACAAATTTATTCTGTTTGCCCCATTTGATAACCTAAACATTAATCTATTAGAACCATATCCCGCTGAAGGATAGTAAATACAAATTCCTCTACCGTATTGACTACCAGCATAACCATTATTATATACCCAGCATTCTATAGTAAAGTCTGCCGCATTTGTTGCTAGTGCTAATGCAGAATTTGCGGCAGTAACTAAATAATCCCCTACTCCATCAAAATACCCTGACCCACCAATTGTATTTGATGTGTAACCATTAGTTGTTGCAGTAGTAAAACCGAATGGGTTTTGTTGTGTTGGGCGACTATTGCCAACAGCAGTAATTGCAAAGTTGTTTGTGCTATTGTCAATGAATGTGGGTGATTGGCAGGTCAACAATGATGTGTTTGTGATTGCAGTAAGTGGTGATGTGGGGACAGTAATTGTTGTTGAGGTTGGGTCGTAAACATTAGAGCCAACAACCAATCTTGCGTTGGAAATATATCCAATCCAATTTCTTGAAACTATTCCACCTGTGTATCCTATAGCGGCAGAAGTTGTATAACTATATGTATCTGATACTGTTCCTGTACTTGATCTAACACCATTGAAAAATACTGTTGCTACGTTGCTTGAATTTCTTACAAAAGCAACATGGTTCCAAGTATTTGCGGATATTGTTGAAACAGTATAATTATCAGCCGCTACGCCATATCTGTCAAAAGAAAAAGTTGTAGAGTTATTAAGGTTACAATTTAATCCACCAGCAATAGCACTACCCGGCCCAATGAAAGACGATATTCCGCTAAAAGAACCTGTGTAATAAAACCAACATTCAAACGTCATTGCTCCTGTACCTACTGTAGTACCGGACCAAGTCAAATAATCTCCCGTACCATCAAAATAACCACTATAACTAGTTGGAGTTATTGATGATGGACTGAATGGACTAAATCTTTGTACACTTACATCACCAAACTTGGTAACAGTAAAGTTGTTTATACTATCATCAATTAATCTATTGTCAGCGCAGGTTAATAAACTTGTGTTAGTAATAGGTGTTAATGGTGTTGTCGGTGGAGTAAATGCCGATGTATATACTGCAGTACCTTTTATATATCTTAGATTAGAAATATATCCATAGAAAAAATTGGTGCCTGTATGTGTATATCTACCTATTGTAGGTATCAATGTTGTGTCATTAAAATTAGTGGTGTTGGCTGTCGCGGTTCCGGCAATACCATTAAGATATACTGTCACCGATCCACTGATTCTAACGACTGCAAAATGATTCCATGTACCAACTGTCCAATTATTGGCTCCACTAGAGATAACAGAACCCCCTCCGCTGGATGTACCAACAAAATTAATAGCGCCGTTGGATACAAAAATTACAAAGTAGTTAGTGCCGGACACTGCTTGACCATAAACTATACCACCGGCTGCAGACATCAAATCAGTAGCGTTAAACCAACCTTCAACCGTAAAGTCACCAGTACCCGGTGCAAAAGCAGAGCTAGCAGGAACAGTTAAATAATCACTACCATCAAAGTAGTTACTCCAGTTACCACCATAAGGACTAAACGTACCTTGCGTAGTATTACCATTACGAGTGATAGCAAAGTTATTTGTACTACCATCTGTAAATGTATTATTTTGTGCACCGTTAGTTCCATTGCCTGGTAACAATAATGTATTGTACATGAAGTATGGATCATTTGCGGCTGCCGTGCTAGCGCCTACAATTGTTATTCCACCACCTGATATTGTTAATCCTGTTAATATTGCCATAATTTACCTTAAAACGTTATTGAACCTGAACTGGTCCATTGATATACTCTATATCCACCTGCAGTGGTTATTGTTGGACTACCTGTTGTACTTGCAGCGGCAGCATATGTGTCAGCATAGCGAATGATTACGATACCAGAACCTCCGTTACCAGCTAAGCCCGTACCATGTGAACCACCTCCACCTCCACCGGTATTTACTGTGCCTGAGGCAGCAAAGCGATTAACGCCATTAGCAGAACTACTACCGGCACCACCTCCACCATTGCCACCGTCACCACCTGTTTGCCCAGCTAAAGCGAGGCTATTTCCACCTCCACCTCCACCACCGGAGTAATAAGTTGATGTCCCGGTAATACTAGACGCAGATCCAATACCTCCTGCGCCGCCGCCTCCTGTACCTAGATTCATAGAATTTTGACCAACCGCGCCAGCACCACCACCACCACCGCCGGCATACCCAACACCACTTTGAGCTGTACCTATTCCGCCATTGTTTCCTTGTCCTACTGTACCATTTCCACCAGAACCATTTTCTCCACTATTACCACCAGCGGCTCCGCCACCACCAGAACCACCTGAATTTCCAGTGCTAGCTCCAGAGGCTGCACCGGATCCACCACCTCCACCTACTGTGTTGGTTACTCCTGTTAGAGATGATAATGTTCCGTTACTCCCGAGTGTAGATGTTGAACCACTTGCGCCGGCACCTCCTGAACCTACTGTTACCGTATAAGGGGTGCCGGATGATATACTAGATAATGTTCCTGTAAGATATCCCCCAGCACCACCGCCACCCCCGCCGCCGTTAGGATTATTACCTCCACCACCGGCGCCGGCAACTACTAGATATTCTACTGACGGAGTAACTGCTGGACCATCACTACCTGCGATAGACCATCCTCCCGTTATTGTTACGCCTGAAAAAGTTAATGCCATTGTGTGTTTTATCCTATACTTAGAATGTGATTGACCCTGAACTGGTCCATACGTAAACTCTATATCCACCTGCAACTGTTATTGTCGGAGATCCAGTAGTAGCTGTTGCAGCCACATATGCATCTGAATAGCGAATGATTACAATGCCGGAACCTCCGGTACCCCCAATAGCAGCCGGGTATCCAGAGCCACCACCACCGCCACCGGTATTTACTGTGCCAAAAGATGCGTTACCTGACAAAGCACCGTTGCCGCCTCCACCACTACCACCATTACCAGCGGTTCCGCCATTTGACCCTGCGCCACCGCCACCTGCATATTGAGTAGCAGTTCCTGATATACTAGATGCGGTACCTGCGCCGCCGACACCACCTTGTCCCAAAACAGCAGTACCGCCTGAATTAGTTGAGCCACCTCCACCACCGGCTGCACTACTACTACCACTACCTCCTGATTGTCCCTCTGGAGGTGAATAAGAGCCAGAGTTACCTGATCCAGGTGAAGAACTATTTCTACCTGTTCCTCCACCTGAGCCACCACTTACACCTGCTTCCCCTAAATCGTATCCACCTCGGCCACCACCGGTTGCTGTTATTGCGCCAAAAACACTATTAGATCCATTAACTCCAGGACTTGTTTGATTTCCCCCGCCCCCACCTGCGCCGACGGTGACTGTAATTGGTGTGCCAATTGTAATAGCAAGCCCTGTATTAGTTCTATATCCACCGGCTCCACCTCCACCACCAATTTGTCCACCACCGCCACCGCCGCCAGCAACGACCAAATATTCAACCGAGGAAAGCGCCAGTAATGGCCAGTTTGATCCCATTAAATTATTACGTACATCCGTTAGTGACCACAGACCACTAGCACCAACCGGAGATGGAAATTGAGCCATTTTAACTTATATCCTCATAACTACATGTAACAATAAGAGTATTTGCAGTGCCTGCAGATGCTCCTAAACTATTATTTTCCTCCAAATAATATTGTGTATTTTTTTGTATAACTGTTACTGTTCCACCAGACGGTATTGTAACATTTCCTGCAATCGCAAATGCTGTACCACCAACGTTGGCTGCGTTATACCAAGCTACAGTTACGGAGGCTGTATTAGCTCCGTAATTAGCTACATTTAATGTGTTTACTTTTAAGCATTTGCCACTACCAGCCGCATTGTTTAATACCGTAGTTGCGCTTGTACTTGTTAGGTTTGCACCCGTTGTTTTACCATTGATTGTTGTTGCACTGATTATGTTTGGTGCTGCCATGTTATCCTCCGAATATTAATGAATAGCCTACTGCGGCAGCTGATGATGCTCCACCAGCGGTTAAATTGATTGTTGTTACTTCTATGTAACTACCATTTGCCGGAGCACTACTGAATGTTATATTAGCGTTAGCCAATGTATAATCTGTTCGTAATACTGTTGCTCCGTTATAGTTAACACTAGTTTGATTTATGCCAATTGGCGTAGTGCTTAAAGTAAATATTGTTTGTACACCGTTTCCAGTAAAGTTGTCTACAGTTACGTTTGCCGCATTACCACCACTTTGTGCTACCCAATCTAAGTTTCCTGCACCATCTGTCTGTAATACATAATTAGCAGTACCACCTGTAATAATTACGTTACCAACTGCACCCAAATTACTTTGTCCAGTAACATTTAATGTACCGGCTACATTAACTCCTGTGCCTGTTACTACAACTACGTTAGCATTACCCACAGCACTAAAGTTAATATTGCCATTTGCAGCCGGAATGTTTACATTACTATTGCCGTTACTGATACTAGCACCGCCTCCACCACCTGATTGTGCTACCCAACTTAATGTACCTGATCCATCTGTACTTAGTACATAACCATTAGTACCACCTGATATATGTAAATTACCTACTGAACCTAAGGTGACATTAGCTGTGGTTGTAAAGTCAACTATACCAGTTGCATTGCTTACTGTTAACCCAGTTAAACTACCAACTGAAGTTATGTTTGGTTGTGCATTAGTTGTTAGTGTACCTGTAAAATAATTAGCACTTACTAAATTACCACCAGTAATGCTTCCCCCAGATCCAGCACCAGCTGTAATATTACCCGCAACTAAATTACCAGTTACATTGGCTGTACCGCTAATGTTAGCACCTGTACCAGTTATAACTACTACGTTAGCATTACCCACTGCACTAAAGTTTATATTGCCATTAGCTACTGGAATACTGACATTACTATTGCCGTTACTGATATTACTTGTAGAACCACTAATAACAGTAGACCAAGTTAATGTACCGGATCCATCTGTCTGTAAATATTGACCATTTGATCCACCTGCTATGTGTAGGTTAGCTACAGCACCAAGAGTAACGTTAGCTGTTGTTGTAAAATCAACTATACCGGTTGCGTTACTTACGGTTAATCCTGTTAATGAACCAACTGAAGTTATGTTTGGTTGTGCATTTGTTGTTACGGTACCCGCAGTCGTTGCTGAATTGGCAGTTCCATAAAAGTTACCAATGAAATAATTAGCTGTTGCTAGATTACCTAAATTAGCATTAGCACCTGTAATATTACCTGTAACAGTTAAACTGGTTAATGAACCAACACTTGTTATGTTAGGTTGTGCATTAGTTGTTAGTGTACCGGTAATATAATTAGCAGATAATAAGTTACCACCAGTGATACTACCACCAGAGCCAGCACCAGCTGTAATATTACCGGCAGATAGATTACCTGTTACATTAGCTGTACCTGATATGTTTGCTCCGGTTCCAGTTATAACTACTACGTTAGCATTACCTACAGCACTAAAGTTAATATTGCCATTGGCACTTGGTATATTTACATTACTATTACCATTAGATAAACCTGCTGTTGTAATACCAGTTAAATATATACCATTACCAGTAAAGAAATTAGCTGATACATTGTTACCTAAACTAGCATTACCAGAACGAATGTTAGCTAATTCAGTGAATGTAACTACCTCTGAGGAGATACCAACATTACTACCAAATGCTATTTCTGCATTACTTATATCCCATCCCATCCAGGCTATCTTTGCGCTTGTATCATAATAATTAAGAGCAGTACCAACATCTTTACCGGTATTAGCAACTGGTGCAGCGCCATTTGGTCCTGTTTGTAAGTTAATGATTGGATCACTAATAGATAAGGTAGTTGAATTAATATATGTTAATGTGCCATTAACTGTTAAATTTCCACCAAAAACGCCATTACCTGATATTGATAAATCTGTTAATGTACCAACACTTGTAATGTTTGGTTGAGCATTGGTGTATACCGTACCGGATACTAATGCATTGCTTACTTGACCGGATACATTAGCACCAGCTACACTATTAGCGGTTGTAGCAAAAGATACTGCGCCGGTTACATTACTACCTTGAATATTACTTAAATTATTGCCTGCTCCACTGAAGAAATTAGCTATAGCTAGATTACCTAAATCAGCGTTACCTGCAGTTATATTACCACTAGCAATAAATGTATTGGCTGATATAACATTCGCATTAGTGATATTACCACCGGAGCCATTACCTGCAATGATATTACCAGCAGATAGATTACCTGTGACATTAGCTGTACCTGATATGTTTGCACCAGTACCGGTAATTACCATTACAGTATTACCAACAGCAGTAAAATTTATATTGCCATTAGCTGACGGAATATTGACATTACTATTGCCGTTACTGATACTAGCACCGCCTCCGCCACCTGATTGAGCTACCCAACTTAATGTACCAGATCCATCTGTTTGTAGCACATAGCCATTAGTTCCACCGGTTATATGTACATTAGCTACTGGTCCTAATGCTACATTACTTGCACCAGTTAAGTCAGCAGTACCAGTAGAAGTTATACCAGTTAGTGTACCAACTGAAGTAATATTTGGTTGAGCATTAGTATATACAGTACCGGATACTAATGCGTTACCTACTTGTCCAGAAACATTACTACCTGCTATATTGCTTAAGTTATTACCAGAGCCACTGAAGAAATTAGCTGTTGCTGTATTGCCAAGATCAGCGTTTAATGAAGATAGGTTACCCGTAGCAGTTACGTTATTGAACGTAAAGTCACCTGTTGTGTCTATGATGTACGGTTCTATCTTTATTAAAGCCATTTGTTATCCTGTTATACTATATTTAGTCTTTTTATTAATAGATCGGGAATGCACTTGTTGGGGCGGTGAAGTTACTTGTATAACGTGCATAACCTTTTGTTATTCTTAGATCGTCTATGTATCCTTGCCAATAATTTGAAAGAGAACCGCCATTAATATTAAAGCACCCAATTGTCAAGGGACAATCTTCGTCAGCGGTCCAATTAGTTGCAGTTGTAGCTACAGAAACACCATTTACATAAAATGTAGTACTAGTTGTACTACTTCTAACCAATGCAATATGCGTCCATGTATTTGCTGAAATAGATGTTGTCCCGCTTGTCAGAGTAATTCCGTTACCTATTTGAACAAACAAAACTCCAGACCTTAGTTCAATTTCATAGTTTGCGCCAGCACCCCAACTATATACCGCGCAAATAATGGTTCTATCACCGGAAGTAGTAGTTGGATATATCCAACATTCAACCGTAAAGTTAGATGTTAAAAATTTAGATAAATTATTTACATTTAATGTTGGCGAAAATAAATAATCCCCCGTACCATCAAAACTTACACTACTTCCGCCAAACTTAGTTACTGTCGTACTTAATTGTGCATCAGCAACAGTTTCCATGTTTGTCATCATTGCGGCATCATATACACCAGCACTGGTCATATTAGTTAATAAACTTGTATTTTGTATTGCGGTTAATGGCTGAGCCGGTGGTACAAAGTTACTGGTGTATAGTGCTGTACTTTTAACTACACGGAAATCACTAATATACCCTTGAAAATATGAAGTGCCGTCTCCGCCTATTAAATTAGTAGTTGTAAAAGAATACGCAGTAGAACCTGTAGATCCAGATTGAACTCCATTAATAAATATTTTTAATGTACTCCCGGATCTTGTTAATGCAACATGACTCCATGTATTTAATGTTGGTAAGGCGGCATCCGTTATATGCCAAGCGAGTCCTTGTATAGCAACACCTAAATTTGCATTAGCTCCATATTTACTTAGCTGGACTGCTCCTGTTGATCCCGAAGATATAGGCGCATTAGTTGCCCATGCTAGAGGATATACCCAACATTCTATTGTAAAATCAGCCGGAAATGCTAACGCACTATTGCTAGGTGCAGTTAAGTAATCACCAGTGCCATCAAAATAACCACTACCGCCAATTGTACTTACCGTATAGCCATTTGTAGTTGCACTTGTAAAACCGAATGGATTTTGTTGTGTTGGTTGACTATTACCTGAGGCAGTAATTGCAAATGCGTTTGTGGAATTATCAATGAATGTAGGTGATTGGCAAGTTAATAAACTTGTACCGGATACTGCTGTTAATGGAGTTGTACTTGGTGTAAAGGTTGAAGTATATACTGCAGTACCTTTTACTATACGTACATTTGAAATGTAACCGGTTACATATCCTTGAGGACTATTAGGATACGAGATACTAATACCAAGTAAAGTTCTTTCAATATTATTTGTTCCAGATCCCGAACCAACTGAGACACCGTTTTTATATAAAGTTACTGTTCCTGAACTACGAACGGCTGCAACATGAACCCATGTATTTACCGATAAATTTACAGAGTCATACAAATCAAAGTTACCCGAACCGGTACCATTTCCCAAACCAATATGTAATTTACCGGCATTGCCTCCAGCACCAGTGCCAAGAATAAATCCTTGGCCGCCACCAGTATTAAATGTACTGACAAATCCTACTTCTCCGCCGGGCGAAGAAGGAAGATATACCCAGCATTCAACTGTAAAGTCACCAGTAGCAAATGCATATTCAGAACTAGCAGTAGGAGTTAAATAATCCCCGGTACCATCAAAATAACCACTATAACTTGTTGGGGTTACTATTGATGGATTGAATGGACTAAAACGCTGTACTGAAACATCACCGTTCTTTGTGATGGTAAAGTTGTTTACACTATTATCAATCAATCTATTACTTTGGCAGGTTAATAGTACAGTGTTTGTAATTGCTGTTAGAGGTGTGGTTGGGACTGTATATGTTGTACCAGAATAAAGTGCAGTTCCTTTTACATATCGTACATTACTAATATAGCCATTTAAGAAATACTGATTTGCACCGTTCGCATAATAACGCCCAATAATAAATGCGTCTGTAGCATTCGCTTCAGTAGTACTTGAAAATTGACCTACTCTAGTTCCATTTAGATAACAACTACAATTATTTGCTGAAGATCCGGAACGTACCAATGCAACATGAAACCATTGATTTAACGGACACAATGTGCCGGAATAATTTGTGTTAATGGCCCATTCTAAGTAACCTGTATTTAGTATATTAATACTAAGTCCAGCAGCACTGGTACTGTTACGCATCCCAGCCAAACCACCATAATCAGATGCACTTGTTACGTATGCCCAACATTCAAGTGTTAGGTCACCCGTAGTGCTAAACCCTGTAATTGCAGAAGCAGTTAAGGAATCACCATTACCATCAAAGTAGTTACTCCAGTTACCACCATAAGGACTAAATGTACCTTGAGTAGTATTACCCGCTCTTGTTACTAAAAAATTATTTGTGCTATTGTCTAGGAAAACATTGTTGTTTACTGATTGATTGTTTTGTAATATTAATAAACTTGTATTGGCAATTGCTGTTAATGGCTCAGAGGGCGGTGTGAATATTTGAGTGCCGGTTGTTGTACTGCTTGTTTGATAACCAGCTGGGATTGATCCTTTTATTATACGAAGATCAACCAGGTATCCGTTAAGTGGAGTTCCACTATAACCAGTACCAATGGCTAATGTGCTAGTAGATGAAATATTTTGCGATCCGCTGGTTGCGTAACTAGAAAGATTGCCGTTTAAAAATCCACGTATAGTAGAACCACTTCTAGTATATACTAGATGATGCCATACCTTAGGAGTAATAGATCCTATACTATATGATGTGCTTGCTAAGAATAAACCAGAGCTATTGGTATTTAATGTCCAGTCAAAACCTGATCCATTGTAATCTGATGTTGCACATATCCTATCAAATGTACCTGTACTAATACTATTTGCGTATAACCAAACTTCTAAAGTGAAATCCCCTGTACCAAATGCAAAGACTGAGTTACCCGGCACACTTAAATAATCACCACTACCATCAAAGTATCCACTACCATAAGTACTATAACTACTGTTTGGAGTGAATGGATCAAATGAATTTACTGTGGTATTACCACCAACCGTTACAGTGAATGCATTGGTACTGTTATCTATAAATCTGTTAGATTGGCAGGTTAATAAACTTGTGTTTGCTATTGCTGTTAGTGGACTTGTGGGTGGAGTAAATGCGGCTGTATAGACTGCCGTACCTTTAACAACACGAACATTAGAAATATACCCTGTAACATACTCAAAATTACCAGCACCATTTCTGCCAACTGCAACAATTTCAGTTGAATCAGTAATTGCTAAAGCACCCATATCTAAATTCGGCCCTTTAACACCATCGACATATACATTAACCATTGCACCATTGCGTACGCCTGCAATATGATACCAGCGGTTTGTTGTTGCAACTGTGCCAAAAGTTGAGAAATACACTGTTCCACCATAACCTACTCCAACTATTGGGTATGATGAACCATTTAATCCAAGTACAAAACTCATTGAACCTTGATTACCACCGGCATCACATGTACCAATAAAAATTTGTTGAGATACACTTTGTAAATATACCCAACATTCTATTGTAAAATCGCCCGCACCCATAGTAAAGGCAACATTATCCGGAACACTTATATAATCCCCAGTACCATCAAAGTAATTACTATAATAACCGGGAGTATACGGATTAAAACTATTTGGCCTTGTATCACCAAAAATACTTACATTAAAGTTATTCGTACTTGCATCATCTACAAATGTTGTACTTGCACCGGGTATCAATAATGTATTATACTCAAAGTACGGATCATTGGCAACAGTAATACTCCAATTGATAGTTCTTACTGCACTACGATTTGTTGTTGCGGCCGTAGCGGTTAGTAATGTACTACTATCAGCAATAACAGTTGGTGTACCAGATATGTTTGCACCAGTTAATGATAATCCAGTTGGTAGTGCATTAGCACTATAACTAACTGCATAACCAGCGGCATCAGTAGCACTTAATGCTACATTAGAAATAGCACTATCCACCGCACTAGTATATGTTGTATTATTTGCTGGACTAACCCAAGTAACAGCATCAACATTGATTGTTAAACTAAAACTTCTTGTACTATCTTGTAATTGTGCATCGGTTGCTTGTATCGTAAATGAATATGTTGTACTACTACTATCTACTGGAGCTGTACCAGTTATAACACCATTGGCATATAATGTAGAACCAGTTGGTAATGAACCAGAAAATAATGAATAAGTTATTGGAGCATCACCACTAGCAACAACAGTATTTGATATACTGGTTGTCTCATAATAACTACCTAATGATCCAGCACTTGTTGTCCAAGTTGGTAACACACTATAGATGATACCAGGAATAAATATTGCCGTACCACCATCACTATTTACTACATATATTGTATATGTACCTGCACTCTTTGCAGGGCTTGTAAAAGTCAATTGATTTGGGTTAACATAAGTTACTACTGCTACTGCATTACCATCAAATGTAATAGTTGCGCCAGCTAAAAAGCCAGTACCGTTTATTTGTACAGTTTGTCCACCTGCTGGGTCTAATGCCGTATCATCTAAGCCACCAACACTATATCCAGAGATAGTTGGGGGTAAAGGTTTTAGTGCGTTAATGACACTTACGCTAGTTACAAGGTCATTTACAACTGAGGTTATACTCATGTCAACTCTGATCCAAATAAGTTAAAACTAACTGTAGTTGTATTAGCTCTTACTGTAACAACATCGGTTGTTGCTAATGTAATACCAATAGTCATTGTAATACTATCATTGGCATTTACGTTAGTGTCATATGATATGTACTGTGCTGTTGCAATTGAGGCGCCAGCTGGTCGTACTGCAACACGAAATGTTGCGGCACTTGCTGCCTGATTACAAATTACAATTGTACTACATACTGCTGAAGTTGATGCTGGTACTGTATATAAATCTATATTTGTATTTGCTGCCGGGTTACTTTGCCCTAAAACTTTATATGTGATTGCCATGTTATTTCCTTATGCTCCCATTAACAAGAATGGGCTTATTAAATCTTGTGCTGTAATTCCACCACCCCCAGCATTTCCAGCAGTAAATGTTGTTACTTCAATAGGTGCTGTGTTTGGCGGAGCAGAACTAAATGTGATTACATTACCCGTTAATGAATATACTGTCCTTGGTTGGAATGTACCTGCTATACTAACTAAGGTAGCGTTAGCATTTGCTGGTGTAGATGTTAATGTGTACGCTGTTTGTACACCATTACCAGTAAAATTATCTACGCCAATACTTGTTCCAGATGCGGCTGCCCAAGTTAAATTACCTGAACCGTCTGTACTTAATACAAATGTATTTGAACCGCCGGTTATATGCAAGTTACTTACATTACCTAAACTAACGTTAGCACCACTAAGTGCTATGTTACCAGTGATATTTGCATAGCCACTAATGTTTGCCCCTGTACCAGTAATAGTCATTACATTAGCATTACCAACTGCACTAAAGTTTATGTTTCCATTTACTGATGGAATGTTAACATTACTATTGCCGTTACTTATGTTAGATCCGCCACCGCCGCCACCTGATTGTGCTACCCAAGATAGAGCACCGGATCCATCTGTACTTAGTACATAACCATTAGTACCGCCTGTAATAACAACATTACCTACTGCACCTAAATTACTTTGCCCAGTAACATTTAATGTACCTGATATATTTGCACCTGTACCAGTTATAACTACTACATTAGCATTTCCAACAGCACTAAAGTTAATATTGCCATTTGCAGCCGGTATGTTTACATTACTATTGCCGTTACTTATGTTGGATCCGCTACCACCACCTGATTGTGCTACCCAAGATAGAGCACCAGATCCATCTGTACTTAATACATAACCATTAGTACCACCACTGATATGTAAATTACCAACAGCGCCTAATGTTACATTAGCTGTAGTTGTAAAGTCAACTACACCAGTTGCATTACTTACTGTTAAACCAATTAATGAACCAGTACTAGTTATATTTGGTTGTGCGTTTGTGTATACAGTACCTGAAATTAATGAGTTACTCACTTGTCCAGAAACATTACCGCCTGCTACTGCATTAGCTGTAGTAGCAAATGTTGCTAATCCAACTGTTATGTTCGCAACATTGGCGTCGGTTACAACAATATTACCATTCATGCCTCCGTGAATAGAGCATTGATATTTGTAATTACCTACTATACCATATGGAATTTTCCAATATAGTGTTCCTGCTATTTGACCTTGGGCTGATGTAGTAGTTGATACTGTTCCTGTAGTTGTAACATGTTCTAAACCAACACTATAGTTTGCACCACCACTTGTTTGAATTAAGAATGGGTGTCCTGATACATTCAAATTAAATGCTAATGTTTGACCACTAGTAACATATATCGCAGGATTGATAGTAGCACCATATTGATCAAATAGATATCCAGATGTTCCGCTAGCAGTGACATTTAGTCGTGTTGTGGCTTGTAGATACAACTCATCTGTCGTTAATCCAGCTGTATTGAATGTTGTAATATTACCAAACGTTAATGCACTCAATGCACTACCATCACCAGTAAAGAAATTAGCTGTTACTAGATTACCTAAATTAGCATTACCGGCACTAATATTACCACTAGCAATAAATGTATTTGCACTAATTACATTTGCATTAGTGATGTTACCACCAGAACCATTACCTGCAATAATATTACCGGCAGATAAATTACCTGTAACATTAGCGGTACCACTAATGTTTGCACCTGTACCAGTTATTACCATTACATTAGCATTACCAACTGCACTAAAGTTAATATTGCCATTGGCGACTGGAATGTTTACATTACTATTGCCGTTACTTATGTTAGATCCGCCACCGCCGCCACCTGATTGTGCTACCCAACTTAGTGTACCTGAACCGTCTGTACTTAGTACATATGCGTTTGTACCACCACTGATATGTAGATTACCAACAGCACCCAAAGTAACATTAGCTGTAGTTGTAAAATCAACTACACCAGTTGCATTACTTACAGTTAATCCTGTTAATGAACCAACACTTGTTATATTTGGTTGAGCATTAGTTGTTACAGTACCGGCAGTTGCAACATTTAAGTTAGCAACTTGTGTTGTACTTGTTACTGTGAACGGCGCTGTACCTGTTGTAACGTTACTTACTAGTATACTAGCTGTAACATTTCCACTTACTGCTAAACTTGTTAATGTACCAACACTAGTAATGTTTGGTTGTGCGTTTGTATATACTGTGCCGGCTATTAATGCGTTAGCTACTTGACCAGTAACATTACCAGCTGATATATTACTTAAGTTATTACCGGCCCCACTAAAGAAATTAGCTATAGCTAAATTACCTAAATTAGCATTACCGGCAGTAACATTACCACTAGCAATAAATGTATTGGCTGATATGACGTTAGCGTTAATAATATTGCCACCAGCACCATTACCTGTAATGATGTTAGTTGTAGTAAGATTACCTGTAATATTAGCACCAGTGCCGGTAACAACTAATATATTGGCATTGCCTTCAGCACTAAAGTTTATATTACCGTTAGCTAATGGGATATTTACATTACTATTTCCGTTTGATATACTAGCTGTAGTAACACCTGTTAATAACGAACCGTTACCTATAAAGTAGTTAGCATTTGCAAGATTACCCAATATTGCATTGCCAGAACGAATGTTGGCTAATTCGGTGAATGTTACTACTTCACTTGAAATACCAACATTAGACCCAAATGCTATTTCTGCATTACTTATATCCCAACCCATCCAAGCAATTTTTGCACTTGTATCGTAATAATTTAATGCGGTACCAACATCTTTACCTGTATTAGCAACCGGGGCGGCACCATTTGGTCCTGTTTGTAAATTAATGATTGGGTCACTAATTGATAATGTAGTTGAGTTGATATATGTTAGTGTACCGTTAACTGTTAAATTACCACCAAACACACCATTACCTGATACCGATACATCTGTTAATGTGCCTAAACTTGTTATGTTTGGTTGTGCATTAGTATATACTGTTCCGGAAATTAATGCATTGCTTACTTGACCGGATACATTAGCAGCCTGAATATTACTTAAGTTATTACCGGCTCCACTAAAGAAATTAGCAGTAACTAGATTACCTAAATTAGCATTACCACCTGTAATATTACCAGTTACCGATAGACTAGTTAATGTACCTACACTTGTAATGTTTGGTTGTGCATTTGTATATACTGTACCAGAAACTACACTGTTACCTACTTGAATATTTGCAACATTTGCATCAGTTACAACGATATTACCATTCATGCCTCCATGAACAGAGCATTGATATTTGTAATTACCCGTTATGCCATACGGAACTTTCCAATATAGTGTCCCTGCTATTTGTCCTTGTGCTGCCGAAGCAGTTAATACCGTGCCCGTAGTATCAACATATTCTAAACCAGTACTATAATTTGCTCCACCGCTTGTTTGAATTAAGAATGGATGACCTGATACATTTAAATTAAATGCTAATGTTTGGCCGCTAGTAATGTATATTGCAGGATTTAGCGTGGCGCCATATTGATCAAATAGATATCCAGAAGCTCCACTAGCAGTAACATTTAGCCGTGTTGTACCTTGTAGATATAGTTGATCAGTGGTTAATCCAGCAGTGCTAAAAGTTGTAATATTGCCAAAAGTTAACGCACTCAATTCACTGCCGTTACCACTAAAGAAATTAGCTGTTGCTAAGTTACCTAAATTAGCATTGCCAGAAGTTATATTACCTGTACCAGTAATTTCCCCACTACCAAAATCTAAGTTACCAACTGTTGCGTTTCCTGATATATTTAATGTACCGGCTATATTAGCCCCTGTACCAGTAACTACCATAGTAGTATTGCCAACAGCACTAAAGTTTATATTACCATTGGCAGTTGGTATATTTACGTTGCTATTACCATTACTAATATTACTTGTACTACCGCCACCGCCTGATTGAGCAACCCAAGATAGATTACCTGCACCATCTGTTTGTAATACATATCCATTAGTACCGCCGGTAATAATGACATTACCAACAGGGCCTAGATTTGCTGAATTTGTTAACAAAGTCAGTGAAGTTGTTACAGATAAGTTAGCGACAGTAGCGTTGGCAGAAACGTTCATACCGTTAACTGTATAGTTACCGGATGTCTCTATTCCTGATGGTTTAATTACTGTCAATGCCATTATATCTTGTCCTTATTATGTATTTAGTTCTTATTAAAAGATCGGGAATGCACTTGTTGCTGGTGTGAAGTTACTTGTATAACGTGCATAACCTTTTGTTATTCTTAAATCGTCTAGGTAACCATACAATGGAGCTGAAGATACGTCAGACATAATACCAACAAATAATGATTGTGTTGTTCCTGAATAAGTGAAACTGTCAGAAATAGTTGTACCAACTATTGTTCCATTAACAAAAAATCTTCCAGTGGAACCTGTTCTACAATATGTTACATGTGTCCAAGTGTTAATAGGTATCGCAACAGTTGTGCTACTAGCTTTATTTCCAGAAGTTGAATTAAAATACAATGTATATGGTCCAGTACCATTTAAATAAAATCCCCAAGGGCCAGTACCGGTAGAATTATTATAACCAAAACTAGCAATAGTTTGATTACCTGTTCCTGCAGCCGATGTTAAATATATCCATGTTTCTACAGTGAAGTCACCAGGCAATGAATATGCAGGATTGTATGGTGCTTTTAAATAGTCGCCCGTACCATCAAAACTCATACTGCTTCCGCCAAACTTACTTACTGCTGTACTTAGTTTTGCATCACCGACAGTTTCCATGTTATTCATCATTGCGGCATCGTATATACCAGCACTGGTCATATTGTTTAGTAATACTGTATTTTGCACTGCTAATAGTGGAGCTGCGGATGGTACAAAGTTACTTGTGTATAGCGCAGTACCGTTTACTACACGAACATCGGCAATATTTCCAGTCATAACATAATTTGAACCTTGACTACCAATAGTTGTACTTGTTATACCTAAATTATATGCTGTTGAATTTGTTTGAGTAGTACCTTGCTGTACTCCATCAACAAATATTTTCATACTTGTACCGCTTCTTGATATTGCTACATGCTGCCATGCGTTTAATGTTTTTGAAGTTGCAGGTTGATAATCCCATGCGACCCCAGCCCGACCCCAGCCATATCCACCGGTAGAAGGTGCATATCCAAAAAATAATCCGTTTGTTCCGCTAGCACTAATAATAAACCAATCAGTTGTTAATTGTGCTGGGTATACCCAAGCTTCAATTGTAAAATTGCCTGTACCAAAATTAAATGCCGCATTTGTAGGAATAGTCAAATAATCCCCGGTACCATCAAAGTAACCACTACCGCCGATTGTACTTACCGTATAGCCATTTGTTAATGCACTAGTAACACCGAATGGATTTTGTTGTGTTGGTTGACTATTACCAACAGCAGTAATCGTAAAGTTGTTAGTACTGTTATCTATAAATGTTGGTGATTGTAATGTTAATAAACTTGTACCAGATATTGCTGTTAATGGACTTGTTGGAACTGTTATAGTTGATTGTGTTGGATCATATACAGCCGTTCCAACAACAATTCTAAAATTACTAATATATCCCGTGTAGTAATTAGTTAAGTGAGCGCCAATTCGAAGTATTTCAGTATATGAATTAGTATTTACAACGACCCCTGTAGACGACCTAATGCCATTAACAAATACAGTAGTAGAGGATCCGCTTCTAACCCATACTATATGGTTCCAAGTATTTAATGAAATTGTCGAAACAGTAAAGGTAGTAGTTCCTGTACTATCTTGTATAGTAACGGTTGTAGAACTTGCAATTCTTCCAACTAATCTTCCGCCGACACTGTTTGTTGTTCCAAACACATACATATCTGCGGTCAAGGTAGTTGTAGCATATACCCAACACTCTATAGTAAATGAGCCTGTTGTAATATTAGTTGCAGGGCTTGTTGCTAATAGTAAGTAATCTCCTGTACCATCAAAATAACCACTATAACTTGTTGGGGTTACTATTGATGGATTGAATGGACTGAAACGTTGTACTGAAACATCGCCGTTCTTTGTGAGAGTAAAGTTGTTTATACTGTCATCAACTAATCTATTGTCCGCACAGGTTAATAGTTGTGTGTTAGTGATAGGTGTTAATGGTGTGGTGCTTGGGGTAAACGCACTTGTATAAAGTGCAGTTGTGTTATTAATACGAATGTTTGACAAATATCCTGTTATAAATGAGCTTCCACTAGAATATGCTCCGATTCCAAGTGCCTGAGTGTAATTAAAATTAGCAGATGTTTGAGATGCAGTGAGCGCACCATTTATAAAAAATCTAACGGTACTACCAGACCTTGAGACAGCAAAATTAACCCATTGATTTGTTACCGCACTTGAATTGCCGTTTAAAAAAGAACTTCCATCGTATGCGCCAAATCCACGCTGATATCCATATTCAATATACCAACCAGCTGAGCCATTCCCGCCAACCAAAACACCAAATTGAGAGGTAGAGAGTAAATATACCCAGCCTTCAATAGTAAAGTCTCCGCTAAAGTTTGATATTGACGCAGATGATGGAGTTGTCAAATAATCACCAGTACCATCAAAGTAGTTACTCCAATTACCACCATAAGGACTAAATGTACCTTGAGTAGTATTACCGTTGCGAGTTACAAAAAAGTTATTTGTACTGTTATCTAAGAATACATTATTGTTTACTGATTGATTGTTTTGTAATGTTAATAAACTTGTATTTGCTATTGCGGTTAGTGGAGCTGAGGGTGGTGTGAATGTTGTTGTGTAAACTGCGGTGCCTTTTACTACACGAACATCGGTTATATAACCATTAAAATAACGATAACCAGATTCAAATGGAAATGCTCCAATCGTTAAACCAATTGATGAATTTGTTATTGCACCCACACTTGCAAAACCGCCCGGATTTAGCAAAGTTCCATTAAGAAATGCGTATCCGACCCCAGACGACACTGTCATGGCAACGTGATACCAAGTATTTAATAAAGTAGTTGATGTATAATCATAAAATTTTTCCGTAGAAGTTGATCCAGTGGTATTAAAATAAAATCTAAAGACTGTAGCACTTATTCTTCTGACACCAAAACCTTGGGCCCATGATCCATCAGTGTAATAATACCCTTTAAATATCAAACCACCATCAGAATTTGATTGTGAAAAAAACCAAAATTCTACAGTATAATCTCCCGATCCCATTTCAAATGCCGCATTGTCAGGAATACTCAAGTTGCTACTGCTGCCATCAAAGTATCCACTACCATATGTACTATAACTACTGTTTGGCACGAACGGATCAAATGAACTTATTGAAGTATTACCATTAACTGTTATAGCAAAGTTGTTTGTACTGTTATCTATAAATCTATTAGATTGGCAGGTTAATAATTGTGTGCCAGATATTGCAGTTAATGGTGTTGTAGGTGGAGTGAAGGCTGATGTATAAACTGCTGTTCCTTTAACCATTCTAAAATTAGATAAATATCCTAAATACGGATATGTGCTACCATCTGAATTAATACCTATATACACCGATCCAGTAGTACAAGTATAATTAGTGCTATCAGTATAGTTAGACCCTGATTGTGTTCCATTGATATAAAACTTGGTAGTACCCGATGATCTAACCAAAGCCACATGGATCCAAGTGTTTGTTGTTATTGCGCCGGCGGCTGTAGTATTTCTTGCATTACCATTTTGACCCAAGTTATACAAAGTTCCCGCAGAATCAACCCATAAAATTAATCTGCCAACACTATTGCCATCCACAACATCTAAAATTTGCCTATAACTTACTAAAGATGTTTGATAAACCCAAAATTCAACAGTAAAGTTTTCGGAACCCATACCAAGTGAAGTGTTATTTGGTACTGTTAAGTAATCACCAGTACCATCAAAATAATTACTATAATAGCCCGGTGTATATGGATTAAAACTATTTGGCTTTGTATCACCATTAATAGTTACCGCAAAGTTATTTGTACTAGCATCATCTACAAACGTTGTACTTGCTCCCGGTATCAATAATGTATTATACTCAAAGTATACATCATTGGCTACACTGATAACCCAATTGATAGTTATAGATGATAACTCACTTGTAGTATTTGCTGTTGCTGTTAACAATGAACTACTATTTGCTTCTACAGTAGGTGTTCCTGATATGTTTGCACCAGTTAAACTTAATCCAGTTGGTAGTGCATTAGCAGTGTATGTAATTCCCGAACCAACAGCACTAGTTGCACTTAATACTACATTAGATATAGCACTGTTAGTTGCACTGGTATATGTTGTTCCATTAGCTGGACTAACCCATGTTACTACATCAGGGGTAATAGTTAAACTAAAACTACGATTAGTATCTTGTAGTTCCGCATCTGTTGCTCTAACAGTAAATGTGTATGTTGTAGGGCTTGATAACAACTCACTTGTACCAGTAATTGTTCCATTACTATTAAAAGTTGCACCAGGTGGTATTGATCCACTAAACAAACTATATGTTATTGGTGCATCACCTGTTGCAGTAACTGTTTGATTAAAACTAGCAGTTTCATAAACATTTCCCAAACTACCAGCGGCTGTTGTCCATGTTGGTACACCACTATACTGAATACCCGGGATAGCAATCGCAGTTCCACCATCTGTGTTTATAACATACAATACATAACTACCTGCACTGTTAGCTGGACTTGTAAATGTAATAGTTGTAGAACTTACAACTGATACTACACCCACTGCACTACCATTAATCAACACACTTGCGCCAACCAAGAATCCACTACCAGTTAGTGTAATAGTTTGTCCACCTGCAGGATCGGCTGCAGTGTCATCTCCTGGATATCCTATAGTAGATACTTTTGGAGTGATAATTGTTGCTCCAGTAACTGTAACGTTACCTAATATTAAATCATTTTGAACAAAAGCATTACCAAATTGATTAGATGTATTACCTAAACTAGTATTAGCCGGTGGGTTAAAAATATTTTGATTTTTTAACTGATAGTAATCTGCCATGTTTTATACCTTAAACGTTTGTTAATATCCAACCTTGGGCAGCATTATAATATACCAATGTAAATGCTGAACGGTTAGTTGTTACTGTCATATCTGACGCTGTTCCTTGAATGTTACCACCATTTCTTCCAACTGTAATTGCATGTACACTTGCATTGCCAGTACCATCAATGATACCAACTTCAGTACCTAATGACGGGCTACCCGGAAGTGTAACTGTTATATTAGAAGTATTGGTGTTAACTATATATTTTGTGTTTGCTGATGCTGAGGTGTTTGCTGTAATTTCTACATATGTGTAACCAGCTGCTCCATTGCCGCCGCCTCCACTACCCAAATTAAATGTCATTACTTCAATAGCGGCGCCACTAACTGGTGCACTACTTAACGTAACGTTTGCTCCGGCAACAGTATATGCTGAATGTAATTGACTTACACCATCAATATTGATAATTGTATAATCTTCTGATGTTGGTGAGGTAGTTAGTGTAAATACTGTTTGTACTCCATTGCCAGTGAATGTGTCAATTACTATATTAGATCCGGCTGTTGCTGCCGATATCCAACTTAGTGCACCAGCACCGTCGGTACTTAATACATATCCGTTAGCACCGCCGGTAATTACTACATTACCAACAGCACCCAAATTAGTTTGTCCGGTAATATTCAATGTGCCTGATACATTAACACCGGTACCGGTAATTACTGCTACATTGGCATTCCCGGCAGAACTAAAATTTATATTGCCATTAACTGCTGGGATATTTACATTACTTGTACCATTAGATATACCAGCAATGCTACCACCCTGACTAGCCCAAGATAGATTTCCAGTACCATCAGTTTGTAATACATAACCATTAGTGCCGCCAGTAATTTTTACATTACCAACATCACCTAGATTTGCTAAACTTGTGACACTAATATTTCCAATAAAGTAATTTGCCTGCACGTTTGCATTAGCAGAATGCAATGATATATTTCCGGTCGTGAGGCCGTTCTTTACGTTAAAATATTTAAATGACACAGTTCCATATTCCCTGTTTTACGAATTGTATTATATTTATCCCCCATTTAAGGGGGATAAATTTGATTAAGTTTTGATGTACGTACTAACTAAATTGACTTTTAAGTTTGCACTAGCTCCAGTCGCATACACCGATACATTTCCGGATACTCCGTTAATATTACTTGATAATTCAATAATATCAGCAGTGTTATTACTACAAATGCTACCATAAATTGTAATATAAGCTGTAGTACCGTCATGTATCAATAGTGTTTCTACTGATTGGAATCCATCATCACCTGATGCACTAATAATATATTTCGCTGTTCTAAATGTACCTGGGGCAAATTGATCAACAACTGTATTAGTAGTTACTACTACATTTGAACGATTACTTGTTAATCCACCGTTAAGAGCAACATAGTTAGCAGTTAAGTTACCAAAAGTAGTTGCACCTGTTACTATTAATGTACCTACATTAGCAGTACCAGCAGTGCTTATGTTACCACCAGATATATTACCAGTAACATTAGCTATACCACTAATGCTTATATTACCGCCGGATATGTTACCGGTTACATCTAAACTTGTTAATGTACCAACGCTTGTGATATTTGGTTGAGCATTAGTTGTTACTGTGGCCGCTGTACCCGCCGTTGCTACATTTAAGTTAGCAACCTGAGTAGTAGATGAGACTATGAACGGTGCAGTACCAGTTGCTATTATAGAAGTAAATGTATTAGCAGATATATTATTAACATTACTAATATTACCACCTGAACCAGATGTTGTTATATTACCAGCAGTTAAATCCCCAGTAACATTTAATGTGCCTGCTATATTAGCACCGGTACCAGTAATAACAACTACATTGGCATTGCCAGCAGAGCTAAAGTTTATATTGCCATTAACTGTTGGAATATTTACATTACTTGTTCCGTTACTTATACCTGATGAGTTGACTGAGACAAAAGACAATCCACCAGAACCATCTGTACTTAATACTTGACCACTTGTTCCACCTGATATATGTAAGTTAGCTACTGCGCCTAATGTAACATTAGCTGTAGTTGTAAAATTAACTACACCGGTTGCATTGCTTACTGTTAATCCAGTTAAACTGCCAACACTTGTAATATTTGGTTGAGCCGCAGTTGTTAGTGTACCTGTAAAGAAATTAGCACTTACTAAGTTAGCGCCAGTGATGTTACCGGCAACTAAATTACCAGTGATATTAGCTGTACCAGATATGTTAGCACCAGTACCAGTAACCACCAATGTAGTGTTACCGGCTGCAGTAATATCAACGTTACCATTAACTGTTGGAATATTTACATTACTAGTTCCGTTACTTATACCTGATGAACTTATTGAGATGAATGACAATCCACCTGAACCATTTGTGCTTAGTACTTGACCATTAGTACCGCCGATAATTGTTATATTACCAACTGCCCCTAAATTACTTGTACCAGTAACTGCCAAAGTCCCTACATTAGCTGCTCCAGCTGTACTTATATTACCACCAGATATATTACCTGTTACAGTTAAACTTGTTAGTGTACCAACTGAAGTAATATTTGGTTGAGCCGCAGTTGTTAATGTACCTGTAAAGAAATTAGCACTTACTAAGTTAGCGCCAGTAATGTTACCACCTGAGCCTGCGCCTGTACTGATATTACCAGCACTGATGTTACCGGTAACTGTTAAATTACCTAATGTTCCAACACTTGTTAAATTACTAGTAACAATATTTGCATTCAATGCAGTACCGGTTAAGTTAGCCGCATTAGCAGTAATTGCTGTGTTAGATGCCGCTGTTAGTTGACCTTGTTGATTAACTGTAAATGTTGCTACAGCATCACCACTACCGTATGAACCAGAAGTAACTGCTGTATTACTAATACTAAATTCATTGCCAGTTAATGTCAATCCTGTACCAGCTATGTATGAACCAGCTCCAGAGAATTGTACCCAAATAATTTGTGTTGTACCAACTGTTATTGGTGTATTTGCAGTAGAAACCCAACCTGTATCTGCATTATATGTACCTTGTTCAACAAAGGTAAATGCTCCTGCCATTTCAGTACCAACGTCAAAATCAGTTGAACGTGTTAATATGAAGGGAGCCGCACCTGAACCAACTTGTGTTACTACATAGATACCATTGAATGCGGCTGATTGTGTTGTAGTATTAACAAATGCACCAACTTCATTCTTTATCAAAACACGTTCATTGAGAGATGGAGTTGATCCGTCAATACTTAATGCGCCGTTTGAAGAACTAGTAATTGTTGCTCCAACACCACTTGTTCCATTATTGTATGTGTATCCACTACCAAAAATACTTGTTGTAGTAGCATATACTACTGATGCCTTAGGATCTAGTCCTTGGGCAACACTATCAACATATGCTTTAGTAGTAGCATCAGTATCATTAACTGGTGTAGCAAGACCTGTAATGTTAAAGCTATTCATACTAACATTACCACCAAAACTACCTGTTCCAGTTGCAATCAATACTGCTGTACCCAAGTTACCAACGTTAGCATTACCGGTAACACTTAATACACCGGGTGTAGTTAAATTACCAACGTTAGCATTGCCACTTACAAGTAATGATGTTAGTGTACCCAAACTAGTAATGTTACCCTGTGCGTTGCCTGTTACTGTGACTGCGAATGTTGCATTACCAACAGTACCAGTAACATTTGCACCAGCAATATTTGTTAAGCCTGCACCATTACCTGTAAATATACCTGTATTAGCGGTAATGTTAGCGGCAGTGATGTTTCCATTTACGTCAAGACCAGTTAATGTACCAACACTAGTAATATTAGCTTGTGCGGCACCTGTTACTGCTACTGCTAAACCAGCTGTTGCTACATTTAAGTTAGCAACCTGTGTTGTTGAAGTAACAACAAACGGTGCTGTGCCAGTAGTTATAATAGAAGTAAATGTATTAGCAGATATATTATTAGCACCGGTAATGTTACCAGCTGAACCAGCTGTTGTTATATTACCTGCAGTTAAATTTCCAGTAACATCAAAATTACCAGATACATTTGCACCAGTACCAGTAACTACTAATGTAGTATTACCGGCTGCTGTAATATTAACGTTACCGTTAACAGCTGGAATATTTACATTACTTGTACCGTTAGCAATTCCTGAGCCTGCTGAGATTGGTGCCCATACTAACGCACCTGAGCCATTTGTTTGTAGATAATATCCGTTAACACCACCAGTAATAGTAACGTTACCAACATTACCTAAATTACTTGTACCAGTAACTACCAGTGTTCCTAAGTTAGCTTCACCTGCAGTACTTATATTGCCACCGGATAAATTACCTGTTACAGTTAAACTTGTTAGTGTACCAACACTTGTAATATTTGGCTGAGCATTTGTATAGACTGTGCCGGCAACTAGTGCGTTACCAACTTGTCCAGATACATTTGCACCTGCTATATTACTTAAGTTATTACCAGCACCAATAAAGAAATTAGCGGTAAGAGCGTTACCCAAATTAGCATTGTTTGCTGTAATATTACCGGTTGTAGCATCTAGTAATATATTACCAGTTGTTATACCTTGTTTTACATTAAAATATTTTGTAGTCATTTTTGATCCTTTTAATCTGCTACGTAAACGCCCAATAAATTCACCGTTGTGTTAGCTGAGCCAGTTGTGGCTAGCAACCTAACATTTCCGGAAATTACATTCGTTGACAATGCTATAATATCGAACCCTACAGTAGATAAACTACCATATATAGTTACATAACTATTAGCACTATCGTGTATCAATAATACTTCAACAGCTTGATATCCGTCATCACTGTTGACTCTCATTGTGTATTTAGCTGACCTGTATTTAATGACCGGAAAGCTATCAATTACTGTATTTGTTGTAACAGCTATTGGTGTTCTGTTACTATAGATATCACTGACTTTTAAGTTTGTTATTGTTGCTGTATCATTAACAATCAAATTACCTCGGGCAGTTACATTTCCTGTAGTACTTCCCATTGAAATATTAGCTATTAGACCAAAATTAATATTACCAATTGCTGTAGTAAAAATACCAGCATCACCGCCACTAACAGCTACTGTACCAGTACTTAATGTTAATAACCCGGCAGTTGACGATATATTTCCAGTAATACTAGCATTGCCACTAGCAATAATATCACCCGTCACATCAACATTAGTTCTATTAATAGTTGCTACTATATTAGCTGTACCAGAACCGCCTACTATGAATTTTACTGCGCTAGGAATTTTACTAGTTCCTATAACTAAATTACCACCACGTACATATAGATATCCGTCATCTGGCGTTAGTGCATTACCTAAACTATTTGTTTGAGTACCGTCCCATGCACTACCTGTAATACCCATATTGATATAGTTGTTTACACTATTACCATTATCTGAGGTTAATGCAATGTCAGTACTAGATGTTGCTCCGGTATTGATATTTTGAAAATTTATCTGTGACGCACTATTTAAGTTACTAGTAAATTGTACTATAGTGTTTGGAACAGCAGTAAAACCAGTAACACCTGCCTGCAATGCATTTTTACCATTAATACTGTTGCCAGAAAATATACCATTTGCGGCACTTATATTAGCTGTTGTTAATGTATTTGTTACAGAATTAAACGTAAGATTTGCGGTTGCACCAAACTCATTATCATTATTAAATTGAATTTGTGTATTGCTACCGGCTGGTACACCACCTATGTCCCATGCCGCCCCGTTTGCATATAATAAATGATCGGTTAGTACATTTCCGGCTGATATATTACTTGTTACTGATAAATTACCTAATGTTCCAACACTAGTGATATTGGGTTGACTTGAACTTGTACTATCAAATACGCCATGGAAGAAATTAGCAGTTACAAGATTACCTAAATTAGCATTACCGGATGATATATTACCAGTTAGACTTAATGAAGTACTAGTGCCTGGATAAGCTGTGGTTTGAGTTGTGGTATCCGGAAATACAACATTTCCGGTACTATCAAAATTCCAAACTTTATTACCATTATCAGATACTATATCAACATCTATGTATGAAGTAATCTTAGATGTAAAAACATTACCTGAGGTATCTATAACCTCGGTGAGTTCATCACCCACCGAGAATCCATTTATAGAATTAAACCATCTAATTGTTGCCATATTATGTAATCAGCAATAATTAAATTGTCCTAATCTGTGTAGTCCAAGCAGTACTGTTACTACTAGATGGTGTAGCTTGCAATAATACATTGCCTGAAGCAACATTAACTGCTAGTGTTCCTGTAGTAGTACCAATACGAACTGTTCCGTAAATTACGTAATCTGCATCAGTACCATCAGTAACAGCTAATACAGTTGCTACACTATATTTTGATCCTGCTGAATCATATCCTTTAACTAAGAATTCAACACCTGTCACATTAGAACCAGTTAACTGGAATGTAGCAATTGTTTGATTAGCAGTAATAGATGTAGTACTTACTGTGTTTGCAGTAATTGATGTATTACCAATACCCAATGTAGTAACAGCAAATGAGTTTGCACTTAACGAACCGGTTGAAAGATTTCCAACTGTTACATTACCTATCTTAGAAACACTGAATTTACTTGCACCGCCAACTTGCAAGTCCATCAATAATGAGCCTGCACTAGAGTTAGTGTCAGTTATATTTTCTAGTATACCAGTAAATGTTGCTGAAGCATTATTCCAAGTTTGACTTACATTTATAGCTGATTTACTTGTCGTTATAGTTCCAGTTGATAGTTGTGCTGTATTTCCTACAAAATTATCAGCGTTAACGTTAGCTGTTGCGGTAAATGTATTTGCAGATACTACATTAGCACCAGTAATATTTCCACCAGAACCAGTTGTACTAATGTTACCAAATGTACCATTACCAGTTGCAGTAACTGCGCCGGCTGTACTAATATTTCCACCAGATATATTGCCAGTTGCAATAATTAGACCAGCTGTACCTAAATTACCTACGTTAGCATTACCAGTAACATCTAGTGTTAAGTTAGCCGTTAATACATTAGCAATAACATTTCCTGTTATTGTTACTGATGTACCAGTTGCCGCACCAATATTAGGTGACGTAAATGCTGCGCCAGCCGGAACATAAATGTTACCATTACCGTCAAACGCTGTTGTTGGGTTAGGGTTACCGTCAACCTTAGCATTAAACTGTGTGCCTATTAATACTAAACCAGCACTTGTATTAGCAGTGAATGAGCCAGCACCAGAGAACTGTACAAATACAATATCAGTTGTACCAACAGTAACTGGTGAGTTAGTTGTACATACCCAACCAGTATCAGCATTAGTTGTACCATATTCAACGAATACAAACGCACCTGGTATCTCACCACTTGGTGATGCACTATCAAAGTCAGTTGTTCTAGTAAGTACGTATGCAGCCGCACCTGAACCTGCAGCAGTAACTACATATATACCATTATAAGGTGCATTAGTTGTAGTTTCATTTTTAACCAATACTCGTTCGTTTATGGAAACTGCAGATCCATCAATTGACAATGCGCCAACTGCGTTACCTGTAATTGTTGCTCCTATGCCACTTGCACCGTTATTGTAAGTGTAAGCAGGAAGTCCGGCTGCTGTAGCATATACTACAGATGCTTTTGGATCTAGTCCTTGAGCAACACTATCAACATATGCTTTAGTAGCGGCATCATTATCTAGTGTTGGTGTAGCAAGATTTATAATTTTCTTACTAGAAACACTAACATTACCGGCACCAGTTGGAACTAGTATAACATCATTGTCACCGGGTGCGGCAGTTAATGTTAACGTAGTAGTATTAGAAGTTAATGTAGGTGATACCAATGCAAGTGCATTAACGGTGACACTAGCATTGATACTAGAGGTAGTTATATTTCCAACACTTATGTTACCTGTACCAATAATTTGACCATTACCAAAACCAAGATTACCAACGTTAGCATTGCCAGTCGTTGTAATTGTATTAGATCCGGCAGCGATAGTACCAATAATGTTACCAGCAGTTATATTACTTGTAGCAACAATATTACCTGTAGAAATACTGACGTTAACTGTGCTATTACCAACATTTAATACATTGGCTAAATTAGCAGTATTAGATGTTTTGTCAAAAGTAAATCCAGTACTTGAATTTGCAAAGCTATCATCATTAAATACAATTCCAGTATTTGAACCAGGTATTGTAACATTACCTGTGATATTACCACTGAAGTTACCACTAAAGTTATTAGCAGATATAGTACCAGTAGTAGTAATATTTGCATTAATAGTTAATAGATTTGAAGACAATACCATTAAGTTAGCTATTGGTATATTACCATTAGCAGGGTCAGCAATGTTGAAAGACACATTACCGTTTGGTGTTGTAGTTACAGTTGTATTACCGTTAACAAGTTTATCGGCTGCAATAGCAACAACACCTGTTAATTGACTACCGTTACCTAAGAAGTAACTACCAGTCACGTTACCAGTTGCAGTAACGTTACCTGTAACAGTTAATAAATTAGTACTATTATTGAAAGTGAAATTAGCACTAGCACCTAAGTTTCCGTCACCGTCATTAAATTGAATCTCTGTGTTTGCGCCAGCTGGGGTAATAAAGTCCCATGGTGTTCCATTTGCATATAATAAATTGTTAGTACGTAGGTTACCTACATTTGCTGTATCAGTTACAAATAAATTGCTTGATACATTTACAAAGTTTGCTGTAGCTAGATTACCTAAATTAGCATTGTTAAATTGAGCATTACCAAGAACAGTTAGTAGTTGAGTACTATCATCGTATATTAAATTACTAGAATCAGTTAATACACCACCAGTACCAGCAAATGTTACTCTAGTTGATGTTAATGCGTTAGAACGCAGGCTGTTAGCAATTACATTACCACTAAAGTTTGCTGTGTTACCTGAAAGTTCTAAATTAACTGTAACATTTGGAGCTACTACATTACCAATAAAGTTAGCTGTGTTACCTTGTATATTAAGACCAACGTTTGCATTACCACTTACAAAAACATCAGTTAAGAATGTTGTATTTGAAAGTGCTATACCACTAGCATTTGATGATATATTTTGATCACCAATAAGAATACTACTACCACTTAGAAATAAATCTTTCCAACGATTTGTCGCATTACCCAAATTAAACGTTATGTTGGCTGAAGGAATTAAGTTTCCAGTTGTTGTACCAGAAATTTCTAAGTTACCAATATTAGCTAAACCAAGTGTATTTAAGTTAGCACCTGTAATATTAGCATTTGCAGTAATATTAGCACTAGCATTAATATTACCAGTGACATTTACTACATTGGCTAGATTAGCGATACCATCAACATTTAATGAAATTAGATTACCAACATTAGTGATATTTGCTTGATTAGAACTTGTACTATCAAATACACCATGAAAGAAATTAGCAGTTGCAAGATTACCTAAATTAGCATTAGTAGCACTAATATTACCAGTAATAGTTAATAGGTTAGTACTAGAGTTAAAGGTAAAGTTCGCACTAGCACCAAACTCATTATCATTATTAAATTGAATTTGAGTGTTACTACCAGCTGGAATACCACCAATATCCCAAGGTTGACCGTTTGCGTATAACAAATGGTCTGTGCGTACATTACCAACATTTGCGGTGTCAGATACGTACAAATTGCCTGTTAGGTTAGCATTAGTTGTGGTAATGTCACCGTTTGCTAGTATAATATTGGCGGCATTTTCTCCTACTGAGAAGCCGCCAATCGAGTTAAATGCTTTGATTGCCATGGTAATGTCCTTTTATAAATGTATTTATGCTAGGTATAATAAAGTTACTTTGCATATTGTATAATCATCAGATTATATTTGGTTAAATTAGTAGAATCCGGAGTCACTACCAATTGTATCGTATCAGGCGATCCTGCCTGATAATTCACTGAAAAACTTCCCACACCACCATTGATGTAGAGTCCTGAATACTCATTAAATACCACCTCAGTTCCTAGAACTGCGGCAGCTATTTTTGCTGTTTGTCTGGTGTTACCTGCTACATCTGTGGAAATAATAGTAAAATCTATAGCTGATAAGTTGGCCAATGATGTTGACCACAATAATTGATTAGGTGTCGTAGCGGCTGTAGTAGCAAAATAAACAGTTGATTGATAAAATTCATTATCTCCTACACCCATTCTGAACGTATTTGCTATAACATTATTGGCAATAGACGTATTGCCCAAATTAGCATTAGCTGATGTAATATTACCAGATGCATTAAGCGTTACTGTAGATATTAAATTAGCCCCGGTAATATCACCGCTAGGGCCAGTGGTAGATAAATTACCAAATATGCCATTATTACCGGTAATATTACCTGTAGCATTAAATGTAGTAACATTTGCTGTACCAACTACAGTTAGTAAACTTGTAGTTTTATCAAATGTAAAGTTAGCACTTCCACCAAATTCATTAATGTCGTTGAATTGAATCTGTGTATTGCTACCGCCGGGCGTGCCACCAAAATCCCAAGCTGAACCATTTGCGTATAGTAAATTATTAGTACGTACATTACCCACAGTTGCAGTATTAATTACAGATAAATTGCTTGATACATCTACAAAATTAGCGGTTGCTAAGTTACCTAAATTAGCATTATTAAACTGCGAATTACCTACAACAGTTAATAAATTAGTTGTTTGGTTAAATGTAAAGTTGGCACTAGCACCAAAGTTAGTATTGCCGTCATTAAATTGAATCTGCGTATTAGATCCTGCAGCCTCTTGTAAATCCCAAGGTTGACCATTTGCATATAATATATTGTTAGTACGTAAATTACCTACATTTGCTGTATCAGCTACAAAAAGATTACCTGATATATTTCCAGAATTTGCAGTAACTGTGTTAGATGATACATTAGACGTAATATTAGTAGCAGTTAAATTACCTGTAACAGTTAAATAACCAGATACGTTTGTTCCGGTACCTGTAACAACTAGTGTTGTATTGCCGGTAGCAGTAATATTAACATTACCATTAGCAATTGGAATGTTTACGTTACTATTACCGTTTGCTACCCCTGAACTATTTAAGTTTGCTAAATATCCACCGTCACCAATAAAGAAAGCACCAGTGTTGGCAACAATATTTCCACTAGCTGTTAGTGAGGTTGTTACGTGTATATTTCCAGAACCATTTGGAGTAAGAAATATATTACTGTTAGCAGTAATAGTACTGATAGTAGTATCAGTAAAGTTTAGATTACCAATATTAGTATTACCACTGATATTACCACTGGGTTGATTAGTTACACCAATCAAGCCTACATACTGATAACCTACAACATAAACACTTTTACCTGTAATAGGGCTGGCAATCTGAGTTGGTACATTTGCACCGTTGAAGTTTAATACACCAGATTGATAATCAAAGAACCATGTATCATCTCTTCCAGAACCAGCTTGGAATAATTTAGTACCTGATGTTTGTGGATTAGTTACACCAGTGTTGGCTACATATACTTGTACAAGATAGTTGTCGCCAAATTGAGTTGGTACCCAATTAATTTCGTTTGTCTTCCACGTTTGATTGTCAGGGGCGGTTAAGTCTTCAGTACATTCTACGCTAGGGCTAAAACTCCCTACACCATCTTTATAAACTTTAATAATACTAGTTGTTGTGGCAGGCGGATTTCCTGTAATCTGGTCACTCTCCATCCAAACAAGATCGCCACGATATAGTAATGGGCTAGGGATACTTTCATTGAAAGCTTCTTTAACTGTTGCTTCTGCAGTTTTGGTTACAGCGTAACCAACTTTTTTCCACAGATAGTCAATCTTTTGTGATTCGTTAAACGTTGCGGCCATTACGTTGCTACTCCTATCTGTAAATCAGTTATAGTTTGACCGGCTGCCAACGCAATTCTAATTAAAATATTATTACCAAAACTATTAGCTTGATTCTGTGACCCAAGCGTCATAGTATATCTTACATTTGTTATCTGTGTATTCAATGGTATAACATCTGATCCAGTTAACGCACATCCGTTAGTACCAGCTGGGTTTCCACCTGTAGCACTATTACCCGGTACTCCCGCACCGTTATATTGTTCATATCCAGTTAACCATCCGTTAATAGTACTAGTGGGTCCTGGGAATCCCGGAGTAGGTGATGCGAATCCACCCTTGTCAATTGTTGTGCCAGGTGCCGCTACCCATAAGCCTGATATACCAGTTGACCCTGTAGTTAATATAATATCAAAATTAGCTAAACTAGTTCTTACAAATGCAAAAGTAAAATACTGTAACCCTGATCGTCCTGTAGCTAAGTCAGGTCCAATTGGTAAATACCCAGTAGATAAATCTACAGCATAATGTTTTAACACACCGTATCTAACAACTGCTTCTGGTGTACCTGCAATAGTTTGAGCACCTGACCATACATTGCTAGTATAATAATTTGTATTATTACTAAAGACTGGTGTATTACCTGCTGTACTCATTACTATACGAATAGCAGGTTGTGTATTACTTGCTACATTAGCAGGTATATTTGCTTCATTAAATCCAGAGTTGGCGCCAGCATACATTTGTATTTTAGTAGGCAGTTGAATTGTTGTGCTAGTACCAACAACGTTGAATATATTTGCCGCTAATGTTGATACTCCGTTAACTGCACCGTTAACTAATACGTTGAGATTACCCATTGAATAGTTAGTTGATATACCTATGTTAGCTTTAACATTTGATCCAGTCAACATAGAGTTAGCACTATTATCAATCTGTGCTAATGTTTTAGTTTGTGTAGATATAACTGATCCAGAACCTTCATATGATGTACCAGATGCTACCGTGAATGGGTCAGCACTACGGAATGTTTGTCCTGTAAAGTTTTGTAATTCTAAATTAGCGACTGTAATTGCAGGAGATCCAGTAGCACTATAATATGGAATACCTGAAATGTATCTAAATGTTCCTGAAGTAGCAGTAACCATCGCTGTATTCGTAGTAACTAAGGTTGGTGCAGAATTTAAGTTGTCTTTTACCATTCCAATAGTATTAGTATTACCTGTAGTTGAATGACGTAATTGGAAATCATTGTAACCATTACCTAAACTAGCTAGTGTATTGCTAATCGTAGCAGAGAATACTTTGTAGAATCCTGTAGGAACAGCGGTATTTGCTACATGTAAATCTCTGTCGGCTGATACTACTAATGAACTGTATGTTCCAACAGCATTTCCACTAGTACTGAATGAAGTGTTGCCGGCTTCTGCATTATTTACATAGGCAGTTAATGTACCGGTAAGTGCTGTATTTGCATTTGTTACTTGTGTGCTGGTTGATACTGGTGTAGTTGTAGCTATACGGGTAACTGCTGTACCATTAGCTAATATATTTCCGCCAGTATTATCAGCCGCTCCTGCCGCTAATAATGGGCTAGTACCTTGACTAGCTGTAGCGATAGTAACATTAGTGAAACTACTTAGATTAGAAGGAGCTGTTGGATTAGCTAAAATAGTAATATAATTTGTTTTTGTATTTGTATTACTTTGTAACGTGGTGCCTGGAGTACCGTTTGCTTGTAATGCAACTGTTTTACCACCAATAGTAGGTGATCCATAATCGTTAAGATATGAGTGTGTAATATTAGCACGACTTGTTACACCACTGTTACTTGTAGTGTCACCCCATGACCAATTAAACACATTACCAGTAAAGTTAACGTTAGGTGATGTATCATTACTGAAGTTAAACAAGCTTCTATCACGACCTAAATAGTCAGTAAACAAGTAACCAACTTGAGCATTAGAAGTATATCCTGTAGCGTCAGTTTGAGTATTAGCGGTTCCTGTAAAGTTAGCTCTAACTTCTGGTTCAACTGTAATTGTAATATTACTAGATATGAACGGGCTAGTACTAAATCCTGTATACAATGAAAGATTTGCTACATAACTTACTGTGGTAGCCGCATTCTGTTGTACTGAACTTAACGCAAATGCATGAGTAATATTAGCCGCTCCTGGGTTACCAGCAAGTCCAGTTTGAATATTAATGTTACTATTAGCTGTACCATCTCCCCAACGGAAGTTATATAATTGTTGTGCACCAAAACTAGCAGTATTACCTGGACTGCCAGGAGTATCATTTCTGAAACTAATTACACCACCTGAGGTAGCAAGATAGTTAATAGTTGAAGTAGAATTAGCTGTAAATGCCGGGCTTTGCGGAGAATATACTTTAACATTAGTATTCGCTGTTGTAACACTATACGGAGGCGCATTACCTGCTGTCTGGTTTGTACCAGTTAAATTAATTCCATATATAGAATCAACATTGGCAGAATTAATGTATTGATGAGAATCAGTTGTCCATGAATTACCAGGATTAACAGCAGTATTGCCATCACCATAATTAATTGTAAATGATGTAGCATACAAACTTGTATTAGTTAATGTAACATTACTACCAGTATCTAAACTAGTTGGACTAGCTGTAAATGATGGTATTGGTAATGGTGTGAACAGTGTTATGAAATTAGTATTAATTGAAGTAGCGGTTGAGCCTTTTGCTCCATTGGCTGCATTACCTCCATATGTACCATTTACATTGAATGCTGTAAATGTAACTGTAAATTGTCCACCTAATACATTACTATATGTTTTTGTAGGATTACGTAAAGTGCTAGTTGTGCCGTCACCAAAATTCCAAAGATAATTAGTAGGATTGCCAATATAGTTTCCAGTAAATGCCACTGATAACGGACTAGGCCCTGATGTTACATTAGCACCAATGTATATATTACCTACAAAAGTATTTCCAGCAATATTTAAACTAACCTGATTCAAATCATCTAATCCATCAGTAACATATGTACTAGTAGTCCATCCGTTATACGCAACATTAGTTGTTAAGTCACTATCAGATGGTGTACCTAATGGAATAAGATTACCTGTAACTCCGGCTATGCTACCACCGCTAATCCAAGACAGGTTACCGGTGCCGTCAGTACCTAATACGTATCCAGTAACTCCTCCAGTAATATGTACATTAGTAACATTACCCAATGCTACATTAGCTGTGTTTGCAAAATTTATATTACCAGTAGATGTTAAACCAGTTAGATTGCCCACGCTTGTTAAATTACTAGTAGTAATATTTGAATTTAATGTTGTGCCTGATAAGTTAGCGGCATTAGCAGTAATTGCTACATTACTTGCGGCAGTTAACTGACCTTGTGGATTAACCGTAAATGTAGCAACAGCATCGCCGTCACCATATGAACCAGCCGTTACTGCTGTATTAGATATACTAAATTCAGTACCATTTAATGTTAAACCAGTGCCTGCTGTGTATGAACCTGCACCAGAGAACTGAACAAATATAATTGGTGTTGTGCCCATTGTAACTGGTGAGTTTGTTGTACAGACCCAACCAGTATCAGCTAATGTTGTACCATGCTCAACAAAAGTAAATGCTCCTGGAATTTCACCACTCGGTGAACCGTTGTCAAAATCAGTAGTTCTAGTTAATACAAAAACTGAACTAGCACTTCCTGGATCAGTAACTAGATAGATACCGTTATAAGGATCATTTGCCCCTGTTTCATTTTTAATTAATACACGACTGTTAATACTTGGATAACCACTATCAAGTGTTAATTCTCCATTACTAGTTGCAGTAATAGTTGCCCCGACACCGCTTGCTCCGTTATTATATGTATATGCTGGAAGTGCTGTTGTACTAGCATAGGTTACAGATGCCTTAGGATCTAGGCCTTGTGCAACTAAATCAACATATTGTTTTGTTGCGGCATCTTGATTATTTACAGGTTCAGCAAGACTTGTAATGTTCCTGTTGTTCATGTTTACATTGGCGCCAAAACTACCTGCACCAGTAGCAATTAAATTAGTTGTTCCTAAATTAGCAACATTAGCATTACCAGTAAAGGTAGCTGTATTACCCGTTAAATCAAACGCAAAATTAGCATAGTTTGCTTTTACTAAGTTACCTAAATTAGCATTTGCTGAAGTTAAATTGCCACTAAAATTAGCAATATTACCATTGACTTCATATGCAACGTTTACATAATTAGCTATTGCCAAGTTACCTAGATTAGCATTTAATGAAGTTAAATTACCAATAAAGGTAGCAGTATTGCCTTCAAGGTGATAAGAGACATTTACATAATTTGCTGTTGCTAGATTACCTAAATTAGCGTTACCTGAGGTAAGATTAGCAGTAATATTTGCATTACCGTTTACTAGTATTCCAGTAGATGAAATAACAACTACATTACTAACAGTGTCTGAACTTATATTAATATTTGCATTTGCATCTACTATAATGCTACTACTACCATTTACGATACTAGCTGTATTAGAATTACCTGTACCTATTACAGTAAACGTACCACCTAATGGGTTTGTTAATGTAATTCCGTTTGACCCTGACGTAATAGTAGATCCGTTTAGGTCAATTGTATTACCTGATATATATAAATCATTCCAACGTTGTGTTGGACTACCTAAATTGTATGTTAGATTAGAACTTGGTACTAAATTTCCAGCAACAGTTAAATTAGATTCTGTTACAGTTAATGTTGTGCTACCATTAGCAGTAAGAGTTATATTACCGTTTACTAACGGAATTTCTACATAACTATTACCATTGGCAAATCTACCTATAAAATTACTAGCAGTTACATTGCCAGTTGCAGTAATATTTCCGCCAATTATAACAACATTAGATACTAGATTACCTATAGTTAAATCTGTTAAATTACCTACGCTAGTAATGTTTGATTGATTACTTGCGGTAACATAACCAGAGAAAGATGAATAGTTTGCATTTGCTACATCTCCGGTAACATTAGCACCTTGGATATTACTTAAATTGTTTCCTGATCCAATAAAGAAATTTGCAGTTACTGCATTACCTAAATTAGCATTTAACGAAATTAAATTACCACTGAAGTTAGCTATATTACCATTTAGATCATATACAACATTTACATAATTAGCGGTAGCTAAATTACCTAAATTAGCATTATTAAATTGTGTATTTCCTAATACTGTTAATAAATTAGTAGTATTATTGAATGTTAGATTAGCACTGGCACCAAATTCACTATTATCATTAAATTGAAGTTGTGTGTTATTTCCGGCTGGGTTTCCACCTAAATCCCAAGGACTACCATTTGAATATAATAAATTATCTGTACGTAAATTACCTACGTTTGCTGTATCAGTTACAAACAAATTGCTTGAAACGTTTACAAAGTTTGCTGTTAGTAGATTACCTAAATTAGCATTACCCGAAGTGATATTACCATCAACTGTTAAACTTGTTAAGTTGCCAACACTTGTAATATTAGGTTGAGCATTTGTATATACTGTACCTGCAACTAATGCATTGGCTGCTTGACCGGTAACATTGGCTCCATTAATTGATGATAATCCAGAACCGTTTCCTGTAATATTAGTAACAGATAGTGTATTAGTATTGTAATCAAATGTAAAGTTTGCGCTAGCACTAAATGCGTTATTATTATTAAATTGAACTTGTGTATTACTACCAGCCGCATTAGTTGTGAATACGTAGGGTGTACCATTTGCATATAAAATACTATCTGTTTTAAGAGTACCTGTAGTAGTATTACCCTGAACGGTTATTCCCTCAGTAGTGATAATAGCTACATTAGATGTGCCATTTACACTGGCTGTAATATTACCACCAACTGTTGCAATATCTACATTACTATTACCATTACTAATGGCTGATCCGGTACCAGGAGGTGACCATTGAATTACGCCATTACCGTCTGTAGTTAATAAATATCCAGAACTACCACCTGTAATTGTTATGTTAGATACTGGTCCTAAATTACTTAACCTAGTAACGTTTATGCTTGGAACTGTAAGTAGATTAGTTGCAGCCTCAAATGTTAAATTTGCACTACCGTCAAACTGTCCATTACTATTATATTGTAAGCTATTATTAGGACCAAATGGGTTTCCACCTGCATTAAAAGGTCTTCCATTGGCATAATAATAATTAGCGGCATATACACTATGTACAGCCACGTTACCATTGGCATTTAATACGTTAGTAATTATATTGCCATTGGCATCAATTACTGGTACAGGTGGTATACCTACTGAGTATCCACCGAACGAATTAAAGTTATCTACTGCCATCTAGTATCCTGAATAATAGTTATTATATATTTATCTTTTCCTAGTCAGTAAAAAGCATGAAAAAAGCACCCTGGAGATCTTTTTCTCTAAATACAATATGTTAACAAGACAACCATCAAGACCACTATGTGAAAATTGTAAAGTAACATTGGCAAAGGCTAATGGTATAAGCAAACATGGCTTTAATAAATGGCACAAGTATTGTGTTGAATGTAGTAAAGCCGCATACAATCCAAAGCACGGTTATCTATTACATAAGAAAAATAAATGTGAGAAGTGTGGTTTTATACCAGAAGATAAATGTCAACTTGATATTGTTTATAAAGATAACAATAAAAAGAATAAAGAAAAAAGTAACTTGAAAACACTATGTGCCAATTGTAATAGAGTGTACCAAAAAAAATTAAAAGAAAAACAAAAATCTATATTAGATATTACTGTTGACACTGACTATACGTTATAGATTACCAGTGTCTGTTGATGGGAACGCTCTGCCCTCTCCCCATATAATTCGTACTGCACCCGGGCCGCCTCTTCCAGCATTAGTATTTTGGGCGCCACCTTGTCTGCCCCCGGCGCCACCTCCTCCGTAATAACCACCCATTTGATAAGTGGTCTCTGGGTAATTAGCGGCAGTGTAAGCAGGATTTTGACCTTGTCCATATGGATATCCAGCGCCTCCGCTAGATCCACCGGCGCCTGCAGCACGGCTACCGACTCCCCCTGCTCCATTAGATCCTTGACCATATATACCAACACCACCGCCCGGCCCACCTGACAGGACACTGCCGCTAGCTCCACTAGCTCCTCCACCTCCACCTCCACCTGTACCGGCGGCGCCGTTAACGGCTGCACCACTCAAACCCGTGCCTCCATTACCACCATTACCAGAATATCCACCGGCGCCACCGGCACCTGGAAAATAATTTGTGGTGCCACCACTTCCGCCATTACCGCCTCCGTCGCCAGTATAGCCACCACCACCTCCACCTCCGCCAAAATTTGGAGTTGCTCCTCCTCCACCAGCGCCTAAAACTAAACTAGAATTATTAAACCAACTTGATTCGCCACCACCACCATTATAGTTTCCACCACTAAAGAACCCACCTCTTCCACCATTTCCAACTACAACAGTATAGCTTACACCCGGAGTTACTGCAATATTGTTTTTCCAACCTAGACCGCCACCTCCACCACCCGGCGCCCAATCAACTGTAGTATTTGCTAACGCTCCGCCACCCCCGCCACCTACTGCTACTGCACAAACTGATGTTACATTAGGTGGACATACCCATGAATATGTCCCGACTGCAATAAATTCGGTCTGCGCAGGAGCTGTATATGTAACTGTTAATCCAGCTGGTAAAGTTATACCACTAATTATCATTATAAGTTACCAGTATTAGTTGATACTTCAAATACTATTGGCATAATTGTTATTCCTTAAAAAATTGTTGCTTAACCGTAACTTGCGGCTGCTAGATAACCTCTTGCTGTACCAACACCAGTAACATCAGTACCTACTACACCCGTATTTGTTACTAGGTTAGTTATTGATTGCCGGCCGGCTCCGCCAGTAGTGCCATATCCAAATATAGCCTTATCAGTGCCATAACCTGCAGCAGCTGGATATAATCTAGCAGTACCTACGCCAGTTGTATCATTAGCAACTACACCTGTGTTTGATACTAGATTGGTTATTGCTGTTACACCACTATTGCCTTGTCCATATCCGAATATAGCTTTATCACTACCATATCCTGCAGCCGCTAATTGATTTCTAGCAGTACCAACTCCGGTAACATCTGTTGAAACTACACCGGTGTTTGATACTAAATTTGTCATTGATAGAACACCGGATGCATCACCATAACCAAATATAGCTTTATCACCGCCATAATCTGCGGCTGTTGGACCATTTCTAGCAGTACCAACACCTGCAGTATCATTAGATACTACACCTGTATTTGATACTAAATTGGTTATTGACTGATTGCTAGTACTATAGCCATATCCAAATATAGCTTTATCTGTACCATATCCGGCTGCCGCTAAACTATACCTAGCAGTACCAACACCAGCAGTATCATTTGCTACTACACCGGTATTTGATACTAAATTGGTTACCGATTGATTAGTGTAAGTAGGAGGACCAAGTAGACCGTATCCAAATATAGCTTTATCTCCCCCATACCCGGCGGCTGCAAGAGCCCATCTAGCAGTACCTACGCCAGTTGTATCATTAGCAACTACACCTGTGTTTGATACTAAATTGGTTATTGATGTTGGTCCAGCACTTATATCACCGTAACCAAATATAGCTTTTTTACCCACCGGCGCTACATATGGTTCAATACTAATCCCACCTGATATAGTTGCACCTTCAAATATTATTGGCATAATTGTTATTCCTTAAAAAATTGTTGGTTAACCGTAACTTGCGGCTGCTAATCCATATCTTGCAGTACCAACGCCTGTAGTATCTGTTGCTACTACACCGGTGTTTGATACTAAGTTGGTCATTGATAATCCATCACCACCACCTAAATAAGGATTATAACCATATCCAAAGATAGCTTTATCTGTGCCATAACCTGCGGCTGCAAGCCTTTCCCTAGCAGTACCTACTCCAGTTGTATCACTTGCAACTACTCCGGTATTTGATACTAGGTTGGTCATGGATAATTGAGAGCCAACACCATTGCCTCCATAACCAAAAATAGCTTTATCAGTTCCATATCCGGCAGCGGAAGGATATTGTCTAGCAGTACCAACACCTGCTGTATCAGTTGCAACAACACCTGTATTAGTTACTAGGTTAGTTATCGCTGTATTTGTCCCGGTATATCCATATCCAAATATAGCTTTATCAGTGCCATAACCTGCGGCTGCTAGATAATATCTAGCAGTACCTACGCCTGTTGTATCAGTAGCAACAACTCCGGTGTTTGAAACTAAGTTAGTCATTGATACTGCTACAATAGTATATCCATATCCAAATATAGCTTTATCAGTACCATAACCAGCTCCCGCTAAAAGCCATCTAGAAGTACCAACACCTGCGGTATCTGTAGCTACTACTCCGGTATTTGATACTAGATTAGTTAGTGATACAGTAGTGCTACCATTATTTCCATATCCAAATATAGCTTTATCTGTGCCATAACCTGCGCCTGCAAGATATCGTCTAGCAGTACCAACACCTGTTGTATCAGTTGCAACAACACCTGTATTACTTACTAGGTTGGTCATTGATACAACAACAGTTGTCAATCCATATCCAAATATAGCCTTACTACCCGCCGGTGGTATATACGGTTCAATGCTAATCCCACCCGATATAGTTGCACCTTCAAATACTATTGGCATAATTGTTATTCCTTAAAAAATTTATGAGCCGTAACTTGCGGCTCCCACATAACCTCTTGCGGTACCAACTCCAGTAGTATCAGTAGCAACAACACCTGTATTTGACACTAGGTTGGTCATTGATTTATTAGTGTCTCCATATCCAAATATAGCTTGACCAGAACTACCAAAATTAGTGGCTGCAAGATAACCTCTAGCAGTACCAACTCCAGTAGTATCAGTAGCAACAACACCAGTGTTACTTACTAGGTTAGTCATAGAAACACCAGAAGCACTTGAGTTCAACCCATATCCAAATATAGCTTTGTCTGTGCCGTATCCTGCCGCAGCTAATCCAAATCTAGCAGTACCGACTCCAGTGGTATTATTAGCAACGACACCTGTGTTGCTTACTAAGTTGGTTATTGATACTCCAGTAGGGAATGAGGTAGTTCCGTATCCAAAAATAGCTTTGTCTGTGCCGTATCTTGCGGCTGCTAGTTCACTTCTAGCAGTACCGACTCCAGTAGTATCAGTAGCAACAACACCAGTGTTACTTACTAAATTTGTTACTGACGTACCAAATCCATATCCAAATATAGCTTTATCTGTTCCATAACCAGCGGCCGCTGGATAAGCTCTAGCAGTACCAACTCCAGTAGTATCAGTAGCAACTATCCCTGCATTACTTACTTTGTTGGTCATTGATACTTGAACACCTGTATTTCCATATCCAAAAATAGCTTTATCACCTCCGTAACCAGCGGCTCCCACTCCATATCTAGCAGTACCAACTCCAGTTGTATCTGCGGCTACTACACCTGTGTTTGATACTAAGTTAGTCATTGACAGATTAGAACCATTATACCCATATCCAAATATAGCTCGTATTCCAGCCGGTGGTATGTATGGCTCAATACTAATCCCACCCGATATAGTTGCACCTTCAAATATTATTGGCATATTATGTTATCCTTTATGTTATTTAGCAAAAAAACATAGTATACTAATAAGCTATTACTATATGTGTAAGACATTTTTAGCCAACAAAAAAGCACTACGAATAGTGCTTTATTGTAACTTCCCATCCCAAGGGTTGATTTTAATCTCTATCGTCACTCATACCTACATAGTATAATAACGTTAAACCATATATGATACACATTAATGGCAATCCATAATTAATAAGCATTGCAGGTAAACGCTCATCAGCTAACATACTATTAACCATGGTAGGATCATTCACAGGTGTTGCCATGATGTGTGCCATAGTATCATATATTTTATTCAATACTAAGTAAGCACTACCACCTAACACACCTAAACCACCGGCAATTGTTTTACCCATATTGTTTCCAAATCCTTCAGAAATTCCTGAACCAGCATCAGCTTTGGCTAGTGCTTCAGTTTTCTTTTTAGCTTCTTCAGCACTTTTACTAGTTTTCAAAATGTTAATTAATTCATTTTTTCTACTCTGTGCTTGTTTATATGCTTGTTGCGCTTTAGGAGATGAGGCTAAAAACTTATCTAATAAACCTGATACTTTTGATTGTAACCATTCTCCAATACCCTCATCAAGTTGTTGTTGTTCACTTGCTTCATTGATGAGGTCTATGTAATTTCTAAATAAGTCCGTACTCATAATAATTCCTTTAATATATTTATGCTATCTTACGCTTTTTGCCACCAAGTTGCCAACCATCATCTAAGTAACTTTGTAGTACATCCTTCTTTACTTTCTTCTCTGTATTGTCTTTGTTGATACTTATATTACCAAGTACAGCGTTGGCTACATTAGCTCCGTGTGTCTTTACTTTTGCTACACCTTTTTGTGTTATAGAACGCTTTAGTTTTTCTTCTTCACTCATAGGACCTTTAGATTTACCTTTAAGTGCTAAACTTTGTTTTTGTTTTGTTTCTTCACTTGCTATATAACCTGCTCTACTTTCTTTCCACTTAGCAATAGTTTCTTCTGATTTTGGTGCTCTTTGTAATGCGGCATTTCTTAAATTTTTTCTATGTTCATCTGTTATTTCTACTCCACCTTTATTCCATGGTACAAGATTTTTAGATTTCATAATCTTTGAATGATTCTCAGCGTGTTCTATTCTATATTTTTCATAAACTCTGGAAGTAATTGCTGATGAGTATCGTTGATGTGTATCTCCTATTGCCCTCATACCCATCAACGCATATATCATTTTACTTCGTGCTTCTCCATCAGTCATTTTAACTAATAGCCAATGACAAATGAAATGCTCACGGGCTGATAGATATGTTAGATTAGATTTATCATTAGACCCGCCTAAAGATTGAGGCATAATATGATGCCGTTCTCGTCCGGGTGCTTTGCTCCAATTACGAGAAACTGAACGGTCTATAAATTTATGATATAGTTTGGTATATTTATTTTCTTTGTACATAATAGTATTTATGCCAATACTTGACATTCTACTATTATATCATAAAAAAGAGTGCCGAAGCACCCTTTTGATTGCAGATTGTCCCGAAAGACAATCTGATGTACCCAATTTCACTGAAAAGTTAAATTTTGTACTGCTATTTCGCCAACATAGTCGGCAGCATTACCAAATGAGCTGGCCGTATTCGTTAATTCGATGTAACCATATCTGGTCATAAAACTAACTACTGGTTCGAATGTTGATGGATCCAATACAACTCCACTGCTCATCAATGGAATGTATGGGCAATAGAATGCGGCTGCATCAGTTTCGCTAGAACCTTTATAACCAACTAGTACTGGAATAGTATCAGCGGCATAACTGTCAACGAACACACGCATAGCGCCGTTCAATGTACCAACGAACTTAGTGTTAGTTGGAGCTTCGAATGTACCTTCTGTTGTACGAGCAAAAGCACTAGTAGTTGCAGACTGTAGAACAGTCAAGGCAGCACTAGAAACAACAGCCCAGTTACCTGCGCCACGACGTGTACGTTGGGCGATCAAGTTAGCAACACGGTTGATTAGAACAGCTAAGGCAGCGTGTTCGTCACCAACGTAAGTAGCTGTACCTGATACAGTAGCTTGGTTGAATGTAAACTCTGTACTTGCTAGAGTACGTAATGACAAGAGAATCTCTTGGTCAATCTCAGCAGTAATCTCTTGTGCAAGAGCTGCCATGATTTCTGCTTCTACGTCGATACCATGTTGAGACTGAGCATCTTGTGCTGCCTCAAATGTCCAACGTGCTTGCAATTTACGTGACTTAGCTTCAACAGCTTGACGTAGAATCTGAACACTGATTTGCTTACCACCGTTGCCTTCTAAGGCAGCAGTATCGTTAGCAGTATAATAGCTAGATGACGAATCACCACTTGGTGTGCGTGAATATGCTTGAGCAATCAAGAATGGACTTAGTGCTTCTTGACCAGCTGTTACGCTAGTTGCGGCAGTACTATTGTCTGTTAATGATTGAGCATAACGTACACGTAGAGTGTGAATCTGACCAACTGGTCCTGTCATTGGCTGAACGCCTACCAATTCGTTAGCGATAACGGTTGGCATGACACGACGAATAACTGGAAGAATCACACGGTTTAGTGTAGCGATATTACCAGCTGTAGTTGTACCGGCTGAAGATTCAGCTAGTAACTGTTTTTTGGTGTTTTCTAAAATAACACCCATTGTTGAACGGCGAGTTCCTTTTAAGCCTTCTAACAGAGCTTCTTTGGTCTCGTCCCAACGGCTTTCTAAGAGTACTTTTGACATTTTATATTTCTCCTAATGATGTCTTTTTTTAAAGCCCTGCCAGACGCTTGATATCGATAACGTTATCACGTTGTTCCATATCAACTTCTTGTTTGGCAGCTTTATCCCCAGTTGCTTCTACGATAACTGATTCTGTTAATTTAGCTTTTTGTGCTGGTTTAACATTACCGTTATTTAGAACTGCTGGAAGATACTTATCGAAAGCGGCTTGTAGACGTGGTGTCTGGACGCTTTCTAGTAAGTTCTGCATTACTGATGCCTTTTCTTCGTTCAATGTAGCAAGTAACTCGCCCATTGTTTTTTCACGTAGATTAGACTCTTTAATAATACGAACTTCACGTTCCTTTGATTCAATCAACTTCTTAGCGTTGCTGATTGTATTGATGGATTCGGCTAGTTTCTGATCTTTTTCTTCTAGCTGAGTCATTAGTTTGCGAGTTTCTGCTTTCTCACTTAAGTGAGTGACACTGAATTCACTTGCGAAACTTTCAAAGATACGACGACCAAAACTGTTCTCCCGAGCAATCTTGATATCTTCTTTCAATTGACCTAATTCACCTTTGAGTTGGTTAGCGACAACCGTAGTCAATCTTTTTGCAGATTCAGCAACAAAACGTTGCTTCAATGCTTCAAGTTGTATACGACCTTCAGCAACTAACTTAACCTTAGCTTCTACTACTGCTTGTTTGTCTTGTGTGAATTCTTTAATTTCACGTGCTAAAGCATGAACAATAAATTGTTCTAACTTTTCTTGACTTTCCATTTGTAGTTTACGCTCGCTACGTAGTTCTTTGATTTCTTCGGCTAGTTTAGTAACCATAAAATCATTAAATTTTGTAGCTGATTCACGCAATTTTTGTTGCGCTATCACACGGTCTTCATTCATTGCTTGACGTTCAGTTTGAAATTCTTCAATCTCATGCTGTAGTCCTTCACTGACCATTTTATCAAGGGCTTCTACCATCACGTATCTGTCATGTTCATAACGTTGTGCGAATTCTTCACGCAATTCTGCACGTACTTGCTCACGAGCCTCATTCAATTTAGATTCCCATGCCTCGTTTATAGCGACACCTGTTTCTTCATTGATTAATCCACTCTCAAGTAATGGTTTGATAGCATCTAACATGCTTAATCCCCTTTGTTAATTTTGAGATCCTTGATAAGACGAACCACTTCGTCTTTCAGGTATCTCTGTACCTTCTTGTCGCCTTGTGCTTCTTTTGCAATATCCAACAACTTATGACCATGACGCATATTCATCATACCTTCATATATTGCTTTAGGATAAGCATTGGGTGCACTAGGTTGTGCGACAATATCCACAGTGACTATTTCAAAGTCACTAACTTTGCCGTCCAAGTCATTCACGTTACCGCTACCACGACTTGAAACGCCGAGTTTCACACCACTCTCCAACATAGTAGACACTAACTGTCCCATTGGGGTTGGTAAAATCTTTAACTTGCCAAAACCATTAGCACCATCCATCCACATACTAGTAATCATATGTGATACACGGTCTAGGTTAATTTTTAAGTCATCTGGGTGATCTACTTCACCTAATACTGAATAGCCTTCTGTAATTTGTCTGTTAAGAGTTTCAACGGCACTTTCAATTTCAGAAACGGGGTAGACACGCTCATTAGCGTTCTTTACCCCACCCTGAATGAAGATACCCTTCATATAAAGGCTCTTCAAAGCACCTTCACCTGTGCTTTCGACCACCATACTAGCACGGTCGAAAGTCAGATGCTCTTTAAGATACAAAGCCATTGCTCTCAAATTCCTTAAATGCGTCTTTTAGCAGTAGTTCTACGTGACTCTGCTACTGGGCTACGAACTTTACCTGCTTCGTCTTTAGTGACTGGCTTAGGTGCAGCTGTTAAGTCTGCATTATTTTGTGCTGGACTATTCTTAAATGATCCTGCACCTTTAACAGATGTTTCACCTTTTGCATATGCATTACTTGGGCCTTTTGGTCCTGTTGGAACTGATTCACTAGCACCACTGAACTTAACTGGTCTGCTGTCCATTCCAGCTTGACCGCTATTAGCGTCTACTGTACTTTTGTTTTGAACACCATTGTCACCGTGAGTTACAGAAACTTTCTTTAGTGTGATAGCTTCCATCATAGGATCTTCTTCACCACCCATATCACCCATGTCGTCATCGCCCATGTCATCCATGTCGCCTTCGTCATCACCCATATCACCCATGTCGTCATCACCGCCCATGATATCTTCAAACTCAGCCATTAGCTGGTCTAATTTATCTTCTAGGTCAACAACACGGTCTTCTAAACCTTCTTCGCCACCTTCTTCACTGTCCATTTCAATGTCAACAGTTTCTTCACCGTCGTCATCCATGTCATCGATGTCAAATTCTTCATCTTCACCTTCTGCCATACCAGTTTGTTCGCTACCAATTTCGTCTAACAAATCTTCTACTGGACCAGATGGCTGATTCATCATGTCATCTTCGTCCATCATTGTTTCATAAATTTCGCGGCTTTTCTCAACTACGATATCGTGAAATAATGCGCGGGCTTGTTCTTCGTTCTCATTGATAATCAAATCAATCAGTTGTTCAAATTTTTTATTATCCATTGAATGTCTCCTATATAAATGGCTTTGTAGAATTATTTAGTGTGTATATGGCAAAACAGCACAATAAGTGCTGTTTTTTTGCGTTTTTGCCTAGAATAAGGCTTTTTTATATTATAATTGTGGTTGATCAGGTTTTGGCTGACTATATTGTGCGTTAATCTTTTTAAGATAGTTAGCCTTTTCGTAATTTCTAACATCATTCATCTTACGTAATTTACGAATCTGACGTAATGTTAATTTAGTTTTACGGCTTTCTTTCCACTTTGGTTTGCTGTTATCAGACTCTACATCTTGGTAACCTTCAATAGCGGGAGTAAACATCTCAAAAAGTTTCATATTGTTTATTTATCTTAAATCTGTCCGGGCGCACCGCCTGGTGCATTGCCTGCCATATTACCGGCATCATTACCAACTGGACCAGCTACTTCCATACCGTCTAATCCACCTTCTGGTTCAGGTGCATTCATATCTTCACCAGTTTGTGTATCAGATTCAATATCACCCACTGACACTCCAATACTACGTAAATCATTACCTTGTGGTTCAATCTCAATCTCTTTATCATTTTCTTCACGCCACATTTTTTCGTTTTTACTGATTTCTTCTTCGGATAAGCCCAAGAATCGTTCTAACGCAAAACGTTTACTTATGTATGGATATTGTTCAATAGCACTGAATGAAGTAATACGTGCTGTATCTAATTCACTTTGGCGATAGGCTGCAAAGTTCTGTGGTGGATTAAACTGTAATTGAAATAAACCACTATCAATATTCAATCCTCTCCAACGTAAGAATAACTTAAATTCTTCGTCTAGCTTTTGACTGATATATTTCTGTAGTCGTTCGCAATATTGATTGAAACGGAACTCTTGAATCATAGCTGTACCAACACGTCCGTCACTCATTGGAGTAGGATTATCATCTGGTCCTGTTGGAAGATAGCTACTTGGCACACGTAAACCACGTGCTAATCTGTTGTTAAAGTAACGCAAGTCATCAATCTCACCCAAATTTTGTCCACCGGGCAACACTTCAACACTTGATCCTCTTCCGTCAGCAGTAACTGGAAAGAAGTAATCTTCATTCATACTTAATGGGTTATAGCTAGCATCAACTACACTTCCACCACCATGTGTACTTGGAATACGTCTTTGATGTATCTCATTCTTAATACGTTCAACGAAAGCCATAGCTAAGTGACTTGGCATATTACCAACGTCAATCTTAAACATTCTACGTTCTGGAGCACGTTGTACACGATATATAAGAACCGCGTCTTCTAATAATTCTTTTTGCTTATATACCTTAAAGACATTCTCTAAAATACTTTGACCAAAGGGCCAAAAGCGGTCTAATCCTTCTGTTAAGCTTAAGTGGACAACGTGTTTAGCATCAATGGCTGCTTCACTTTGACCTAATGTAAACCGACTACCTGATGTGTTGTAGGGCATACTTGGAACAGTATATCCTCCACCTGCGCCTCCACCACCTGTACCGCCCATACCAGTTGCTGGGTTAGAGGCAAAGTCTGTATTAGTTTTAGTAGCCACTGATAAGTTTTGTAAGTTAATGTTAATATCTTTAATAACATATTGTTCAGGCTTTTTACCTTCACTTTCATTTACAATAACTTTAATAACCTTAGTCATATCGACCCAGTATAACTTAAAATTTTCTGGGTCACGTACAAATACCTGATCACCGTACTTAATAGTATTACGGAAGATTTTGAATGTTCTAGTGTCAAATTCGTTTAATTTGCACCACTGTTGTAGTTGAGTTTTTAGTAATTCAACTTCATGTTGTGTTGGTTCATCTTTGAAATTTAAGTCAAAGGGTGTTTTATTATGTTCATTTGTTTGTGTGCTGAATTCACTTATAATGTCTAAGCAAGCGTTAATCTCAGCATCAACGTCCATCATTTCATATTGGTTGTAACGTTCAATACGATTTGGGTGACCGGTATATACTTCTGGTAAACGGCTACGATAGTTCTTATAGCCCATTTCAGCATTATTGTAACCGCCGGTATCACTACCGTTTTGTCCTGGGCTACCGTTCCATGCACCGGTGTTATTATTAAAACCAGATATGGGACTAGAGATACCGGATTTGTTTGAGAAGCGTTTTTTATAGGTCATAGTAGATACTTTGTCTAGTATTTAGCGTTAAACCATTGTATTACGTAATAATTTATCTGATATAGCATTACCGGTACTTAGTTGAGAAATCATTTCATCAAATTTATCTTCCATCATTTGCATCATTGATTGAGTAATGCCAGCAAGTTGATCTACTCCCGGCATAGACATGCTTGTTAATGGATCTTTTGACACATTATTATTTAATGGAACAATAGCTTCTCTACCGTGAAGTTCAACATCATATCCAGAACTAGGTCCATCAAATATTCCTCCATCCATTGCTTTAAGTAAACTTCCTCCCTCTGATTTGGCAGCACTAAAATGCATAGCGTCTTTACTACTTCGCCAATTTCCTCCCCAACCTAGACCAAGGCCTCGTGCAACATCAGCTATCTCTGCAGGCATATCTGTAACCAAAGTACTACCCATTGGATTAGTATCAGGATTGATATCTATTGCTGCTCCATGAGCATGTATACTTTTTACTCCTGCTTTACCTCTTACATCTCTATCAATATATCCACCTAAACTACGAATATCATATCCGGCATTATCTAAATAGTCAACTAATTTTTGAAATTGCGGAGCATACTCGGCATTAACCTGAGCTGATCTACCTGATTTACTAGTAATACTAGACAATTTAATATTACTACCGCCTCCTCCTCCACTAGAACTATGTTCATTGCTTGGGCCTCCAGCCTTTGAACTTACACTTCTAGTGGTTGGTGCGTCTTCAGCTTCTGCTTTAAATTTATGTCCGCCGGCTTTTGCTTGGTCTGTATTTAGATATGCTTCTTGTCCACTGGCTCTGCGTTCTTTGTTTATTACTCTTAACTCATTTTGCATTGCCATTTGACGTTCCATCTTCTTCGCCATAGCAATCTGTGATTGTTTATTAAATTCTTCTTCTTCTAATTGAGTTTTTTTAGCCTTTTCCTTAGCTACATCTACTGCCTTTTGTAATTCTGCTTTATCTTTATCAGTTTTGTTAGGATCAGTTTGTGCTTTTTTTAACAGTAAAATTGCATCTTTAAGCTCTTTTTGTGCATCAATATTTTCGTCCATTACTTTTTGTTGGTTAAGTAATGCTTTATTATCTTCTTCATTATTAGATAAACCCTCATTAGGATCTTTACCTAAAATTTTGTTAATGTATTTCATTAAATCTACCATAGATTTAGTAAAAGCATTTACTGCACTAGAAGCCATTGGCAATGCTAATGTTCCCATTTTGAAAACTTCTTGCCCCATTCTTTCCATGTTTTGTTGAGCTTGAACTGTATTTTCAGTTAAATCACCGGCTGCCTTTTTTTGTTTATTTTGTATTTCTATAGCCTCTTCCAAAGATACATTATTTTGATTTTGTATATCTCTTAATGAACTATAACTACCTAATGTTTTAGTATCAGGCATCAATGCAAAGGTTTCTTTACCAAAAGTATCAATAGCTTGTTTAGCACCCTTCTTCATCATTGTCTGCGCTAAATCAAAATTCTTTGCTACTTCTTCAGGTTTAGAATTTTTTAACTTATCTATTACGTCAGGTACAGTATCACCCATAACTCTCAACGCTTTTTTGGCTGCTTCAGTATTTGCACCAGATGTTAAATCCATAAATCCACGTTTTAATTCTGGATCTTTAATAGTTAATGCAAATTGTTTTATAGCTTCTGCACCGGCAGCATTTTCTTCAGCAATAACATCCATACTAGCCGAGAAACGACTGTCAGCTAGTTGTTCATTACGTTGTTTTATTATATCTTCTTTGCTTAAGCCGGTTACCTTTTGTAATGCATCTAGTTCTTGTGCATACTTAGCAGTACCCTTTGCTAGCTGTTCTTCAGTCATGTTTCTAGCACGACCTAATTTAAGTTCCTGTTGTAAGAATCCAGCTGAAGCAGTTCCTATATCATCAGCAGTCATTCCTAATTTACGTAATTCTAATCCAGCTTCTGCCAACGGACCGTCACCTTTAGTCAACATACCTACAGCTTTAGTAAACTTATCAGCACCTCCACCTACTGTTTTACCCCATTGTGCTAAGTCACCAGCATTCTCTCTTATTGCTTTTTTGAATCCTTCAAGACTCATACCTGATTCTAGAAATTGTCTGGAAACACCTTCCATACCTTCCGCAGTTAATGCACCTGCATTTGCTAATTCTTGAAATGCCTTAAGGTTTTTGTCCATTAATTCTAAAACAAATTTAGCACCTTCGGCTGCGGCTTTAGTAGCTCCTGCTATTGCTTCACCTACAAATGGTATAGCCTTAGCCAAGCTAGCTAATGAGTTTGCTACAATATCAATTAATGGATTTAATGATGTGAAATTAGTATTGCCGTTTGCTAAACCCATAGCAAAACTACCTAATCCTTTAGTAAGATCACCTAGACCTTTGACAAAGTTACTCCCAAATTCATCCTGGGCTTTTTGTAATTCTGCCTGTTTGGCTTTTGATCGTTCTTCACTAGCTCCTTCTTTTCTTAATCTGTCTAGTACCTTTTTTTGTTCTTTGTCTAGATCAAGATTTTGCCTACTAAGCATTTTTGTTAAATTATTTTGATCATCAATAAAATAATTATAATTTTCTAACTCTTTTTCATATAGAACTTGTTTTCTATTTTGTAGGGCCTGCTCCTTACCTAAAAGTCTTTCTAAATCACTATTGATTTTTTGTTCAATTTTGCCACGTCTTGCACCAGTGGCTTCAAGAGCCTTCAAAGTGCCTGCTTCTACGTTACCGTGAGCATCTAATTTAGCGGTTACACCATGACGGATTCTTAACTCTTCCTCAGCTAAATCAGCTTGCATTCCCAAAGCTTCTTTTAATCTTCTAAATTCTTCCGATTCTTCAGCCATATATTTTACTCATAATGTTATTATTTAAAGGCGTAAATTGTACCCACTAAATAGTTCATAGTATTTATGATTGTAAAAAACCCGTTTTGGAGAACATATGAACAATAACCCATTAAAACAATATTTTCGTAGACCTGCGATATATTTAAAATTACCCAGCGAGGGTAAATATTATCCAATAGACGCTATTGATTTACCTGATAACAAAGAACTTCCTGTATATCCAATGACAGCTATAGATGAAATAACTAGCAAAACTCCAGACGCTCTATATAGCGGTGTGGCAATTTCTGAAATCATTAAAAGCTGTGTACCAAATATTAAAGATCCATGGTCTATCCCAACAATTGATTTGGATGCTATATTAATAGCTATCAGAGCGGCAACTAATGGAAATTTATTAGATGTTGAGTCAACATGTCCTAGTTGTACTGAGTCTGCTTCATATAATGTTAATCTAATTGGATTACTATCAAAAATAGTAGTAGATGAATACAAAAATAACGTAGCTATTGATGAAATGTCCATTGCGTTCAAACCAATCACATATAAATCATATAATAAATTAAATTTGGCTCAGTTTGAATTAGAAAAAAATGTAAGAAAAATGAATGAGATTACGTCTGATGAAGAAAGATTAAAATATTCAACAGAAATGATGAAACAATTAAATGATTTAACCATGCTTCTTGTGTCTGAATCAATTGACAATATTACTACCCCGTCATTTGTTGTAAATGAAAAAGAATATATTCTTGATTTTTTACAGAATTGTGATAGGAACTCATTTGTAAAATTAAAAGAGCATACAATAAAATTACGAGAAGATGCTCAATTAAAACCATTAGCAGTTAAATGCATTCACTGTGAACATGAGTATAACCAAACCATTGCGTTAAATGTATCTGATTTTTTCGAATAAGGCTTCTGTATCTGTCCGCTGAGGATATACAGAAGCTGATAGACGATATGGAAAAAGAAACGTTAATCATTAAAGAAAATGCTATAAGAATGGCTTGGCATATGCGTGGGGGTGTTACCTATGAAGATATATTAAACATGTGTACTACTGAACGTAATGTTATATCAAAATTAATGGAAGATAACTATGAAACTACTAAGAAATCAGGGCTTCCATTCTTCTAATTAATTCCGTAACTGTTCATTTATCATTACGGGTTATCTATGTAAAGATGAACTTCGTTCATCTAAGAACTCACTTCGTTCGTTCTTATTTTTTACGGTTATCTATTGTCTTTTACTCTACATTATATATGGACTATATTGCCGCTTTGAAGCCATGGTAGTGCTATTCAGCACTACCAATGGTTAAGGGTATTTGCCATGCCCGTCATCCTTTGTCATCTTTTCCCCGTCTAATTAGCTATTTGTTGCTACTAAACGCTACCGGTTGCTCTGTAAAGTTATGGGACTGTAGTGAAGCTATCAATGATCTTTCAATTGATTCTTCAGCAACGCACTTCTCACCCCGCAAAGATAAAGTAGGGATGAGCTTGTTGAGGGTTCGCTTTGTCGATTGCCCTCTCGGTATTCCATAGTTATCACTAACTATGCTTACTCCAGATCCATCAGCGTTTCCGCATCTTCAAGGAGGTCTGACAAACTCAGACAACGAATTTTTATTTTATTATGTTGTTGGGATATTGATAACAGTTTGATTTGACGTGGTGTCTGTTGGTGCTGAATAGCTTTTTAATAATGTACTGTTGTGTAGGAAAAAGTCATCAAATTCAACGATTAGCCAATCGCCAAACTTGCTTGACGAATAATAGACAAAATTGTCTGTTATCCATGTTGAGCCGCATTGCACGGCAACATAACGACCTTTTCTATTAAACTTCATAAACAATAAATTTACATCACCTGTTTCGGCAACATCCATTAATTGTTCAATCCATGTATTTATTACTTTACAGTCACCTGAAAGTAGTAAGTGAAAAGGAAAATCTGCATAGAACTTACATTCAATATTCATTTTACTGAAACTTTGTCCGGGTACAATATCACCTTTAAAAGAACGTATTTGTCCCTCATGTAATACTGTTGTCCTATGTTGATTTTTACCACCAATGTAAGCTCCAGAACCAGGTGCTCTTATAAAGCTTTCGCCATATAGGTCAGAAAGAAACTTTGCAACTTCTCTCTCAAATCCTGATCCTTTAGCCTTCTGCGGTGATGTCATGTTAATACTTATCTGTCTCTGTGTATCTTTGAAATTATTCTGTGTCAACTGCGGTTGAATAACTTGTAAAGCCGTTCTCTTTAATTACTTTAAGAACACTAGGCACACGCCCAGCTAATTCTTCACGGTGACTTACAAGCCAAATACTTTTCTGTCTGCGTCGGCTCATGTCTTTAAGAATTGCAATAGCATTCTCAACACCCATTGTGTCAAGACCACTATCAATTAGTTCATCAATAAACAATGTATTGATAGGTCGATATAAACTTTCCCATACATCTCTAAACGCAAAACTTAAGCCTAAGATTAAACGGTTACGTTCACCACGACTTAAATTATCAAAGTCAAGTTCTCTACCGAGCTCGGTAATCTCAACTTGTAAATCATTCTGAAAGATAACTTGATGCGGTAAACCAATCTTATCTAAGTAATGTGTTAATCGTTGATTCAAGTAACTTAAGTTTTGGTCAATAATCTTCTTACGAACAAAACTATCTTTGCTAACTAACAAATCTAACAAGAACTTTTGATGATCCATTGTTCTTGTTAATCGGTTGATAGCATCAAAGTCAATAGATTGTAATGCGTTACTCTCCATCTCTACTACTTGTTCAGCGTATGGATCAGTTTCATTACCTTTAGTACCAATCTGAGTTAGTAAACTATTAACAGTAGACCGATGTTCAACAGCCTCTGCTTCTGTATCATATATTGTTATAGGTTGAGGCCCTAATTCAACATAACTTAACTCATTAAGTTGTTCATTAAATGGATTAGATTCTTTCTTCTTATCTTCCCATACTTTCTTTAAGTTAGCTACATCGCCACTATGACGAATAGCTTCCGCTTCTGTTTTGTATTTTGGAGTAGGCTTAGGACCAATATCTTTTAATAATGATTGATTAGCCTCTAAATGATCTTCCATCATTGCTAAATCAGCTTTTGTATTTTCAAGTAACGTAGTTTTTTCTAACGTAACTTCTAAATGCTTATCATCATGGAAATCTTGACCACATGCATAACACTTATGATCCTCTAATTCTTTAATCTCTCGAATTAATTTCTCAATTAATTTTTTTTCTTTTGTGATATTTTTATTTTGGGTATCAATTGCTGTGGCAATAGTCTTTTGGTCAGCTTCATCTTTGATCCACTCTTTTAAATCACTCCATGCTTTCAGTTCAGCTTCAATGTCATACTCATTCTTGCGTAGGTATGTTGTATGTGCTACTGTAATATCAGTATCATGTTTTTGTTGCCATGCGGTAGAACGTGCAACTAACGCATTGTATGTATCCTGTGCTTCTTTTTGTTTAGCCCAAACATTCAAATCTTTATGTGCTAGTAGTTCTGCTTCAATATCAATCTTGCTCAATTCATCATGGTCGGCAACTAATTTAGCAAGATCCTCATCATGCTTTGCTTTCCATAACTTCTGTCTACGTTTGAAACTTTCAATCTGTTCAGCTACACGTTTGTTAGCTTCTTCAATACCTTTTACACGATATTCTTCTTGTTGTATACTATCTTTGCTGTCACGGATCATATTCTTAATGACCTCAGCTTTTTCACTTAACAAAGTAATACCAAGCAATTGTTCAATGATATCACGTTGATCATTAGTTTTCAGTGCTAAAAACGGTTCACTATATGTATTCAACACAACAATATGTTTGAACATATCGGCACTCATGTGAATAACATTTTCAATAGCTACCTGTGTTTCTTTATTCTCACCCTGTGCATCGTCTGTATTCTTTTGTAAATCGTTGTTTACATAGAACCTTAAGATATTGGGTTTGCGCCCTCGTTCAATCTTATATTCAATCCCGTCTACACTAAACTCTAGTGTGACCATCATGTTTTTGCCATTGGTACGATTGACTAAGTTATCTTTACGAATGCTATTGATTGGTACACCGAACAAGGCATAAGATAGACCCTGAATAAGAGTAGTCTTACCTGTACCATTACGAGCACCATCACCACCTAAGTCTAAGTTTTCACCTAGAATAAGTGTTAAGTCTTGTCTGTCAAAACAAACTGCTTGTGTTACTTGTCCGATTGAAAGGAAATTGCGAAGGGTAATATTCTTAAGGGTAATGCTCATAGGTTATTATAAATGTCCAACAATAGTTTTTTGTCAAATGTATTTGATTCAATAGAATTAATTTGGTCAATGACGATTTGGTCAACACTTTCAAATCGTAATCCATCTGAACCGGCTATCTCTGTTTGTTCTGCTTTCATTGGTATCAATGCCATCTCTCTTAGTTTATGTTCTGGGATTAATGTTTCTCTAATGAAGTTAGCTTCTTCATAACTAATATCAATGTCAAGATGTACTCTAACATGGCTGTCAATCAATAGCAAGCCCTCAGGGTTTTCTAGTACATCACTTAGTTTATATACACGATATAAGGGTTGTCTTGGCCAACTAAAGAATTGGGGATCTTGATTCCATTCAAGTACCATCATACCACGTGCGTCATCACCTGCGTCAGCATAGTTATGAGGGAAAGCGTTACCTATATACCACACATTCTTTTTGCTTTGACGTTTATGGAAATGACCACTGAATACTTTATCAAACCCACTTAAATGTTCGCTATTGATTTCACCATGGTCGGGCATTTCAACCATAGCGTTCATGTAGAAATGAGGTAACTCAAAATGACCAAACATATATTTGCCATTTAGTTTTTTTAATTTCTTATAATCATCTTGGACAAGCCAGGGCGCAATAACTACATCTCCTTGACTGAAGAAGTCGTTGATGATTTTAACGTTTGGTAAATGTTTAGCCCACTCAACACTATGAATGTCCCTACGGTCACGATAATAAAGATCGTGATTGCCTGGTATAAAATATACAGTATCAAAGTTAGCATTTAGTTTCTCCAGAGCCTGTAGCCCAAATTGTAGTGTATGAATGTTAATACTTGCTCTATGATGATTATAATCACCTAAGAAGAAACAAGTTTCACAACCCTCACTTTTTGCTTTAGTAATGAACCAATCTACGAAATTGGCACAGTCTTGATTATGTTGTAGGCTGTTTGACTTAAGACCAAAATGAATGTCGGTAAAAACAGCGGCTTTTTTAAAAAGGTTACTCATGTGTTTATTATATAGGATATGGCACTACAAAGCAATGCCATTGGACAAATTATTCTTCGTAAACAGTACTGCTTGACCCAGAGCCTTGGCGACTCCAACTTGGGTTAAGACCGTTAATTTCTAAGATATCATCACGTATGTTTTGATTACGCTTTTCTGTATTTAGGACACGACAGAAACTATTTGTTATAGCGGCTGTGTAATAAGCAAATGGGTTTGCACTTTTAGCTTCATTGAATCGTAAGCCAACGTATGTTAATTGTAAGATAGCACTGTTACGCATCTCATCATTGTAGGTATACCCACGCCAATTATATTTCATTGCATATTTTTCGCACATCATAATATACATACGGGCAAGTTTGTTTGTGATTTTACCATGTTCTTTATTAAAAGAACCGGTAGATAGATCACCTTCCCAATGACTTTTACCCACACAATAAAATGTATTGTTCTCATCAATTTTATAATGTTGGAATGGGGGAAAGTTAACCTTAACATGAACCATGTCATCTACTTCAGCTTTAGTGGTTGTATCTTCTAAGTCAGCAAAGATTTCATCTGGATCCGGCTCCTCAAACTCAAAAATATCTTTTGCTGTTTTCTTTTTAACTGTTTTGCGGGGCTGTTTTGGTGCAACAGGAACATGATCCCAATTCATTACACGAAATACTAAATCTGTTAATGGGATAGAATCAGGAGAAACAGCATCTTTACTACCTTGTTCCAAACTTAAACGCAATGCACGTGTTTCTTTTGCCACTTGAATTGTTTCGGGTTTGAAAGCGTATGCTAAACTTTCATCAATTGGTGCTTGTGGCATATCTACTATGAAGTCATACCTATGATATTCTGGTTTAGTGAAACAGCAATATGCGTTTTTACTTTCGTGTATCTCTTTTAGAATATCTTTGTTATTGAGATAGTTGACGGGTTTGCGTGGCGCGGGTAGTAGAGACATAGTTTCCTTGTTATGTTTGATGTAGTGTAACACATTAGTTGTAGAAAAGCAACAATTTTTTAGTGAAAAGGGTAAAAATAGCACTTTTATTTAGCGATAAATATAAGTAAGGATAACAACATATTATGGCAAACCCAACCACAGCCGCTGAATGGAAAGAAGTTGCAGCCAATGCGCAGGCACAGATAGGTGCGGTCAACCAACAAAAAGCGCAAGGTGAAGAACAAATAACTGCATTGGAACAACAACTTCTAGCCAACGGTCAACAAATAAGTGACTACTTAAAAGCTAATCCTAGAATTACCTCAAAAGACTCTGGCTTATTAGCTTTACAAGCACAGACAGATACTATTAAACAAAATTTAGCTAAAACAGAAGTATATGTAAGAGCTACACTAACATCACAACTATTTCAACTTAGAGCAACTATAAACAATGCTAATACACAGGCTGGAGTAGCAACAACTGGTGCTCCGAATACAAACACAAATACTCCGCCTGAAACAGTTGTTCCTGATCAATCTAATACTGCTGTCATTACAGAGACCCCTCCTCCAATTGAAAACACTACGTCTGCAAATACTACTGACCCAAACAGTGATCCTAATACTAATATAGGTTCTGAACCAGTTGTTGAAAATGCTACCCCAGCATTTGTTACTGGTCAAAATGCTGCCGCTGATGCTGCCTTCTTAGAAGCCAACGCATCAGAACAACAAGTTATAGATCCAAATAGTGATCCTAATACTAATATTGGTAACGACTCACAAGAACCAGTACCACAGCCTCAACAAGAAATTGGATTAAACAGCGATCCTAACACAAATATTGGTGCTGATATACAAACAATTGAAAATGCGGCACCGGCAACTATTAATGCAGACGATGCAATTGAAAAAGCAAGATTAGAAGCTGAAGAAATAAATGGCGAAATCCCCCCACGTACAGAACAAGATATATTTGCTGCCGAAGGTGTAACAAATGCAGCCGGTTTGCAAGGGAAATTAGAGAATGCCAGAGCACAACAGATTACACAAGATGCAGAGAATGCAAAGACTCAGGGTGATTGGCGTGTAAGATTAAGTTTAGCACCTAGTGCAGGATATTTATATAAAGCACAAAACCCAGGTATATTAGCACCACTACAAAAAACAGATGGGGTGATATTTCCATATTTACCTCAAATTCAAGTAACATATGCCGCACATTATGATCCTTCGGATCTTACGCATAGTAATTATAAAATATTTCAATATAAAAATAGTAGTGTGGATCAAGTTAGTATTACATGTGATTTTACTGCACAAGATACTGAAGAAGCAAATTACATGTTAGCAGTTATTCATTTCTTTAGGTCAGTTACTAAAATGTTTTATGGACAAGATCAAATACCTAAACCAGGAACACCCCCGCCATTGTGTTATCTATCTGGAATGGGTGATTTTCAATTTGATAGACACCCATTAGCAATATCTTCATTTAATTATAGTTTGCCTAATGATGTGGACTATATAAGAGCAAGTAGTCCAACTTTGTTATCTGGAGTTAATTCAACCGGATATAATGATAATAGAAATAGTGATTTAACACCAAGTCAAGTTAGAATGCAATCAGGAACTACTCACTTAAATGCAGGAGCAAAAGAATCAGCACCTAATTTTAGCAAAGCAACTAATACACAACCTACTTATGTGCCTACAAAGATATCAATTTCAGTAATGGCTTATCCAATTGTAACACGTAACGACATAAGTAATAACTTTAGTTTAGAGAAATATGCGACCGGTGCATTATTGCAAGGTCGTAAAAACCCAGGTGGCGGAGGAATTTGGTAATGGCAAATAATATACTTTATCCAGCAACAAGTCCATACTATGCAACAGATATAGTTAATGGCAAATTTTTAGATATAATGGTAGATAGACCTATCATTAAACAACCTTCCGATATCTACTGGGAGATAACATTAGTATATGAATTTCGTCCTGATATGTTAGCATATGACTTGTATGCTGATAGTAGATTGTGGTGGGTATTTGCACAACGAAATCCAAACACATTGAAAGATCCTTACTTTGATTTTGTAGCAGGTGTAAGTATATACTTACCTAAGGCAGATTTGTTGAAACAAATTTTAGGATTATAAATGTATTCTATTAAGATACAAGACACTACTGGACTTTGGATAGTAATTGATACAACTACCGGTAAAAATATTAGCAGAGGAGCGTTACCGTCAATAGCCATTAATCTTGCTATTGAAAAGGGCATGCCTGCATCGCTTAGACCTACACTGCTTGATGATGCGGCCGCAATTGAGCAAGCATCAGCACCTCCGCCTACCCCCACAGAACCTATTCCACCAACAACAGAAAACAAAACTAATCCAAATGATTTGGGCGGCAGTTCAGGTGATGAAGAATATAGTTATGATAAAAATTATGCGGCTAAAGTTGATGCTACTAAAAATGTAACTAATCCAAATAATGAAATGGAAACGCAAAATGAAAGTTATGCGGGCACAACAGTTGCAGGACAAGGTGATAAAGGTTCAGCAAATAAAGTAAAATCAACTGAAATAGCCGCTGGTCCAAAGCCAGGAGCTCGTCCACAAAACCCATTAGGTAGTCTATCAAGTTATACATACCAACTGACATTGTATATGATAACACCAGATGCGTATGACGCATTTATTCAATCTGGAAGAAATAACATCAATGCTATTAATAATGCGGCTAATCCACAAGTAGCAACTGAAATTGAAAATAGTATGTCAGGTGCATATATTATAGCACAAAGTGGTGGCATAAACAATAAAACAAGCAAACGTGCATTTGACTATGATTATTATATAGATGACTTAAAAATTCACACAACTACTAATGCCAAAGCAAAGAAAACAGCATCAAATGATACAGAAATGTCATTTAACATTTATGAACCATATGGTTTTTCATTCATAACAAAATTAAATAATGCAGCGGATATATTAAAAAAGAAAAGTAAATTAAAAGACTATAAAGATTTATCTAACTCTACAAAACAATTTTTTGTGTTAGGAATTAGGTTTCAAGGGTATGATGAAAATGGTAAAGAGATATCAGCAGTATCTACTTATAACCAAGATACATTTGATGTGACAGGTGATTCGGGTGGCGTATTTGAAAGATTTTTTGATATAAGAATTACTGATTTTAAATTTAAACTTGACGGTAAGATGACAGTATATAATATTACTGCCGCAACAGTTGCACCAAAAGCAGGATTTGGTGTAAAGTATGGTAGGATAGATAGAGGTGCTAGAGTAGAAGGAAGTACAGTAGAAGATGTATTACGAGGAACTAAAGGTTTACTAACATCATTAAACGAACAACAAGTATTACAAACTAAGAAGAATGGTGAAGGTAGTATAGCAAATGTATATAAGCTCAGATATTTAGGTACTGCTGAATCAGAAATAGGATCTGCATCTATTGTAAGTATTGCTGATTTGGATAAATCTAAGTTGCCAATGAGTGTGGCTGAAAATATTAAACAAGTAAATGACGCAGTATCAGTATCAGCCATACCTAATACTAATAGCAGAACTATTACATTTGCAAACGATGTGTCTATAATGCAAGCTATAGGATCAATTGTTTCTCAAAGTAGTTATTTAGAAAACGCATTGACTGAAGTAATAAAATCCGATACTGAACCTCCGCAACCGGGACAAGGCACTGCTACAGTTAAAGATCCTAACCCAAGAACTATTAAATGGTATAACTTGGGTGCAGAAGTTAAATGTTTGGGTTTTGATAAGATAGTGGGTGATTTTGCTTATGAAATTACCTACGTTATACAACCATATGAAACTCCAATGGTTACTAGTCCATATGCAGGTAAAACTTCAAAATATTATGGTGCACATAAAAGATATGAATATTGGTTCACTGGTAAGAATTCAGAAATATTAAACTATGAACAAGCAATGAATAACTCATATTTTTTACCATCAATGAATCCAACTGGTTCTCCTGCTAGTCAAGGTGGCGGGGCAGATATTGCTACTGTACCGGGTAAACGACAAAATGAAGATAGAACGGGTAAATTAGATATAGGTAAGGAAGCACAGAATTCTTATCTAACAAGTTTATATGATCCTGGTGCATATGCTACTGCAAAGGTTACTATATTAGGAGACCCTGATTATCTAATGCAAGATAGTCCTAGTTCAATTAATCAAGTATATCGTCAATTTTATGGCAAAGGTTTTACTATTAACCCAAATGGTGGACAAGTTTTTATTGAGATAGATTTTAAAGAAGCGGAAGATTATAATAATGATACTGGATTATTAACTGTTAACGATTCTATATTATTTTGGAAATATCCTAAAGAGATAGCATCACAAGTTAAAGGTGTGAGTTATATGTTAGTTGAAGTAATAAGTAGTTTTTCAAAAGGTAAATTTACACAAGAATTAGATTGCGTAATAAATCAGTTTCCTGGTATTACTAATAAATCTGATAAAAATGCGGCAGGTAGACCATCTAATGTAGAAGAAAATGTGTTTGATACTAGGCAGAGTATACAAGAAAATGTGTTTAATCCGGCACAAGATGTACAAGAAAGCGTCTTTGATCCAACTGCCGGCGGTATATCAGGAGCCGGATCTAACAGCACAAACAAATCTCTTAATTCAGGTTCGGAAGCAAGAGATGATAATATAATAGATGCTAAGAAACAACCCCCGAATGATCCCGGCGGTGGTAGGGAAGATCCTAATACAGGAAATGTATTAGATATGGGATTAGGATAAGATTATGGCATACGATGAAATAAAACCTCGAGGTAGTACTAAAGCAAGTCAACCAGATGCAGGTGGTGCAGTATTACGTAGCGTACCACTATTTGGTATTGTTAAAGATAATATAGATCCTATTCGTTCTGGTAGACTACAAGTATACATTAGTGACTTGGGAGGACTAGATCCAGATGATAGTAATTCTTGGGTAACTGTTAGTTATATGACTCCCTTCTATGGCGTAACTACACCATCAGGTGCAAATACAGGTTACGGAGAATACATTAAAAATCCTAACAGTTATGGTATGTGGAATAGTCAACCTGATTTAGGTACAACTGTTATATGTATATTCATTAATGGTGATCCTAATTATGGATTTTGGATAGGATGTGTCCCGCAGCCAGAAGCATTACAAATGGTTCCTGCAATTGGTGGTACAGATAATATTGTAGCAAATGCAGGTGAAGCAAAAGGATTGGGCGGAGCTGTTAGATTACCAGTTACTAATCTTAATAGCAATAATGCAGGAATCGCAAACAGTAATAAATTTTTAACTGATGCTAAACCTGTACATAGTTATGTTGCTAGTATATTAGCACAACAAGGTTTAATTAGAGATCCTATACGCGGTGTTATTGGTTCAAGCGCACAACGTGAAACACCATCACGTGTTGGTTGGGGTGTAAGTACTCCTGGTAGACCTATATATGAAGGTGGCTTTACTGATGAAACAATTGCTAAGGCTGCAACAAGTGGTAAATCAACTGGACTAAAAGTTGTTGCTCGTAGGGGAGGACATACTTTAGTAATGGATGACGGAGATATATTAGGTCGTGACCAATTAGTAAGACTACGTAGTAGTTTAGGACATCAAATATTAATGAGTGATGACGGGCAAACATTATTCATCATCCACGCTAATGGACAAAGTTATATTGAATTAGGTAAAGAAGGTACAATTGATATGTACTCTACTAATTCATTTAATGTAAGAACACAAGGTGATTTAAATCTACATGCTGATAATAATATTAATATCAATGCTGGTAAGGCACTAAACATAAGTGCTGATACTATTGCAATTAATAGTGAAAAACAAACCACACACAAAGTTGGAACAGATTTTAGTTTATATGCTTCTGGTACATATACAACTAAAGTAGATGGTAAGATGAGTTTTGCTAGTGCGGCAGACTCATCATTTTATAGTGATGCTATAACATATTTTAACGGTAGTAAGATTAATTTAAATACAGGAGCATCAAGTTTAGTTCCTCAAGAAGTTAAACCATTACCAGTAGTAGCACATACTGATACATTAAATGATGCCACTAAGGGTTGGTTAGCGGCACCTGGCAAATTATTAAGTATTGTAAGTAGAGCACCTGCTCATGCACCATGGGCTAGTGCAAATCAAGGTGTGGATGTTAAAGTTAATAACAATGCGAGTGCGGCATTACCGGCTGCACCAAGTTCAGCAGTAGCGGCAGCAAATGCCAGCACCGGATCATCTCCGGTCACATCACCGGTCACTGCATCTGTCGCATCCACAGTACCCCCATCGGCAGCAATTAGTGCGGCATTAGATAAAAACACAACAGGCACTATAGTTGGTCAAATATCAACATTAGCCGCAGTAGGTTCGGCTGCGGATGCAGTTAAATTGGGTGCAGGTGTAGTACAAACTGCAACAGGCCCCGTAGCGGCCATTGGCGCTATGGCACAAAGTCCTGCACAATTAGAAGCATGTGGAGTTATCAAACCGGGTGCGGCCGCATTAATTAACAATTTAGTAGAAAGTGGTAAAACAATACAACAAGCATGTACACCAAATCTGTTTACAGGTAAAGACGGAGCTTCAAACTTAACTAGCTATGTAAATAATCCGGTAGCACAAGTTGCCGGTGCTGTACAAACATTAACTCAAGCACAAACAGCATTAACACAAACTGGATTGATTACTGGAAAAGAATCAGGTACAGCTATAGCAGGATTGGTAATGTCAGCCGCTACAGCCGGCATACAAAATACTGTAAATTTAGTTAGCAATGCGGCTGGCGCAGTAGCAGGAGCAGTTAATGGAGCAATATCAAATGTAGTAGGTGCGGCGACTGGAGCATTGAATACTGTATTAGGGTCAGCCACAAGTTTAGTTTCTGCAGGTAATTTTGCAGGTAACTTGGCATCTACTGTTACTGGTGGTCTAAGTAGTATTGCAACTTCACTAACTGGTATGGCAAAGGGCGCGGTTGCTGGTATATCAGGATTATTAGATAGTGCTAAGGGTGTTGCCGGTAGTGCATTTTCGGCAATTAGCGGTGCGTTACCAACACTAGCTGTTGGTGTCCCGCAAAATATTAAAGAGATAACAGAAAAAGCACAAGCGGCCGCCCAAGCTCCGGCAGCGAATTCATTGACCGGAGCATTAAACTCAGTAACAGGTGGAATAACCGGAGCAATAGGTGCAGTAACAGGTGGAATAACTAGTGCAATTAGTGGAGTAGTAGGGTCAGTTACCAGTGGAATAACCGGAGCAATAGGTGCAGTAACAGGAGTAGCATCTGGATTATTAAAAACAGCGACGGGTATAACAGCAAATTTATCTACTGGTTTGGGATCATTGCCAGGTGGAGGTGCAGTAGCGGCAATAGTTGATAATGCAGTTGGTGCAATTAATAGTGTGCCGGGAGTTAGCGCAGTAACAGGATTAATTGGTCAAGCAACATCAATTACAAATGGTATATCTAGCTTAACATCAATTAACCCACTAGCCTCTTCAGGTGCATTAAATGCAGTTACAGGTGCAGCCGGAGCATTAACAAAAGGGTTGGATGACTTAAAGAGTGGAAAATTATCATTGGCATCATTGGCATCTGCTGGATTACCGGCTGGTGCAGCCGCACAATTAAATGCCGCAATGAGTTCAATGAGTTCAGGAGGTGCAGTACAAATTAAATTACCAACAGTAGCTATTAATACCACCGATAGAGGAGAATTAACTCAATCAATAACATCGTTGTTGGGTAGTGCAAAGATACCAATGCCAAATTTTGAAGGAAATCCGGCTACATTGGGAACAACTCAATCTGAAAGTAGTATTGCAGAATATAATAAAACAACAGAAGAAATTAACACACTAAGTGATAAACGATTTGACTTACAAAAAGAACTAAATGATGCTAGATATGCTAGTAATAAAGCTAAAACTGAATTACCTGCAGGCGATCCAAGCATTGCAAGTGCAGAAGCGGCCCTCAATACTGCTAGAGAAAATATAACTAATTTAGATAAACAAATTGAAGATTTAAGAAAAAAAATAAATGCGTCAGCTACCGCTAGTGGCTCCATGACAGCATAACATAAATATACTATAGGATAACAATATGCCAACATACATTGGTTTCAGTACAATTAACGCTAACAAGCCCCGATCTACTAATTTACCAGCGGGTATTGCGGGTGGTGTGGGTTCTATGGTACAACCAGTTATACCCGGCAAAAAGTTTAGGTTAGTTGACCAACAATTAGTTATACAAGATTTCATTAATGCATTGAATATTCAACAAGGTCAAAAGGTAGGCAATCCAGGATACGGGACTACACTTTGGAGTTTTGTTTTTGAGCCAAATACATTTGATGTACAGAACAAATTAGAAACTGAAATCAGACGAGTGGCCAATCAAGACCCAAGAATGATAGTTAATACTGTTAGCGCATATCCTCAAGAAAACGGTATATTACTTGAAGTAGAACTAGCCGTTGCACCTTTTAATAATGCAGAAATTCTTAGTGTTTTCTTCAATAATAGTACAAATACAGCAGTAATTCAATAATCTTCCAAAAATGGTGTTTTCATTTAAGATAAATACTTAAAAGAGAACACCACTATGGCAACCAGCTCACGACAATCAGCATTATTCGGCGTTAACGATTGGAAGGCAATCTATCAAACCTTCCGTGAAGCCGATTTCCGTTCATATGACTATGAAACATTACGTAAAAGTTTTATAGATTATATACGTGTTTACTATCCAGAAACTTTTAATGATTACATTGAATCAAGTGAATTCATAGCATTAATGGACGTTATGGCTTTTATGGGTCAAGGTCTTGCATTCCGTAGTGATCTTAATGCCCGTGAAAACTTTATTGATACGGCTGAACGCAGAGATAGTGTTGTTAAATTAGCAAATTTAATCAGCTATACTCCTAAACGTAACCTAGCTGGCCAGGGTTATATTAAAGTAACAAGCATTCAAACTACTGAAAATATTACGGATTTAAATGGATTTAATTTAAGCAATCAAGCTATATTGTGGAATGACCCTGCTAATGTTAATTGGTTAGAACAATATAATACAATTATCAACGCAACATTGATTAACACACAGCGAGTTGGACGCCCGGGTAATACAGCACAATTATCAGGTATTAAAACGGATGAGTATACAATTAATATTCCACAAAACACATTACCAATAGTGCCATTCACTTCGGTTGTAGATAACCAAGCAATGAATTTTGAATTAGTTAGTTCCACTACGTTGGATGAAGATTATGTTTACGAAATTCCTCCTGCACCAAGTGGCAGAATGAATATGGCTTATCGCAATGACAAATTAGGTTACGGTAGTCCAAATACAGGTTTCTTCTTTTATTTCAAACAAGGAACATTGCAAAATTTTGATTTTAATTTAGAACAACAAATTTCAAATCAAGTTGTTGATATTGATATTCAAGGTGTTAACAATACCGATACTTGGTTATATCAGTTAAGTACTGATAACAGTTCCGCAGTTAATAGAACGTTATGGAATCAAGTAGAGAATGTTTATGCCGATGCTTATTTACAAACTGAAAATAGTGTTCGCAGAATATTTTCTGTAGGTTCTAGATTTAACGACCAAGTTAGTTACGTTTTTGGTGATGGAGTATTTTCCGAGATTCCAGTTGGAACATTTAGAGCATATGTACGTGCAGGTAATGCATTGACATATACTATTGATCCAAATGAGATGCAAAATCTATCGGTCACACTAAGTTATATTAGCAGGTTAGGACGAACAGAAACACTTACATTAGGATTAGAATTACAGACACCAGTGTCAAACGCACAGGCAAGAGAAACATTATCAAACATTAAACAACGTGCCCCTTCCCGCTATTATACACAGAACAGAATGGTTAATGGGGAAGATTATAACAATTTCCCATACACATTATACAGTTCTATTGTTAAAAGCAAAGCTATTAACCGTAGTTCTGTTGGTGTATCAAAAAACTTAGACCTATTAGATCCAACCGGAAAATACTCCAGCACAAATTCATTCTCAAGTGACGGTGGTATGTACCAAGATGATACTGATGGTAATATATTATTAACCATTACTACATCCGGCGATATCATCACATTCCTAACAGATACATTAGGTGCACTCTTAGCAGATAATCGTGCTAGACAATATTATATACAAGATTATACGAGATACAATGTTAATGCGGCTTCCGGTGACGGTACAGTATATTGGCAAGAACAAACAGTTAATGCTAGTAGTTTAACTGGTTATTTCTTTACCATTAATGGTAGCAATAATACTCCTATACCTGTAGGAACATATTCTACCTATAATATGAAATACACTACTAAAGGTGCAATGATGAAATTTACTGCTCCAGCTGGATATTATTTTAGCGACACAAATCGTTTAATAGCCGGCATAGCTAGCCCATCAGATAAAACTTATATATGGACTACTGTATTAAATGTAGTGGGTGACGGATATAATAATGGTGAAGGTGCATTTAGTAACGGATTAGGTCCAATAACATTAAATGGTTATGTGCCTCAAGGTGCAATTGTTTCTACTATATTACCTGCATTTGATAACTCATTACCTAATATAGTAATACAAGAATGTATTGTTAGAATGGAATTAAATCAAAGCTTTAGTTTAATATTTGATAACAGTTTAACTATAGCACAAGATCGATGGAGTATTGGTACATATGATGCTAGTAATTATTTTGTAAATATATTAAGTTTAGGAAGTAATCGTTATAGTATATCATATCGCTCATTGGCATACTATTTTGGTAGTGTCGCTGATACACGTTTCACATTTGAAAATGGTAAATTAGTATATGATCCTTTTAGTGGAAAAATATTACAAGACTTTGTTAAAGTATTAGCAACCAATACACAACCTAGTAGTAATTATCCATTAGCGACACCTATTACTACCAGTATTATTGGTCAAACAGTTGAAAGTGACGGCTATGTAAATGATTTTGAAGTTGAAGTAGCAAGTATAGATGTTAATGATAGAACCATTGTAAGTAACCCAGACTTTTTCACAGAGGTAACAGGTTATGTTAATGGTAATACTAATATAGGAATTTATACATTCTTTGTATTATTACAAGATGCGGTAAATCTTTCACGTTACCAATTAATACCATCAACCGATGTAGTGTATATCTATTCAACCAAAACACAAATTGAAATAGTTAAGTATGAGTACCCAGAAGGTCAATTATTCTATGCATTTACTGATAATTTATTTTACACAACAATTCAAGATCAAACAGTTAACACACCATTTTATATTGTAACTGAACAACCACAATATATTATGAAACCAGGACGTCAAGGACTACAATTTCAATATCGTCATAATAGTAATAATACAACACGTATTGATCCCGCTACTACAAACATTATTGATTTGTATGTAGTTACACAGGCTTACTATACTGCTTATCAAAACTGGTTACAAGACATTACCGATACAGTGCCAATACCAGACAAACCAACAATTAATGAATTGACACAGGCATATGGATCATTAAATGATTACAAGATGTTAAGTGATAGTATTATATTGAATAGCGTAGTATTTTTACCATTATTTGGACCTAAAGCGCCAACTCAATTAAGAGCAACTGTTAAAGTAATTAGAGCAGGTAACACAAATGCAAGTGATAGTGAAATACGTAGTGCAGTTCTGTCTGCCATGAATACATATTTTAATATTAACAATTGGAATTTTGGAGATACTTTTTACTTCAGTGAATTAAGTGCATATTTACACGCTCAAGTAGGAGATTTAATTAGCTCCGCTGTATTAGTTCCAAATGATCCCACAATGAGTTTTGGAGATTTATATGAGATTAAATCAGCTCCGTATGAAATATTTGCCAATGGAGCAACAGCAAATGATGTTCTTGTGATTGCGGCACTTACACCAGCACAGTTACAGATAAGATAAGTAATATATAACCATAGAGAGAAATAATGGCAACAAGAATTAGAACATTAAATTTTCTACCTGAAATATTTAAAACAACTACCAATAGTCAATTTTTAAACGCAACGTTGGATCAGATAGTAGACCAACCAAATACTAAAAGAATTCAAGGTTACATTGGTAGTAGATTTGGGTATGGTGTTAATGCTAAAAATTATTACGTAACAGAACCTACAAAAACTAGAACAGATTATCAATTAGATCCGGGTGTAGTATTTCTAAAAAAAGACACAAGCACTGCACAAGATTTTATAAGCTATCCAGGTATAATTGATGGATTAAAATTAGAAGGCGCATTGACAGGTGACAATAATAGATTGTTTACTAGTGAATTTTATTCATGGGACAGTTTTACAGACCTGGATAAGATTATTAACTTCAACCAATATTATTGGATTCCTGAAGGACCCGAAGCCGTAACAGTTAGTACAGAAACTGTTTACAATGCTACAGATTATATTATCACAAGTACTCCAAATGGATATTTAGTAACTGCTACTGGTCAATCACAAGGCTCTACTAACCCGTCACTTACATTATTGCGTGGCGGTACATATACATTTAATGTCAATCAAGCTAGTGAATTTTGGATTCAAGGAATGCCGGGCATTACTGGGTATGACCCTAATCAGCCTAACGTACAGACACGTGATGTATTGGGTGTTGATAATAACGGTGCTGAAGTTGGCATAGTAACATTTACTGTTCCTTTTAAAACTGCACAAGATGAATATGAATTACCCGGCAACAATCGTGTTGATTTAGTAACTACATTATTGTATGCTAATGTTGACGGGGTATTACTCAGTAGTTTGACAAATGGAATAGATGGTATCACCTCAATAGACGGTCTTACTTTAATGTTTTATAATAATGAAAATGAAACAACATTTTATACCATTACATATACCGGTGATATCACAGACCCCACAATAACGTTAGTTGCCGGTACTACAATTCCAGTTGAAGAAAACATTACAGCTAATTTTGGTACAGAGTATATTGGTAGAACGTTCTACAGAACTACCGGCAGTGTAATTACTTTAATTCCTTATTTAAGTGCAATACTTGATACATTGTATTATCAAGATGGAACGTCAAGTAATAAAGTAGGACAAATTAGATTAATCTCTAGTAATACAACTAACCGTATTGATGTGCTTACTGATATTATAGGTCAAGCAAACTATACATCTCCAAATGGAGTAGTATTTACTAATGGATTAAAAGTAATATTATCAGGAGAAATATATCCTGTTAGCTATGAGAATATTAGATTTTATGTTGAGGGTGTGGGTACAGCAATAGAATTAATTCCAGTTACTGATTTTGTAGCCCCTGAACCGTTTACTCAGGGTACATATATACCGTTTGACACAACACCATATGATATTGGAAACTTTGATGTTAACTTGTATATCCCTGTGTTACAAGATTATATTACTATTGCTAGAAACAGTATTGATAAAAACCCATGGTCAAGAAGTAACAGATGGTTTCATATTGACGTAATTAATGCAACAGCTACCTATACTAATAATCCAGAATTAGCTACACTATATGCTACACCTGACAATAAAGCTAATCGTCCTATTATTGAATTTTATCCTAATTTACGTTTGTTTGACGCAGGAGTTGTTGGCAAACCACCAATTGACTTTATTGATTTCAGAACAACTGATGCATTCAATGATGTTACCGGTGTTGCCGGGCAAGAAAGTTATTACCCTGATGTAGAAGTATATACAGCATATACTGGATCAATTGTAGGTACTACAGGTACATCTACTACTATTTCTATCTTATCCTCAGCCGTTACTGGCGCATTTCAAGTTGGTCAATATATAAATGATAGTACTAATGTGTTGCCAAGAAATAGTCAAATCACTGCTATAACCGGAACAACTACATTAACCTTAACAGTATCTTGGGTTGGATCACAAACTATAGTATCAACTTCAAATGAATCATCATTCATTGCTAACGATATACAAAACGATAGTTATTCAGTATTTGATGGAGCACGTATTGTGTTTGCAGCCGACACCACATTAAATGTAAGAAATAAAATATATGTCGTTAGATTTTCTACATTGGTGTTTGGAGACACTCCGGTAATTACATTAACAGAAGCAGAAGATGGACTGGTTTTAACAGATGAACAAACATTTGCATTTAGAGGTTATAACTATCAAGGCATGGATTTTCACTTTGATGGTACTAATTGGCAAGAAAGTCAACAAAAAACTACAGTAAATCAACCACCATTATTTGATATACTTGACAATAATGGAATTAGTTTTGGTGATCGTGACATATATGTTGGTACGTCATTTGCCGGTAATAAATTATTTGCATACGGTATTGGTTCGGGCATAGATGATCCTGTACTAGGATTTCCATTAACGTATAGCTCTATTGATAATATAGGTGACATCAGTTTTGATGTGTCATTAAACTCAGAATCATTTAACTATGTAAGTGGAACTGTTCCTATTACACAAAAAGTTAATACAGGATATGTTTATAATTATAGTGATTTAACAACTTCAACAAGGCAATTGGGTTGGCAAACAGCAGTTGGGCCTAGCGTACAATATCAAATATTTGAATTTGATTATTTTGCCGCAAACCCTACCACAACATACACATGTGATATTGCTAAACTAGCTAACACCGATAGTCCATGGCCTACTATACAACTTTTTGTAAATAATAAAATACAATATTCAAGTGATTATACAGTAGAAACTACAGCTACACAAACTATAGTAACCTTTTCAGTACCTAATCCAGAAATAGATACAGTAGTTGAAATATTGTTATTAAGCGATCAGGTAAGTGAAACAGCCTATTATAGTATACCTATTAATTTAAATAATAACCCACTGAATGAAGATATTGTTTCTGTCAATGTAGGTGATATACGTGGTCAATATCAAAGTAGTTTTTATAATAATCCAAATACTACCGGTAATGTATTTGGTGCAAATAATTACCGTGACTTGGGTAATATGGTTCCATATGGTAATAGAATTATTCAGAATAGTGCAAGTTTAGTATTACCCGGAGCATTCTTACGTAAACAAAATCAGAATCTGTTCAATGCATTAATGTATAATGGTAGAGAATATATTACTTTCAAAACATTATTAGTTGACACAATTAATACGACAGATTTTACTGAACGGTTATCTCCTGCAACTATGTTAGATAATGCATTAGATGTAATTACTAGCGCAAAAACAGATAGTAATAGTTTCTTTTGGAGCGACATGTTGCCGTCAAAAGCGGCATACATTACTAACACGTATAGTTTTGCAAACGCATTGGATGTAAGTATATATCCATTAAGTAAAATATATAATTTTGCCACAGCTAATTATAATGGGGTATTGGTTTATTTAACTAATACATTAGGAATAATAACACAATTAATCAATGGAGTTGATTATACAATCAGTAGTGATAGCCCATCGTTAACAGTAACATTGGATTTGGCTCCCGGTGATCAAATTACTATTAAAGAATATAATCAAACATACGGTAGTTATATTCCAAATACTCCTACTAAATTAGGTTTATATCCCTCAACGATACCTACAGTTATATTAGATACTGCATATTATCAACCTACATATTTTATTGTAGGGCATGATGGGTCATATAATAAATTATATGGTGATTACATTGACGGAGTATTAATTGATTTCAGAGATCAGGTATTACTTGAATTTGAAAAACGTATATATAACAACTTGAAATTAAGCAATGTTATTCCTATACAAGAATATGAAGTATTGCCTGGTTTCTTTAGAGATACTGATTATAGTTATGATGAAATATTACAGATTTACTCAACTAGTTTCTTAGATTGGGTTGGTCAAAATAGAATTAATTATAAAACTCAGTTTTATAGTGCTAATAACGAATTTACATACAATTATAATCAAAGTGGTAATAAAATAAACAGAGAAGTTATTCCTCAAGGATATTGGAGAGGTGTATATGAATATTTCTATGATACTAGTACGCCGGATACTAGTCCATGGGAAATGCTTGGCTTTACAGATCAACCAACATGGTGGGAAACACGATATGGCCCTTCTCCATACACAAGCGATAACTTAGTATTGTGGAATGATTTAGCACAAGGTATTGATTGGAATAATGGTAATCCAGTTGTCATACCACAAGCAATTCGTCCTGAATTATTACAAGTATTACCAGTTGACAGTGAAGGTAATATAGTATCACCTTTTGTTTCTATTGTCGGTAACTATAGTAACACATCATTCAACCGTGATTGGATAGTAGGAGATGTTGGGCCTGCAGAGTTCTCATATCGTAGAAGTAGTTCATGGCCGTTTGATTTAATGCGTATATTAGCATTGACAAAACCTGCAGAATTCTTTAATTTAGGAGTTGACATTGACAACTATAAATTTAATGAAGAATTTAATCAATATCTAGTTAATGACCGTAGTCATTTAGTTATAAGCGATGTAGAGATTTATGGTAATGGCACTGCTAAAACAAGTTATATCAATTGGATTGTTGACTTTGAAAAACAAGTGGGCATTGATGCAACCACTAACATTACTGATTTGCTATACAATGTTGATGTTAGATTAGTATACAGACTTGCTGGCTTTAGTGATAAAAATTTATTAAGATTCTACGTTGAAAAATCAACAGCTAATAGTAACAATAGTAGTTTATTGATACCTGATGAAAGCTATCAAGTATTGTTATATGATAATCAACCATTTGATAAAATTGTTTATAGTGGTGTGGTTGTCCAATTAACAAATACTGGTTACAAAGTATATGGTAATAGTCAGACCAATGCGTATTTTAAAATATTAGCACCTAAAATTAATGGTAACTATGAAAGAGTATCAGTTCAGGGATTAAGTGTACAATTAGCTAGAGACTATTACACTACACCGGAGGTAGTAGCATACGGAACTGAATTTATTACAGTACAACAAGTATCACAATTTTTAGAAGGTTATGGAAGATATTTGGCTAGCCAAGGTGTATTGTTTGACCAAATTGAATCTGGCTTGACAGTTAGCTGGAGACAAATGGTAGCTGAATACTTATATTGGGCTCAATCTGGGTGGGAAGTAGGAAGTATTGTTAATATTAATCCGGCATCTAATTTAATTTCTATTAACAAAGATAGTTATATTGTACAACCACTAACACTACAAAGACAAAACTTTATATTAAATCAAAACTTATATCCAATACAAAGTACTGACTTAAGCGTAATTCGTGATGGAACATTGTTTACAGCACAACCATTAAATCAAGGTGATACAGTTGCTTATGGACAATTTAACATTAGTAATTTTGAACATGGTATCGTATTTGATAACGTTACTGTATTTGATGATGTAATTTATAACTTAATTACAGGTTTACGTCAAAATCGTATCACATTGCGTGGAGCTAAAACAGCCGAGTGGAATGGTACAATTGATGCTCAAGGCTTTGTCTTGAATCAAGATAATGTACTTGATTGGGATAAAACAGTAAAATATACAACCGGTAGTATTGTTAAGTATAAAAACAAATATTGGATAGCTCTCACTATTATTCAACCTAAGGAATTATTTGAAGAACGTGAGTGGAAAGAAACTGATTATAACGAAATACAAAAAGGACTATTGCCAAACACAAGTACACGTTCTTATGAAAGTACAATATACTATGATGTAAATCGTGCTAACTTAGAAAATGATGCCGATCTATTAAGCTTCAGTTTGATTGGATATCGTCCACGTGATTATTTGGCACTAGTTGATCTAACTGATATTACACAAATTAACGTTTATAAAAACTTTATTAAGAATAAAGGAACATTAAACGCAGCCAGCGCATTCAAGGGCGCTAACTTACCACAAGGTGGTATTAATTATGATATATATGAAAACTGGGCTATTAAATCAGGTGAGTTTGGTGGTGTACTAAACAGCAATTTTATTGACTTCAAATTAAATCAAAACTTATTAACCGGTAATCCTAGCATCGTTGGATTAACTAATGGGATAACTACTGCCGGAGTACAACAAGAAGTACCGTTATATAGTTTATATAATTATGGACGCCCGGTAACTAGTACAGATGTATTGCCGTTATTACCAACAGATACGCCTTCGACATTATTTCCGTATGCAGGCTATGCTAACTTTAATGATATGCGTATTGCGGCATATTACTATTTTAACTTAGCAAACAGTACATCACCTAGAGGTGTACTAACACCTTTATCAGAGTTATATGTAGGTCAGTATGTTTGGATAGCTGATTATCAAGGTACTTGGCAAGTAATGACACCTGCAAGTTTAGGAGCTGTTGTATTTGCTAAAAATAACTTAAATGGTACTGCGACAATAACATTTAATAATCCACATGGATTGACAAAATATCAACCATTTGCAATTGTAAACTTTAATGATAGCTTGAATGGTTATTATATAGTTAATACTGTAATTGATCTCAATAGTGTTTTAGTCAATGTAACATTGGCACCGTCAATTACTATTGTAACTGGTCAAGGTATTGGATTTAGATTCCAATCACAACGTGTTGATAATCCTAGTGATATCATTGATTTGCCTTTATTGAATACAGAATTTGTTAAGAATAAAGTTTGGGTAGATACAAATAATGATGGTGATTGGGCTGTATATCGTAAGAGTATAAATTATACGTATGATTCTGAATTAGTAAAAGATGGATCAGAATCATTTGGTAGTGCAGTTGCATATACCGATACATTAGGTTATTTAATTGGTGATGCAGATGCTGGAGTAACATATCGCTATTCTTTTAATGTATTGTTTGATAGATATGATTTGAAGCAAACATTAACCGGTGTTGCATCGTTTGGTACAACAATTACATATGCCAATGACATATTTGTGGTGTCACAACCTACAGGTACACCTGAAGTTTATGTTTATCAATTAGTAGTTAATACTACTGTAGATGAATTACAATCATTGCAATCTGCTATATCAGCACCAGGCGGTGTAACTGAGTGGGGTAGAGCTATTGCTATATCTGGAGATACTAATTGGTTATACATATCAGCGGTAACATCCTCTACTAGCCTAGTATATGTTTATCGTTATTCAACTGTCACAGAAGAATATGAACAATCTGCTACTATTGATTTGGGATTAACTAATGCTGATAACTTTGGATACTCATTGTCAACAGATTACTATGGTGATACTGTTATAATTGGAACACCAGATCAAAATTACGATGGTTCTACTGAAAATTGGGGTTACACTTATGTATATGATAGAACAGTTCAAAATTTTGAAGCACAATATACAAGTATAACTTATGTACCACAACCGTTTACATTAGCTTGGACACCTAGTACAACTTCAATAACTGTTACTGCAAGTGATGCAACGTTAGATCGATTTACATGTGCTAGTAGTTCTAGTCTTGTTATAGGTGACCCAATCACATTTACTGGTACTGTGTTTGGCGGCATAGCACTGAACACTGTTTATTATGTATTAGCTAAACCTTCAGGAACTACTTTTACTATATCTACTACACGTGGCGGATCAACATTGCAATTAAATAACGGTAGTGGGTCAATGACCGCAACTCAACAAGATACACCATTGTACGTATCAGTTAATGGAACTTTAATTGATGATTCAACATATTTTAATATAGGTTCTACTATTACTATAGTACAAGGATTAAACGCAGGTGATATAATCACGGTAAGTAGTAATAACTTTGTGTTAGCCCAAACCCTCACAACTGAGAACACACCTAGAATTGGCGTACAGTTTGGTACTAGTGTAGATACTAACACATATGCTACTGAAATATTAGTTGGCGCCCCTTTTGAATTAAACAGTCAAAATCAAGAAGGTGTTGTATATCGTTATACTAACGGCGGTGGTAAGTACGGTATGATTATAGGTACTACTGCTACTAACATTACAACCACTAGAACTATTTTAGTTAATGGTTATATGGTTGTATTAACCGCCGGCAATGCAACAGTAGTTGCTACTGCAATTAATCAAGCAAACATTACAAATCTACAAGCTACCGCAGTCGATGGCAAATTAATTATTAGTTTATTAGATAATGCGTTAGCGTCACCAAACGATAAGCTTAATGTTACTGTATTAGATACAGCTACATGGTCTGAATTAGGATTTAGTACCTATACTCAAACACAAGTAATTACTGATCCTCATGTTCAAGGCACAACTCAATTTGGTAATGTGGTTAAATTTAATGAATTTAATTCGTTTGTTGTAAGTGCACCAACTGCTACACGATATCAAGCAACAACATTTGATTCTACCGATGATGAAGATTATGATAACGATACATTATTTGATAATAATACTACACAATGGATAGACACGTATGCAAATGCAGGTGCAGTTTATATGTTTGATTATCTATCGGTTTATAATGAATCATTAATAAATTGTGGTAATTTTGTATATGCACAAAGTACCAATGATATTAATGAAATATATGGTAGTCAACCAATGTACGGTCATGCAGTAGAATTTAATGCTTCACGTGTAGTTATTGGCACTCCAAACTTTAAGCCAGACACTGTTGCAGGACAGATTATAACATATTTCAATTCTATTGGAGCTCCTGATTGGAGCGTATATAGAAGTTCAAGCCCAATAGTTGATATTAATAGAATTCAAAACATACAATTGTATAGTGCAATCACCAACGACACACTAGATAATTTAGATTACATTGATCCGTTGCAAGGTAAAATATTAGGGTCAGTTAGAGAAAATATTGATGTAGTATCTAATGTTGATCCAGCTGGATATAACAGTCCTAATAATACTCAAGGGTCAATGGTATGGGGCTCATCACAGGTTGGGCAAATATGGTTTAATACAAGCACAACACGATTTGTAAACTATCATCAAAATGATATTGTATATAATAGTAAATGGTGGGGACAAATCTTTCCGGGTAGCGATGTAACGGTTTATAGTTGGATAACAAGTAATACTCTTCCGATATCATATGCAGGTCCGGGTACGCCATATAATGTTGACACTTATTCAATTGAATATACCTTAAATGCAACTGGTGTACTAACTCCTGTATACTTCTATTGGGTAAGAAATACTAATATTATATTCACCCTGCGTGGTAAAACATTAGCAGATAGTATTATTCAATCGTATATTGCATCACCTATTAATTCTGGTATAAGTTATTTTGTTCCTTTAGAACAAGACATATTTGCTTTATATAATTGTGCTAATAACATCAATGCCAATGATACAGTATTACATATTGGTTATTCTACTGGAACAAATGATGATGTATCACATAGTTTATACAATTTAATTCGTACTAATTATGCGGATGATTTCTTACCTGGATTACCTACTACCAATGGAGCTGATGTTCCTGAATCATTATATGATAGGATGTTAGATAGTTTATGCGGTGTGGATGAATCTGGTGCAGTAGTTCCTGATCCATTCTTACCTAAACCAGTACAATATGGTATATATGCAAGACCAAGACAAAGTTTCTTTGTCGATAGATTACTTGCATTGAAAAATTATTTAACATATGCTAATGAAATATTATCACAATACCCTATAAGTGAAACACGTAGGTCATTATTCTTATTCACTGAAGGTGCAACTAATCCGTCGACAGTAGATAATCCTAATTGGTCAGGTAGTGTATTACCATTTTATGCCACACCTGATTATTGGTATTATATTAATTGGTGGGCAACTGGATATGATGATAATACTAAATCAGCATTACAAGTTCCTATATATGCTGACTTAGCAACAATAAATGCCACAGCTGGTTTAATTGTTACTGTTGCGGCAAACGGAGATGGAAAATCAGAAACATATGTATATACTAATTTAAATACATGGGACCGTATTGGATTACAAGATGGTACGATTGAGTTTAGTAGTAATTTATGGGATTATGCTACAGCCAGATTAGGATTTGGAGATAATTTCTTTGATACTACACCATATGATACATATCCATCACAAGAAACACGTAGCATAGTTAGAGCATTGAATGAAGAAATTTATACCAATGAATTGTTAATCTTCAGAAATAAAAGTTTAATTCTATTATTTGAATTCATTCAAAGTGAAACAATTGAATCACAAAATTATTTACCATGGTTAAATAAAACATCATTTATGGATGTTGGGCATACTATACGTGAATTATTACCGTTAGAAGTATTTCAATCTGATAATCAAGACTTTTTAGCTGGTTATATCAATGAAGTTAAACCGTATCACGTAGTTATTAAAGAGTTCTTATTTAAGTATACTGGTTCTGATTTATACGCAGGAACAATAACTGATTTTGATTTGCCCGCACAATATAATACAGATATTCAACAGTTTATTACTCCTGAATTAGTATATTCTAATCCAAGTGGTGCAAATCAATATTTACCAAGTGATCCTATATGGGAAACTGCTCCGTATAGTGAATGGTTTAATAATTATGGATTAGGTATTACTGGTGTTGATGATTATCAGATAACAGTATTAGCATCATATGTTTCATTAAATTCGCCGGCTATGGCAGTGGATAATGCATATGGCTTTCCAATCAATGGAACAATATTAATTGGTGATGAATTAATTGGTTATTCTAATGTTAATCGTTCTAATAATACACTTAGTGGATTAACTCGAGGTGTGAATGGTACACCAGTAACAGTACATATTCCGGGTGAAATAATTACAATAAATTTACCTGCTATATTAGTATTAAACGGTGGTCGTGGTTATGCTGAACCTCCTAGAGTAGTTGCATATATTGATACTACTATATACCCGGAACCAAGACGTGTGGCAGTATTGCAAGTGGTAATGAATTTAGATTCAATATTGCGTGTAGATGTAATTGATCCGGGAGACGGATATGCAGTATTGCCTGAAATTATAATTGACCCATCTGTTTCAGTAACATTTACTTCAGATGATGTTAATTTGTTATCAAATACAATATCATTACCTTCACCATTATTACAGACAGGTGATTTGATAACATACACTATAGGTACAAGTACAACTCCTGTAGGTGGATTAGATGTTGACCAGTACTACTATGTAAATGTCTTAGAATCTACGCCAACATTTGTTGTTGCTTTATATACTACTTACAGAGATGCTATTAACGATAGTGATCGTGTAATATTATTTGATACTGGTTTGGGTGTTAATAATGTATTAAATGTTAGTGCAAGAGCAAGTTGTGTATCAACTTCTTTACCAATAAGAGAGAATCAAATAACATTACGTTTTGACAGAACAACATACAATTCAGAATTAACTGATTGGGTTGGCGGAGCATTTTATGGAAGTTTCTATGCTGGATTGTATAATAATTCAGAAAGAATAGCTAGTTCAAGTATTGGATTACAGTCAACACAACCTGACATTGACACTATATTAGCCAGTGCGGCAGGCGCAGTTTTTGAAATTGAAGATGTTACTAACGTTGAAGTTATAATTTGGAGTTCACGTACAAGAATTGTATCAGCCATTAATACTAGTACTGATGTAATAACAATAACTGCCTCTGATGGCGGAGCATCACTTATTAATAGTGATTCAATAACTAACCCTACAATAGGTTTTTATATTGGCATGCCAATTAAATTTATAGGGGCAGTGACCGGTAACATAACAGTAGAAACTACCTATTATATTAAATCGTTAGTTGACGGAAATAAGTTTACACTATCTGCTTCAATATCAAGTGGAGTGCCCGGGGCAGTATTGTCAATGGCGGGTACAATATTGGGATCAGCTGGCTTAACTGGATACGTAGGTGAAGTTACTAATACAGCGGTTGTTACTATATTCTATCCAGGCATATTAACAGCAACTGCTACTAGTAGTATAACTAATGGAATATCAGTACCGTTAACAGGTAGTGGCTTGGGCGGAACTACTGGATTCTACACAAATCTACCAGTATTTTTTGTAGGTACTGTATTTGGTGGTGTCATTGAAAATGAGAGATATTATGTTACTACTGTAATAGACGATGAAACATTTACTATGTCTACAACAGAAGATCCTGTAATGGTTAGTGTTACAAATACTACAGCTAGTACGGATTATATTACGTGTGATGATGCAACTGGTTTATCATTCAATGACCCTATTATATTTAATAGCATGAGTGTTAGTGGATCTGCTGTATCAACATTTGGTAATATAGCAGACGGGACCATTTATTATGTAAGTGCTATAATTAATGATACTAATTTTCAAATATCTACTGTACCAAATGGTGGAACATTTGGCCTAGCTGATCAGGCTGCGGGTACAGGTACAGGATGTACAGGTACAAATCAAAAAGATATAGTACAATTAACAACTGCTACTGGATCAATGACATGCAATGTTGGATTACCGGTTAGCCCGGGACAAGTTACTGGCCAAGAATTTACATTCTATCCAACATCAGCAACTACTGTATCTTCTCCTGCATTCACTCAAGGAAATTTAATTACCAGAACTATTAAGAATGCATTAGCTGACGGAGATTATCTATCACTAGAATCTGAAACCGGTGGTACAACTAACATGTATGTAAATATGCCAGTTAGAGTAGCCGCATCATACGGTGGATTAAGTACTGGAACAACTTATTATGTTGTAAATATAGGAACAGTAACTACTGAAGTAATTCAAACTACATCAGCAAATGTATTAATTTCTACTGGCACCGCTGGATTTTACGTTGATATGCCTATAACCTTTACAGGGTCTACATTGGGCGGAACTATTGAAAACACATTATATTTTGTCAAAACTGTAAATGTTAATGGAACTGATTTTACTATCACAGACTCACAGGGTGGCGCAACACTTGCCTTGAGTAACGATACAGGATCAATGACAGTAACCGGTGCACCTTACATCAAGGTATCAGCAACTTTGGGAGGTGGTGTCCTTGCATTATCAAATGCATCAACAAGCACAACCTTAACACAATATCCAACATCAAGTCCGTCATTTGATGTAAGTTGGATATTAGGTGGGTATAGTGTTGACATTACTGGCGCAGGTGCCGGATATGCAATTAACAATACCTTTACTGTATTAGGAACAGCATTGGGTGGCACAACTCCTACAAATAATTTAGTAATGACAGTTAATACTATTGGAACTAATGGACAAGTAACATCATTAATTAATTCAGGTACTCCTCCTGAAATTGTTGAACAATATTACTTAAAAGTAATATCAACAACAGAGTGCGAGGTATATAGTGATTCACAATTACAAATACCAGTAACTGGAATAAACTTCCCGTTCACTGCAGGTGATTATGCATTATTACCAGAACCGTTCTACTTTAATCAAAGTATTGTTAAGTATAATAACAGAGTTTACCAATGTATTATCAGTAACAATGACACAGAGTTTATATTTGGTAAATGGGAAGAATTGCGTAGTGATAGTAGAAAATTAAACGCACTAGATAGAATTGTAGGTTATTATCAACCAACTATTAATATGCCAGGACTAGACTTGACACAACTAGTAGATGGTATTATCTATCCTAATAGTACATACAAAGATAATGCATTCCCTCCTTCAGAAGAATATACATTAGATACTATCTTACAGGATCAATTGTTTAGTCCAACTGAAGTAGATGTTACCTCTATATTATGGAACGGTACTACATATTTTGCCCCTGCTAATTCTCCAACATACTCAGATATTACTTATAGTACTACTGGTACTACTTGGCTATCTAATAAAGTAGCAGGTCAACCAATAGCATTAACTGATATAGTGTATGCAAACTCAAAATATGTTATGAGTTCACAAAATAACGTAACTCCTATATTAGTAAGCATTGATGGAATAGTTTGGACTACTGCAGGATTAGAAAGTGGATCAGTTTCAATAGATAACACTAGTCTAAATAGTGTTGCGTATTTTAATGGTATCTATGTTGCTGTTGGTGATAATATTGTATCTAGTGGTGACGCTTATATATGGTTAGAAAGATATCGTTTCACTGATATGGTTTTATACGGAGTATCTGCAATAACTATTAATAATTTTGATGGCTTTATTGCTGTTGGAGTTGGCCCTGATTATAGTGTTATCCCTACAATAACACAAAGTGTTATATTAAAAAGTTTAGACGGAATATTATGGACAAATATTACACCATCTGCATCAGCCGAAACATTATATGGTGCATCTAGTGGTAATAATACTATTGTAGTTGTTGGAAATAACGGAGCTATCTTTACAAGTATTAACGGCAGTAACTGGAATGATATTAGCACCGGGTCTGCAAACCTAAGAGATATTGTATATTCCGATAGTCTTGGACTATTTGTTATCGTTGGCGAAAGTGGATTTATTGGAACATACGACGGTAGCACATTTTCAGTAGAAACATCAGGTACTACTGAAAATCTAAATAGCGTAATATGGAATAGTGATTTAAGTGAATTTATTGTTACAGGTAATAATAATGTTATACTTAAAAGTATAAATGGTATTGATTGGACAATTAGCAACATATTTGTTACTGACCCCACAGTATATGATGTTCAAGGAGATGCATTTACATCAGGATATGGTCCTGAAGAATTAGTACCTGGAGTAGTAACTGATAATTTAACAATGGTTGTTACTACTCGCCCGGGAACAAATTGGGATGTAGCGACTTATCAACACGTCGGATATAATGTAGTATCTACGACACTAACTCCGATTACTAATGGTCAATTAATCTTTAGTTTTGATGGATTAGTTTTAATACCAGCACAGTTATCTGTATTTCAAATTGACGGAACAACTGGATTAGCAACACGATTATATTATGATTCATTTACAGTGGATTGGTTGCTAAAAACAATCACATTAGTAAGTGCATTACCTATAGGCGATTCACTATTAGTAGAAGTATATGAAGTTGGTAACGGTGATCAATTAGAAAAATCTAATAGTCAAACTGACCCTATTAGACTCAATGATGTTACTGGATTTAATGAAATATACTTAAACTGTAATTATAGTGCAACACTTACATCTGGATCCGGAGTTATCATACCCGGTACATCACCAATCAATGTTATTGCAACAGAAACAGACAGCACAGAAAATTCTATATTATGTGATGATGTACGATATTTCACAATAAATGATCAAATTATATTCTACGGAGATGTGTTTGGGGGGATAGTAGCTGACACCCATTATTATGTTAAGACTGTAAGTAACGTAACAAATAAAATCACAATATCAGAAACTAATCCAGGAGGAGTAGCAGGACCTACATTCGTATTAACTAGCGATATAGGTTCAATGGATATTATAATAGAAGTTGGAAGTGGAGCCCCTTGGACAGATCCTATAGTTTATCACAATGGTACTAAACTTATATTAGGACATACTAATAGAGTTACTCAAACTTCTAGTGCTACTAATTCCATAACATGTAATACTACTAGTGGCATGGAAGTAGGTGAACCAATTGTGTTTAGCAATACAATTTTTGGTGGTGTTATAGATCCCCAAGTAATCTATTATATTAAAACAATTATTGATGCTAATGAATTTACTATTTCTGAAACACTCGGGGGTGCAGTATTAGTATTGACTAATGCAGCCGGTGGTGCGATTGGCATTACTAATGACTATGCCTTTGGTATAGCAGATAACGGCACGTCAGCAAAAATAATATTTGCGGCACAATATGATGATACTGCAGATTATCTAACCTATACTGTATTTGGTGAAACATTCCCAGACCAGTATGGATATACTATACCAGAAGTACAAATAATTGAAGGTAACGGGTCAATTGGGCCATTTGCTCTAACCAACTATATTGGTGATGATAACCCATTAAATGCAGTAGTAGAAATTAATGGAGTTCGTATTACTGACACAGAATACACAATTAACGATACAGCAGATACATTGACTTTTACTACATTAACTCCATCATCTAGCGATACTATTGCAGTAACAAGTTATAATCTAACAGAACGTCAAGCTTTTAATACTCAGTATGATATAACAGGAACTACTGTTTCATCCATTGTCAATATTAATAATGAAATAACAGCACCCATAGTAACAACCTATGTTACTGCAACCACAGCAGGTACTAATTTATTAACTTGTAGCGATACTAGTGGATTCATTGTAGATCAAACAATTATATTTCAAGGAACATCATTTGGTAATGTGTTAACAAACGGCACCGTGTACTACGTAAAATCAGTAACATTCCCGTATGATGGTACATTTACTATTTCATCAACATTGGGCGGCACAACATTTACATTGACGACTGGTTCTGGGGTTATAATATCATATGTAGGTGGACAACCTGCAGTACGTGTTACTACTAGTAGCCCGCATGGATTAGCTTCTCCGACAGCAAGTGACGAATTAATAAGAATAGACGGTACTTTGGGCTCAATTCAATTGAACAACAATACTTACTATGTCCACGTGATTAACGACACACAAATTGATTTGTATAATACACCATACTTGTCTGCCATAGGTGATGTCAATGATCCGGTTACAAGTATATCTTCATATACATCAGGTGGTTATTTGTGGATAGATGAAATATTTGTAGTTGATAGTATTTGGGAACAAAATAATGTTGACAGACTATGGGTTACTATTAACGGGTATCGTGTCCCGTCATCATCGTTGTACTTAAATGCTGATAATAACTTGAGTATTTTGGTATCAATTATTTCAACAGATGATATTACTATAACAAGTATGATATCTAGTGCGACACCAAATCAATTGGTTTATTTACAAAATGTTAATAAGAACGGAAATGGATCGGTATACAGAGCAAATACTGATACTAGAACTTGGTTGGTTGAACCACTATATTATACAAATGAAATAATATATGTGTCGGATGTAACTAGAATTACAGATACTTTAGTACAAAATGTTGTCGCACCGGCAGCAGTAGATGGTATTATAAGTATAGGACTAGATGCTGATAAAAATACTATTTCTCAAGTAATAGTTTACAATACTACCACAAGTAGTTATGTAAATTCTAATAATTATTCCATAGTAATTATAGATTTAGTTCCAATTTTACAAATAACTGATGAGGTTACTGTAGGAAATAGCTTAATCATAACTACTATTGAAGGTAATTTAATATATATTAACGGTGAGCAAATTAGATTTAGTACAGTAGATTTAGTTAATAATACTATATCTGGGTTACAACGTGGTTCAAATGGTACCGGAATATTAGACTTTATACCGAAGTATTCTGAAGTATTTGGAATATTGTCTAATAATTTATTACCTAGCGTAAATTACAATCTGACTTGGAACAGTAATGTTTACAACGTTAATGATGGTGATCCACTACAGATTAGTGTAACAAATGCGGCAATTTTCTTAAATTCGGGGGAGTCTTAAATGATAAATAAATGTATGAATGATAATGAAGAAAATAAAGCTACACCTGTACAGGAATATGGGCCAAAACCCGACGAACATGGTGGGTTTTACTTCTCATCTCATCTAAAAATAACTGATCCAAATACTAAAGAAGTATTGGTTCAAACAAGAGGCGATAACTAATGTCAGTAATAACACTATCATATAAAGTAGAAGGGTTCTTAAAGATTTATGACCCCAATAGCGGAAAAGTTCTAGTAGATAAGCATAATGCTATTAACTACGAAAACATGTCTGAGGCCATTGCTGATACATTAAGCAGTCGTGGTTACGGTGAAATTTATCAGATGGCATTTGGGAACGGTGGTGCAAGTGTAGATGAAACAGGTGTTATCACATATCTACCCCCAAATACCACTGGTCAAAATGCGGCACTCTATAATCAAACCTACGCTAAAATTGTAGATGATACTAGTGTTTTTAACTTAGATCCTACAAGAAATAAAATGACAGTTTCACATACTACAGGTCGTGTTTATACTGACATTTTAGTACAATGTTTATTAGATTACGGCGAGCCTGCAGGACAAAATGCATTTGACAATAGTACTCAAACAGATTCAGCTTATGTATTTGATGAATTGGGTCTATTAGCGAATTACGGAACAGATAGTGACGGCAATGTTCTCACAAGATTATTAACTCATGTGATATTTCACCCAGTACAAAAGAGTTTGAATAGACAAATTCAAATAGATTACACAGTCAGAATTCAAAGTTTGACAAATCTAGTGACAATTTAAGATAAATAACAGAATATCGGGATAATTTAATATGGCATATACGATTGTAAAAAGTGATGGTACAGTACTAACGACCATTGCCGACGGTACTATAAACACAACTAGTACATCATTGGGCTTACCGGGCAGAAATTATGCTGGTTACGGTCAATCACTTGATACCAACTTTGTTCATGCAATGGAAAACTTTGCAGATTCAACTCCTCCTGCAAATCCATTACGTGGTCAATTATGGTATAATACAAATGCTAGCACACTATGTGTATGTCCTGCTGACGGAACAGTGTCAGCTAGTTCGTGGATTACACTAGCACAATCAGGTGGGTCAGGTACAACAACATTTGGTTCAGTAACTGTAACTGGAAATCTACAAGCAAATAATATTCAAGCTGTAAACAACTCAAATGCCGATATAATCACCACTAGATTATTAACAGTTACAGCTAATGCTTCTATATTAACAGCAAATGTCACAACTGGCAATATTATTACATTAAACACAGCAGTTATTACAACTGGATCTGCTAGCACAACCGGAGCAATTACCGGAACTTGGACCTTGACAGGTGGTACAGGTGGTACATCAAATGCTTTCATAGTTACCGGTGGTGTTATTAATGCTGTTAATGGTATTAAAACAAACAACTACTATTACGCTAATGGGGATCCATTCAATCCTACAGGAACATATAACAATGCCAACGTGTTTGACTATCTGACTGGTTCAAATTCAGTAGCACAATTTACAGGTAACATAGCTCCTACTAAGATTACTACAAGTAATATTGCAGGTGGAGGTACAATTTTTGGTATTTGGACATTGGGTACAAGTGCTAGATTAAATGCTACATATGCTGACTTGGCAGAGCGTTTTGAATCAGATAGTCCATATGACGCCGGTACTGTGGTAGAGTTGGGCGGCGATGCTGAAATTACTGCAGTGGTACATGAATTAAGTGAAGATGTATTTGGTGTAGTATCAAACACTGCTGCCTATCTAATGAATGCAGCCGCAGGCAATGATGACACTCATCCTGCAGTTGCAGTCGGTGGCAGGATACATGTTAAAGTCACTGGTACAGTCTGTAAAGGGGATAGACTAGTTTCTGCTGGTAACGGTATAGCACGTGCAGCCAAAGTAGGTGAGGCAACATCATTTAATGTAATTGGTCGTGCATTAGCTAATAAAACTACTGACGATATTGGTACAGTAGAAGCATTTGTTTCAATTAAAGGATAAAAGATGAGTTACGCACAATTTGGAACAATTCAAGCCAGTGATTACAATACTCTAGTAGGTGCGGCTACAGGGGGTACTGCTAACGTATTAAACACCGTTTGGTCTACTGGAAGTAGTGGCGCAGGTTATGGTCAACCTGCTGAAGCAAACGTAGCAGTAGGAGACACTGTAACTGCCGCAAAATGGGCTAATTTAATTACTAAAACATCAAATTTAGCTAGTCATCAAAGTTCAAGTATTACTAGCGTTACAGCTCCTGCGTCAGGCAATACAATTACATATAATGCCAATGTTGTAACTAATTTACAAACTACTTACGTAAATAGATTAAATGCTGTGTCACAAAGCGGAACAAGTTCTAACACAGCTACATACGGTGCTACTTGGCTAAATGCAATAACATTTACACATACTGTTACTTTTGCTAACGGTGATGCGGCACGTTTTTTCTTTAACTCGGGCGGACAGTTAGCTATTACATGCGCTCATCCAGCTGGATCGGGTATCAATTTATTATTAAACAATCTAGCAAGTAATGTAGGAACTGTTGTATTAAGTGCACCTACTTCAGGTGCTGCAACCATTGCAAGTACAAGTTACAACGGTGTTACTAAAATTGGTGGAGGCGGATCTACTCCGGTAATATCTACTAATAGTGGTTATTATAATTTGACAACTAGTAATGCAAATGTATTTTACCAAACAGCTAGTACAGGCCCTTCTGGTTACTTATCAACTAATATCAATATCCTTGTTAAAACAAATGGTACTCAAGGTAGCAACGGTGACGTAGGTAATGTAATTACTATATCTACAGTTTGGGATGAGATTCCAAACGGACTAACAGTAACAACCGGATCGGCTACCACAGTAACAATACGTCCACCCGAAGTTACATATATTGCTAATACATGGGGTACACCATCTGTTACTGGCACAGTAACGGGTAGTTAATTTTTATCAACAGCTTGGTATTCATCTAAATACTTCTAGGAGTGTTTAATGGATACCAAAACCTTAATTAGCGAGGCTAAAGCCCGCTTCAATCACAATAGCGCAAAAGCGCAACTAAAAGACAAATACGACGGCAAATTTATTATTGCTGAACAAGGGGGACTTTGGAAAGCTACCCCTGAAATCATCTCATTTCTAAACGCAATGGATGATAACTTTATAATTCTTATTGATAACTTTAATAATCCAGTACAAGTTAACCGTGAACAATTACTAACTGTAGTAAAAGAAACATATCAAAGAGTTATGCTTGATTGGTATAAAGAATGGAAAGAGATTGAGACGGTACGATGAGCAAAGGTGCAATATTATTTGCGTTTAACTCCCCTAAGTTCAATTACTATGATATGGCAGTTGCTACTGCTAAACGCATAAATCATTTTTTAAATATTCCAGTAACAATAGTTACAGATGAAGAATCACTTCCATCAATTCAAAACTACACGTTTGATAAAGTTATAGTTACTAATGCTGATAAAAATAACATACGTGAACATAATATTTGGATCAATAAGGGTCGTTATCAAGCATATAACTTTAGTCCATATGATGAAACTATACTAGTAGATACAGACTACATGGTTAACTCAGATAAACTATTGAGAACCTTTAATATATATGATGACTTTTGCTGCCATGATACTACTAGCTATTTGATGCAACCGGGAGTAGCACAAGAAGTGTTAAGTTCATATAGCTTTAATACACTATGGGCTACTGTCGTAACCTTCAAAAAAACTAACCGTGCTAAACAAATATTTGAATGTTTAGAAATGGTACAAAAGAATTATGACCATTACTGTGATATTCATAGCTTTGTTGGTGGGGTATATCGTAATGATTACGCACTAACACTTGCACTACGTATAGCAAACGGACATAGTGATAATAATCGTGATATTATCCCATGGAATCTAGTACATGTGGGTAAAAACACAACAATATACAGGAACAATGATAGTGAGTTTAACACAGAATATACTGTTATGTATGATAACTGGCAACGTGGCAAGATACGCAAAGAATATATAACACTTAAAGATATGGATTTTCATGTTATGAATAAAGAAAACTTTATGGAGTTAATCAAATGACCAGAGGTTTTGTAATTATGGCACAGGATACTGAAAAGGTCAGTTATACTAAATGTGCTAAAGCATTAGAACTAAGTATTAAAAAAGTTATGCCCAATAGTAATGTAACTATTATTACTAATGACATGTTACCTCATGGCAATTTAGGTGGTTATCATAATGATTGGCAAGTATATGAAGCTAGTCCATATGATGAAACAATCAAATTAGAAGCAGATATGATTATACCACGCAGTATTGAACATTGGTGGGATATACTAAATATCAATGATATTGTAGTTTCAACTAATATTAGAAACTTTAAGGGTGAATTATCTGACTGTAGAGTATATAGGAAGTTTATTGATGAAAATATGTTACCTGACGCATACAATAGTATAACCTACTTCAAAAAATCAGAAACAGCAAAACTGTTTTATACGGTAGTAAGAGATATTTTTGATAATTGGGAAGAGTACAAAGCTATATTAAAATGCAATCCAAATGAAGAAGTATCAACTGATTGGGTATATGCTATAGCTTGTCACATTATAGGAGTAGAAAAAACTACATTACCAAACTTTACTGAAATGAGTATGATACATATGAAACAATATATTAATGGCATACCTAGTGAAGATTGGACTAAAACACTAGTATATGAAGTGTTACACAAAACGATTAGAGTAAATACTTATCCTCAGTTGTATCCTTTTCACTATCATATTAAGTCATTTAGTGATAAAATATTAGAAAGTTATTAATGGAAGAATTTGTAATTTGGGAAGCACCTCCTATTATCAAACCAGAGTTCAGACTATATTATGATGAACGAGGCAATGTGTTATTTTATACTTGTGAAAAACCAGAAGGTAATTACGTTGTAATTGATGCTAGTACATTTGCTCAAGGTCGCCCTGATCTTAAAGTAATAGACGGCAAAGTATCAGGTGCTATAGCAGGATCAATTGTATCTAAATTAGTACATGACGATGAAGGTACAAATTGTGCAAGTGAAGATTTAAGTATTGTAGTAGACAGTTCCTATAATAATATAACTAAATGGAAATTAAAAACATATGAACTCTGAGGATATCATTGATGTAGCTGATTTAGACTGTATCTATCTTAGTTATGACGAACCGCAAAAAGAAGAATTTTGGCTTAAGATTAAAAACATGGTTCCGTGGGCTAAACGTGTTGATGGTGTTAAAGGTAGTGACGCCGCACATAAAGCTGCCGGCAATGCAAGTGATACAGAACGTTTCATTTTGATTGACGGCGACAACATGCCGGATGAAAGTTTCTTTAATCTACAATTAGACTTTACTGACAAAGATCCTAACTACAAGATAGCACAATATCGTTGGAAAGCTATTAATAATATTAACGGACTACGCTATGGCAATGGTGGAATGAGTTCTTGGACAAAAACTTATGTGCGTGAAATGAAAACACATGAGCATCAAACTGAGGGTGATGTTTCACGAATTGCTGACTTTTGTTTAGACAGCAAAGATAACTTATACTGGACAATGTATGATTGCTACTCTACTACTTATCCTAATTATACTCCGTTTCAAGCGTGGCGAGCTGGATTCAGAGAAGGAGTAAAAATGGTTCTTGACCGTGGATCAAAACCCACAGTTGACGCACTAAAAGAAACTGTTGCCAGTCGCAACTTAAACAATTTAACTATATGGCACAACATTGGTCGTGATGTAGAGAACGGAGAATGGGCCATATATGGAGCAAGACTTGGTACATACATGACTATGCTCACTGAGTGGGATTCTGCTAACGTACAATGGTTTGATAACTATACTGTATTATGGGAAGAACATTCACATAGAGACCCTGATCGTGAATCAATATTGCTCGGTGCCGCCTTAAATGACAAATTAGGACTACCAATGAACCATTTTGATAGTGGACAAAGTAAGTTCTTCAAGCGTCACTATAGTGCTGATAAATATAATCTCGGTCTACTTGTTAAAGAGATGGACGTTATTAGAAAAATAGAAGGATGGTAATGGAACACAATTATATTAAGTTAGTACACAGTAATCCCACGCACGAAGATTGGTTTGTAGTTAATTGGTGTATGGGCAATACGTGTAACTTTGAATGTAGTTACTGTCCAGAGAATCTTCATTCAGGTGATATCAAATGGCCTAAACTAGATAAAGTTAAAGAATTCATAACACGTATAGTAGAACAAGTTGCACCACGTAAAGTGTACTTTGAGTTAACCGGTGGTGAAGTAACACTATACAAACACTTTGTAGAGATATGCAAACACTGTACTGAATTAGGTGCCAAAGTAGGATTGATTAGTAATGGTAGTAGAACATTACGTTGGTGGGAAGATAACAAACAATACTTTGACCACGTGTGCTTAAGCTTTCATCCAGAGTTTGCAGAAGCTGACCACTTTGTAGAAGTAGTAAAATTGTTGCATGATGATGTACGGACACATGTAAACATTATGATGAGTCCGGATAAGTTTGACTTTTGTTATGCTGTAGCTAATAAAGTTAAAGGTATAGGTAATATTAGTATGGCACTACAGCCCTTGATACATGATTTTGGTGACACATTGTATGATTACGATGAGTTTCAAAAAAAGATATTTGATAAACAGCATGAGTTGATTGTTAAGCATATTAAGTACACAAAGTCATTTGATTATTATCGTGGTGCTATGAAGATGATTAAAGAAG